TCAGCCGAAGGTCGCGGGGGCCTTTCGGCCCCCGCTCCCCCCGTTCTCTAGCCCTCGCTCGCCTCGTCGCTCGCCTCGGCGGTGCCCTCCAGCCAGACGCTCAGGAAGGCGTCCAAGGAGTCCTTCGTCACGACCGGTCGGCTGCCCAGGTCGGCGGGAGCCTCCACCGTCCACTTGGCGATCGCCTTCTCGTGGTAGGTGCCGTTCTTCCGCGTCACACTCGGCTGCAGGTCGGCGGGCAGCTTGTTGGCGAGGTACGCGCCCCTCTGCGGAGCCTTCTGCTGCGAGTTGTCCTCGCCCAGCTCCGTCGCCGCGTTCCGGAGCGCCGTGTACGAGATCCGGTAGCCCTCCTCGGTGAGCTTCTGGACGAACGCGATCGTCTTCGGCATGGCCTTGTCGGAGGTCTTCACGGTCGTCTTCGCGGTCAGCTTGATCTTTTCGAACATGGTAATCGGTCCTCGGGCCACTCGGCCCACTCGGGGTTGCTCGGAAGGGTGTCGCTCGCGCCGCTCGGCGTCCGCCCCCCCTCCGAACCCCCATTGTAACAGCGCATGGCCGCACGCGCAACCCCCCCACCTCCGGCTATGTGGTTACTCTTCAACGTTCTCTTCAGATAGGAAGGTCTCTCTCGCCCTCCGCGTTCCGCTCCCCCTCGCACCGGCTATGTGGTTTCCCCGTCGGCTATGTGGGTCGGCTATGTGGCTTTGCCACCCCCTTGCGGGAGTGGCTCGCGGGGAGCCTTCCGGCTCCCCGCTCGCCGGGCTGGCTAGCCCTCGCTGACGGTCTCGTCCTCGTCCTCGCCACACTCGGCCTCCGCCTCGGTCGCCTCCTGCCAGACGCTCAGGAAACCGTCGAGGTCGTCCTTCGTGACGACCGGTCGCGTGGCCAGCTCCGCACGGTCGACGTCGACCGTCCAGGCCGTCAGGACCTTCTCGTGGTACGTGCCGTTCTTCCGCGACACGCTCGGCTGGAGGTGTCCCGGCAGCTTCTTCGCCAGGAAGGCTCCGCGCTGTGCGGGCTTCTGGTTGCTCGCGTCCTCGCCCAGGTCGTGCGCCGCGTTGCGCAAGGCCGTGTACGAGAGGCGGTAGCCCTCGTCCGTGAGCGTCTGGACGAAGGCGATCGTGAGCGGGAACGCGAAGGCGGTCGCGCGAGAGGTCTTCGGGGCTGCGGTCAGGTTTAGCTTCTCAAACATCGGGGTCTCCGTGCCACTCGGTTGTGGCCGTTGGGGTTGCGCCTCGGGTGGGTTGCGCGCGCTCCGTTGCGCCCGCGCCCCCCTCCGGCGCTCCCATTGTATCAGCGGGTGGCCGCAGACGCAACCCCCCCGCTCCGGGGGCTCCGGGACGGCTATGTGGGGAGTACGGCCATGTGAGAATTTGGGCTATGTGGGTCCCCGAGCGACCTAGTCTCTCTATCGAGGTTCATTCCAACACTATGGTCGCGTTCATCACTCAGTTAAATTCTAATATGGCCCGGAGAGGTATCTCGTTTAAGGTGCTCTTACGTGGAAAGACGCGTTATAGGACATTTAAGCTTTTGCCGAATTTGGCAAAAAAGTCAGGGTCGCAGAGATCTAGATTTACCCATTTTATTTTGCTGAAATTTTGGTCTACTCTTAGGGCGATTTTTACTGCGGTTTTGTCAATAACGACGTCGTATCTCCCTATCTCTAAAATGTTTTCTTCTGCGCTGTTGCGAGCCTTTCTATAATGGATTAAAGTGGTTTTAGGGCGTTTTTCTAAAACCCATTCTTCTAACAATTTCCAAGTTTCCATTATCTTAACATACGATGGATATTATGTTTCTTATTGGGTTATTTCTCTAAATATAATTAACGTCTCACGACACGGGGTATTTTAGAGGTAGTGAGAAACACATGTTTGCTGACTTCTGCCTGCTACTTTTCGTTGTTTTTATTGTCCTGATGGTTTTCGCGGATAGTCAGTGATGTATGCTTTACAGGTTAAGTGTAGCTCGTGTTCGAAGAGGATCAATGGTCCAGTTCGGGCGGCTGATGAGGATTGGGCGGATGGGGTTGAGGATGATTTTTGGGCGGCTATTACTAAACATGGGTTTAGGAAGACTTATAAGGGTTGGTCGTGCGGGGAGAGTTGTTTGGGTCCCCCGGATTTTTCTCATTTGAAGATGCCACCTAATTGGCCTAAACCGTTGCCGCCAATTAAATCTCCACCAAAGAGTTTATTTAAGCATTAGGGAGATAGGATGACACTTGAAGCGAGGTTGACGCCGCAGGCTATTATTCATGAGTGGATTCATGAGATGAAGTTGGGGAAGTTTGTTGTGAATTCTCGGCCTGGTGGTGGTTCTAGGCTTACTAGTTGGGTTATTGCTTTAAAGCGGTGTGAGTCGGATGGGGATTCTCATCGGGTTTTATATATTCAGGGGGATTGGGTTAGAATTAGGGTTCGTAGCGATGATTTGCAGGGTAGTTCTGTCATTGATTTGCGGATGACGTCTCCTGACTTTTTCGATGAATTGTTTTCTTGGGTGTGGGGGGAAAAGAGTAGGAATGGCGCTTGGTACCATGCGCATATTGAGGAAGGGTTGAATATATGAGTTTGCCAAAAGATTCTGATATACCGGAATTTAAGAGTTTTGTCTGGCCTTTAATTAGGAAGCCTGCTAAGAAGTTGATTTCTGCTGATCTTGTTGGGACTCCTGAGGAGTCGGCTAAGAATATTGCTGATTTGTTTGATGGGGTTGCTAAGCATATGGCTGAGGTTGTTGAGGCGTTGAAGGATTGTAAGTGTCCTAAGTGTGTTCCGGAGGATAAAGATGGAAGCGATTGATGGTGTTGCTCAGTACTTGGGTGAGGTTTTCGGAGACGGTAACGTAGTTAAGGAGGGGTCCCATACGGTTGAGTTGCATTTGGGGAATATGCAGTACTACTTCGTGGCGGATTCTTCTTTAAATGTTTTTAGTAATTTTAGGGCTTATAATGGCACTCAATTTAATGGTAATTTGTATGACCCTAAGTTTTTTGATGACCTTGGTTTAGCTGTGGAGGCTTGGCGTGGTTAATATGTCCCCAGTTGATCTAATTATGCAATGGGCGGAAGACCAGGGTTTCGGGGTTCGTCGTATGGATAAGAGCTATATTAGTTCTCATGGTATGTGGATTGAAATTTGGGATAAGTCTGTTGAGGGGTTGTTAACTTCTGGTCGTAAGCAGGTTAGGTTGGTGGTTTTTGGTACTGGGGAGGACCCGTTGCTTGATTCTAATGATGGTTCTAAATTAGTGCCGTTGGATGTTTTAATTAAGACGAAAATCCCGGTTATCTGGAATTTGGCGGAACCGCATTTTTTTGATAAGCTTGGGGAACGTATTCGGTATGAGTGGGATGTCATTCTTAAGAATCAGATTTATAGTTATGATAAAGGCGCTTTATGACTGGCATTAATTTGATAGCTGAGTGGTTGGTGGAGAATGGGTGGAAGCATCATTTGCCGCCTGTTGAGCCGGGTCGGTATCGTTTTATTACTGTTAAGAATTTGGGGTGGGGTTTCCCTAAGGTTAAGGTGACTATTAAGGCTGGTAAGAATAGTCCTACTTCTGTTTTGGTGACGTGGGAGATTGGCCATAAGGCGCGTAGGGTTAAGACGTATGATTTGGATTTAAATCTGAATATTGTCGACCATAAGTCTAAGGTGTTGAACTTGACGGACCCTGGGTTCTTTATTGAACTTGATGGGTTACTTAAGCGGGTGTTGGGTGAACGGGGCTGATATTTTATATGATTGGATTAAGGATAAGTATGAACCCGTTCAGATTCATAGGGAGTCTATTAGTTTCGGTCTGGGGTTGATGCATCGTATTACTTTTAATTATGATAGGATAACTAAGGTTGACGCTGATCCTAATGGTAATATTTTGGAGCAGATGGGGTTGTGTTTAGAGGCGGCTTTGGCGCATAGGATTTTTATTATGGGGTCTAAGGCTACTGTGGATGGCCATGAGTTTGATATGGCTAGTCCTACGTTTTTTAATGACCTTGAGGTATACTTGGGCCGTGGATGACTTTAAATGATTTGTTTAAAGAGTGGTTGATTGAGCAAGATTGGGATGAACATTTCTACGAACTTGATGATGGCCCTGGGGAGCATCGCCCTGGGGAGTTTCATTGTGACATGCATAGAGTTGCTATTTCTGTTTATAAGGACGAAATAGTGTTGTGGGGTCAAGGAAACGTTCGCAGCCATAGATTTCAAGCTACTGACCCTAAGTGTTTTAATGATTTGAGGATGGCGTTGTTGAATTATGGATTTAGTCTGTCTGCTGCATGAGTGGTGTGAGGAGCGTGGTTGGACTCTTTATGAGATCGATGGCGGCATTGCGTGGTATGGGATTAGTGTTAAGAGGGAAAATTCTAGGTATAATACTGTAGTTGGTATTTTTAGGACTAGGGTTAAGCTTCCTGCTACGAATAGGGAAGATACTATGGTTGATGAGATTGATAAGCGTTTTCGTAAGTGGGATTATTTTAATGTTTATGATCCGGAGTTTTTTGTTAAGCTAGAGGTGGCTTTGAAGAGATTGTTAGATGGAAGTACATGAGTTAATGTTGGAGTGGTTGCGTGAGAATGGCTGGAAGTGCCATATGCAGAGGCGTTTTAGACCGGCTTCTAGACCTAGTAGAATTGAGGTTAAGACGCATGGGAATCATAGCAATGATTTTCAGACTGTGATTTTGTGTATGGGTGGGCCTGGTAATCCTACTAGGGTTGAAGTTCATCATCGCAATACGCCTGTGGATTGTCTGTATCTGACAGATCCTGAGTGTTTTAATAAGTTAGGGCAGTTTTTAAATGGGATCTTCCTTGCGTACAATTGATATTTTGCGTTTTTGGTGCGTTGAGAATGGTTTGAAGTTTATGGATTTTGGGCCTGGTGAGGAGGTCCAGAATCAGACGTGGTTAATCACCGGTTTTGTTAAGGGTCGGAATATTGTAGTTGCTATTGAGGGGACTAAGATTCTTTATACTCCTGCTATGAAGAATGGTTCGTTGAGTATTGGTTTTGTTGATGAGATTGATTTGGCTGATCCTGATTCTTTTGATAAGTTGAAGGTTGTGTTGGATAAGCGTGGCATTTATGGGTCCCCTTGATCTGATTGGGGAGTGGTTTAAAGGGATGGGTTGGGAGCCTTGTTTGGAGCTAGGCGTCGATACTATGTTTTTTGAAGCTCCAGCACACCCTGGGAGCCGCTTCGTGATTACTCTCGGTGGTAAGTCTTGGCCGTCCACGACGATTTTCGTCGGGTGGATATTTGATGGCCGGGTTAAAGGCGGCTACCTACCTATGGATATACATAGCCCTGAGTTTTTCGACAGGCTCTACACGATTATTAAACTGGGTCCCATGACATTGGCGGATTTGGGTAAGGAATGACGGCCTCCGATGTTTTAATTCAGTGGTGTGAGGAGCAGGGTTGGTCTGCGTGGGTGGTTAAGACGCCGTCTTATGGTGATACTGATATGGTGGCGGTCAGACCTAAACGGCCTGTTGATTTTGATAATTTAGCTTTCAATATTAAGCTGGTGGTTTATGAGGATAGTAAGGTCAGGTTTGGGTCTAGTGTTGAGATTGATGGTAAGTTCTATGGTCTTAATATGGTGGATCCTTTGTTTTTCGATAAGTTAAAGTGGATGTTAGTTAGTGCTTTTAAAGTTCATGGTCTCTGATTCGCTCGCGTTCATCATGAGAGGGGTAGAGGGGGGTACCCGAAAGGCGCTTCGCGCGGTAACATGCGACGTGTAAATCGCGTTCATCACCCCTATTCCGAAGGGTATCGCGTTTAATCTCACCAGTATATTAAAAGTATGCTCGCTATAGAAATCTTAGAGGATTGGCTTAGAGAAATAGGTTGCACAATCGTTCGCAGCCATATTGATGTTCAAAAACGTGAACAGCTTATCGTCATTGATCTTGGACCTTTGAGGCAAGAGAAAATCACTGTCAGAGGAAGTAAGGTCCATACTTCCCTGTTCGCTCTTAAAGGTTTAGGAGCTTTTACAGGTGATTTGTGTGATCCTGAATTTTTCGATAAGTTGCATAAAGCTATTAGAGAACACCGCAGAATTATGGAGGAATACTAATGCACCCAGACGCTATGAAAAACATTATGGATGAAGTCGAGAAGGCTGTTAAATCCGGCGAAAGTGAAGACGATGCGATGAATCGTCTTATTCCAAGGATGGCTTATATGGGCCATAAGGTCATCCACACGTTTTTGCATCCTAATTGTAAGGCACGTTGGGAGTGTGTATCGTGCCAACACCAGTGGGTTAGCGAGGAGGGTTATCAGTGCCCATCCTGTTCTGATTGTCGGCAGCACCCGTGGAAGTGGGTCTCAGAGCCTTACGGGCCTGAGGATCGCATTTGCATGTACTGCGGTATTTCTCTAGAAGAAGACATGGGTTCTGAGAAATTTGCTGATTACATTAAGCGTGAGCGTGCTGGTCGTAAGAAGTTAGATAGCGCAGAATAGGAATTGGCGGTTAACTTTTACTTCTGGCCCTTGTAATGAACCTACTGTTGTTGGTGGTAGGTATTCTGATGCCCATTTGAGGGCAGCTCTATTGCTTTTGTATGGGAAACCGTTCGATTTCTTTGGGAAGTTTGGCGGGTTTTTATCTTGTAAACCGATTGTGCCAGCATCCAATTTTTTATAAGCGATTCTTGCTTGCGTACCACTATATAATTTGCCGTAATGCTCGCGAGCATTATCTACAGAGCTAAAATGGTAGATGGTTAGAAACCAAGCTTTAGCTGGCACCATTTTTAAGTCCCATGACTCCATAAATTCTTGTATTTGTTCTGGAGTCATGTTGTTTCTAGTGTATTGGCTCAATCTTGGATTAAGAATTGTTCCACCATCTGGGATTTTATTCTTACGATCAACAAAACAGACTCCCTCGGGTTGTCCAGATCCATTTTCCATATCGAACATATGTAAATCGCGATCTCGGATGCCTGTGATCTGATTCATTACAACACCGCGCACAGCATGTCTGTTTGCAAAAACGTTAACGACATATTCGTTGGTTGAAGAGCTTGTTACACAAAATGCACGGACTTGGCTTAAATAAGCTTCACCTTCTACGATTCCAGCTCGATTAGCCTGGTGATAATATTTTTCTAATGCTTGCCAATCACCAGATGATTGAGCATATCGTTTTAACGCTCTTAGATCTTCATCTGATTCGCCTAGAATTCTAAGTTTCATATTTTATTTATTGTTACCAGGGATTTTTGGTATCTTTTAGTTTAAGTCTTCGTTCTTCTAGTTCGTCGTAGATGTCGTAGACTATTCCGCTTGCGGTGTTTTGGAATAGGAATGGTAGTAGGGAGTGTACTAGACAGGCAACCCCAGCGTATAGCAATTTCCAGCTGCTACAGAAGGCCCATTTTAGGTGTTGACAGTATGTTAGGTTGACTTCTTCGAGATGTTTCATACTTTATGTTTGGTATCTAATTTTTATGAAACTATTGGCCATCAACGCAATTAGTAAAATAGCTAACCGAACTCACACTAAAATATGGTTAAGAAGTTCAGAAGACAACATGGACCATGATCCTTGGTTTAGCCTAGCGCGCAGCTTGTGGTGTTATAGTGGGGAGATTGTTTTAAAGAAAAAACTTTACTTGGAACAATCTCGCGAGAGTTAAAAGTAAAGTATGAACAATCTTCCGCATCCTTACCGCCATATGACGGTCTATAGAGACCCAGGATTTTCACCAATTATGCCGTGTGTTTTGTTTAGTGGAGCGATGTACGAATGGTGCAAGGATAGATTAGGGCCTCCGCATTTTTTCGGTGTTTCCAACGAGGGTTCTTTCATTGTTATGAAACGGGAAGCGGTTACTTTCAATCCGTTAAATTGGGTTAGACTTGGTTTCAATAAAACTAATATTAATGTTAGGAAAGTTAAAGATATTGTTTATCAGGTTTACTTATCTAAGACTAGTATGAAGGTGTTTCTTGGTGAGTATATTAGGCGTGGTGACAGTAAGCCTCCTTATCGTGGATATGAGCAGTGGGAATGGGATGAGTTAAAAGTTAATCCTTATTCTCCTGATTGTTTTGAAGAAATTTGGAATGCCGTCAAATAGTGATAAAATCACTTCTGGTGCGATTCTCCTTGAGATTTTAACGGAGTGGGGTGTGGATCATCAGGGTGTTGTTACACAACCTTATAGCCCTGGTCTTGCTGAATCTACCTTGAAATATAGTAGTGGTAAATTCATTTTTGTGATCCATGGTACTACTTTTAGGTGTCGTTGGATTGATAAGCATACTGATCCTTGGTCTGTTCCGTTTCAAATTGATGTTTTTTCAGTTGATCTTACGGATCCTGAAAGCATAAATAGCTCCAAAGATACATTTTTGTCGAGTTCATACAGGATATCTAATGGTTGATGCTAAAATTTTAAATCAAATTCTTACCGAATGGCCTGTTTATCTGGAACTTGATGATAACAAATTTTCAGTCGAGATGGACGGTGAGACTTATCATTGTGTAATTGGAACTAAGAAGCATTATCAAAAACCGTGGTATCAGTTTACCATTCGCCACACTAATTTCAAGTGTGAGTGGGTCGGCATTGAAGATTTTACTAACGCTGGTCCGGAGGGTCCCTTAAATTTACCTCCAAGGAAGATAGTGTTTGAAGAGGATTTACACGATCCTCAATCTATCAACAATGCTAAGAAGAAATTCGTTGATTTTTATATGGGAATTAGCAGATGAATCCTGATATCGGGATGATGGCCGTTCGCGATTATGTCGAGGAAACTTGTATTAGATGCGGTTGGTCTGCGGAAAACCAAAACGGGTTTTTAAGTGATATTAGTTTTGAATATCGCTATATTAAAGATGGCATTTCTATCAATGTTAAGTTTTGGAAGGCTAAACTCTTGATTAGATCTGTCAGTTTAATGAATCGTGTTGCTTCTATTTATTGTCCTGTTGATCCTGGGATGGTGAAGCATTATAAGGTAGACTTGGCTGATCCGACGTGTTTTGTAAAATTTGAGGATTTACTCAGACGTATTTAATGTAATGAGGGGATTTCCCTCCAAAAATATAGCAGACATCTCACCTTAAAAAGGAGATTGGCGTGGAAGTTAAGCTACCAGACACCGCAATTGGTGTAATCGTCGGACGTTTTCAGGTTCCGACCCTTCACGATGGGCATATCGAACTCATCGATTTTGTTAAATCTAGGCACGATAAAGTACTAATCCTAATGGGTAGTACGCCTGGCATTCTTGTCACCAGACATGATCCCTTAGATTACCACACTAGAATGTTAATGATCAAGGAAGCCTATCCTGACATTAATGTGTTGCCGCTGCATGATATGCCTAGCGACAAGGATTGGTCTAGAGTCGTCGATACGAAAATTAATGAAACGTTTTCTATTGGCACCCCATTGCTTTATGGGTCCCGCGATGGTTTTATCCCTCATTACAAAGGGAAACATCAGACGGTTGAATTAAGTAATAAGATCCGCATTTCCGGTACTAAAGTTCGTAAAGAATGCTCTAATGATGTTAGACTCTCCGAAGAGTTCCGTCGTGGGGTGATTTACGCGGCGTTCAATAAGTATCCTGCGGTTTACAGCGTTGTTGATGTTGCTGTGTTACAGGGCAATAGTATTGCTTTGGGTCGTAAGAAGAATGATCCTAAGGATAAGTGGCGTTTCCCTGGTGGGTTCGCTGATCCCGGCGACAAGAGTCTCCTTCGGGTAGCTCAGCGTGAGGCTCGTGAGGAGCTTGGCGACATTGAGTTGAACGATTGGGAGTACGTTGGGTCTACTAAAATTGACGATTGGCGTTATAGAGGCCAGGTTGATGGTCTAATGTCAACGGTATTTGTTGCTAAGTATGCTTGGGGCAAGCTGCATGCTGGTGATGATTTGTTCGAGGCGAAATGGTTCAATTTGGATAATTTCAATGAAAATTTGCTGTTAGAACAGCATCTACCTATTTTGAGGATGGTAAAAGAACACCTTAAAATCTAACAATATTTAATCTACTCAGAAAGGGGATTAAAATGTCTATTCTTTTGTTAACTGATTCATATAAACTTTCTCACTACAAGCAGTACCCGCCTGGGACTAGTAAGGTCTATTCTTACTTCGAATCTCGTGTTGGGTCTGAATACCCGGACACTGTGTTCTTCGGATTGCAGTATTTCTTAAAGAAGTACCTTGAAGGTGTAGTAGTCACTGAGGAATTCATCCAGGAGGCCAAGGAGTTTTCTGATGCCCATATGGGTGGCGTCGGTGGAGCTTTCAATGAGGCCGGATGGAGACATATTCTTGAGAAGCATGGTGGCAAGCTACCTGTGAGCATCAAGGCTGTGCCTGAGGGTATGGCTGTTCCTGAGTCTAATGTCATGATGACTATCGAGAATACTGACCCTGAGTGCTATTGGTTGCCGAATTATCTTGAGACACTTCTCGTGATGGTTTGGTACCCTTCGACTGTTGCTACAATTTCTAATTATGTCAGAAATTTAATTGCAAAGGGAATGGAGACATCTTGTGATACTCTTGATGGTCTTCCTTTTAAACTTCACGATTTCGGTTTTAGGGGTTCAACCTCTGTAGAATCTGCTGGAATTGGTGGATTGGCTCATCTTTGCAACTTCATGGGTACGGATACTATTGCTGCGTTAACGACTGGCAAGAAATACTATAATGCTGAGATGGCTGGTTTCTCGATCCCGGCTTCGGAGCATAGTACTATTACTAGTTGGGGTGAACATGGAGAGGTTGAAGCATTTAGGAATATGCTTGATCAGTACCCTACTGGATTGGTGGCTTGCGTTAGTGACTCATTCGATATCGATAGGGCTTGCACTGAACTTTGGGGTGAACACTTAAAGGGTAAAATTCTTAATAGGGATGGCACTTTGGTTGTTCGGCCTGATAGTGGTGAGATTGTCCCTATGGTATTAAATGTGCTAAATCGTCTTGGTGAGGCGTTTGGTACTTATACGAATAAGAAGGGCTATAAGGTCTTGGATGATCATGTTCGTGTGATCCAGGGTGATGGTTGCACGCCTGATACTATTAAGAAGGTAGTTGATGCTATGCTTCGGACTGGTTGGTCTTTGGATAACATCGCATTTGGTATGGGTGGCGGTTTGCTACAGAGGTTGAACCGCGATACTCAGAGGTTCGCTTTCAAGTGCAGTAGTGTTGTGGTTGATGGTCAGGAGCGGGATGTGTTTAAGCGTCCTGCTAGTGATCCGACTAAGGATTCTAAGAGGGGTCGTTTGGCTTTAATTAAGGATTCTTTTGGGTACGATACTATTAAGGAGCGTACGATGGGTGCTGATGAAAAGGATCTTCTTAGGGAAGTCTTTAGGGATGGGGAAGTTCTGGTAGACCAGGATTTGAAGGGTGTTAGGGACCTTCTTTGGTCTTAGGCATATAAGCCATTAAGCCACCCTCAATCCAACACCGGGGGCGCGCTCGTCACTAGCATTACCATTTACAAACGTGGATGCGCCCCACGTTGCTGGTAAAGCGGTTGCTGGTGTGGTTAATTTAACTCCTAGGGCCATGGCAGAATTGTTTGTAACATCCATCTGTGTGCGCCCTAGGATGCTTCCGTTAGCTAGGTTTATAGGTGCGTAACCATCTAGAGCCCCAGGCTGTCCACTACTTGACGCAACGCTAGACCCGACAGCAAGCCAGTATAGACCTGGCGTTAGTTCTTGAGAGATTGTAGCAAGTTGCTCACCAGTTCCTGTCGTCCAGGCGATTGTGACTTCGGTAAATAGACGTGAGTTTGGTAATCCGTCAGTTCCTGTATCGTAGATTGATAATAGGATATTGCCAGACACTCCGGCGCTATCTACTCCAACTCCGATACGATCGAATGTTGCAGTCTTGTGGACTAAGAACGGTAGGGCGTACGGCCCCTCTTCAACGTCCATGTCACAGACGTCCGTTCCACCGTTGCTATATGTGACGTTTCCTGGGCCGTAGACGCCTGTATCAACACCAAGATATGAAGATCCCGACGCGAATGGAATAAGACTTTCAATATATCGTCCTGGGATAGCTGCCATGTTATTTCCTTTGTATAGTTTGCATTATGACGAGTATACAGCAACAAGTGTGTCTGTGTCAGTCATGGGTAGGGCGGTTCCTGTTGATTGTAACCACGTAATCGTTGAACCGCTAATTGTATAATCCTTGCCTACGCCTTGCTCTTGGAACACACCCTCGTGGAATAGCATTACTGATGCATTTGATGTTGGTGTGGCTGCTAGAGTATCGCCTAATGCTGTATCTGATCCGCTGATGTTTTCTGCGGTCAGAGTCTCTTGTTGTGGCGTAGTAGACGGTGTAAGTCCGGTAACTGTTACTCCGGTGAAGTCGACAGTTGATCCACTTAGGAAGTCTGTAGTGATTCCAGAACGGCCAATTGCGATGGCGCTTGCGCTTGTACCACCAATGGTGATTGTGCCTTCGGTTCCTGATGTCGGGGATGCTATTGTGCCGACGTCGATACTTACGTCGCCTGAATCTCCTGTACCTGAGTTAGCGCCGGAAATTAGGGTAATACCACCGCTAGCACCGGCTCCGATAGCATTACCACCACGAAGTGTTAGTGAACCGCCAACAACATCAGCGGCAGAATCTCCACCACGAATAGTAAATGGCAAAACTGAATCTGTGCCAGTGCGGTTAGCAGCATCTTCTGCTTTTAATAGAAGTGAAGTGCCAGAAATAACTTGTAAAGCACCGGCTCGTGGTGTTGAACCAGTGGCGCTCAGAAGAACGATTTCTTCATTAGCAGCGTCTAGTTGAATTATTGATTGATCGTTATCGTTGCGAATTTCGGCTTCTGCTGCACTGGCATCAAAACAGAAAATACCTGTTTGAGTGCCGCCAGCAAAATTGTTGTTACCACAAGCTATGTCACCTTCGCCGCCAGTTACGTTGTTACGTCCTAGCCTCATTTCTCCGGTTTCACATTGAACTCTGAAACGTTCGTTTATGGAGGCTGTTCCGCCACCGTCGTATCCACGAAGCCAACTATCATCGGAGAATTTAAATCTGGCAGCACCGGCATAAGTTAGGTAGATGTCGCCTGGGGTACCGCCGCCGTCGCCAGCTCCGGTACCAATTGTAACATCAGAACCATCGTCACCAGAAGACCCAGCAGCATCGCCAGAAGTTATGGTGACCGCACTAGTGCTTCCATCGCCGGAGGTTGGATCTACCCAACCGGATGTGATTGACAAAGCGCCATTAGCGTCGATGCTATCTGTACCGATGGTGATTGTGTCTCCGATCACTACTTCAGTACCAACGTAAACTCGGCGCGGGCGGTTGTTTCCTGCGTTTGTTCCGGGCTCTGATCCGATATCGTGGTTATTATCGTCTGAGGCTAATAGGTGCCCATCAGAAGTTATCTGCCAACGATTTGTATCTCCTGCCAAGAAGTAAAGATCATGTGTTGAACGTATGTTTAGGTTATTTCCATTGGCGTATAATGTCGCGTCGGATGTTGAGTTAATATTAAGTGTCCTAGAACTTGTGTCCCAAAACAATTCGTGAGTTCCATCACCAGCGGAGAAATCACCTAGTGCTGCCGCCGTAGTCGACGCGACATCACCAACGGCCATGTAGCCATCGGTCATGTTGATTAGTGCTCGGATCGTAGCCGCCGTTCCTTCGCCGTCATCGGCGCGGAACTCAGCGCGTAGATCTGTTCCTGCGGAGGAGTCGCCCAACAAGAACGAGGCGGGGTTGACAAAGCCACCTGATCTGCGTTTCTGGATGAACTTGATCTGGGCGTTCTCTGTTCCGGCGACCGGCGTGTTCTCCCAAGAAGCCTCTAATTGGAGCATCGACGACAGCGTGTCATCGGTCCTGTGTCCAGATAACGAGAAGCTGAGGCCGAGGCCAGCAGCAGCGCTTGCCGGGGTAGCGTGCTTTCTGGTGAAGGTGAGGATGTTGGTGGTTGTGTTGGCCGCTTCAACGACAATGGCGTGATGCCTGCCTGTAGACGCGTCGTAATACCAAGTATTGGTACCGTCACCGGCAATGATGTCTCCAGGGCCTGTAATCGACCCAGCGCTTGTTCCAACTTCAAGGCCACCCTCGATCCGCATCGAAGCATCAACGCCGCGTAGGGTAGCGACGGTCAACAGGTGGGTTGATGGATCGCCGCCGGTCTGGTCGAAGGCCCTGAGAAGCATGTTCGTGTTCTCAGCGCCAAGCGTGACATCGGCCCAAACAGTCTCAATCGTTCCGGTGGACTCGATGGCGGGAGCGTTGTCCTCCATCCTGAAACGGATGCCGACGCCCATGCCGACAGCAGACGAACCAGTGGAGTTGTATCTGGCGAGATCCGCGTTGAAGAAGGTGGTGGTTGTGGTCGCGAACTCAGAGCGGATAAGGAGCCTATTTCCGCTCCAATCGAGAAGATTGTTGCCCGCACCAGCACTGAGGTGGTTAGCGCTGGCGTCCCAGTTCAGCTCACGAGTTCCGTCACCAGCAGCTAGGTCACCTGTGGCTACTGCTGCTGTGGCTCCTCCAACGTTGAGCCAACCTGGAACATCAAGCCCGACGCTGGCTGTGCCGATATTAATCTCTTTGGTTGTCCCTGTTCCTAAATTAAGAACGCCACCAGTTCCATCAGCATCGATTGCGAGGTCGCCTGATGCTTGAATTGAATCAGTATCAATTGTGATAGTATCACCGATGACTACTTCAGTCCCGACATATACTCTACGTGGCCGAGTCGCTCCAGACGCACCGACGTCGTAGGTGTTGTCGAGCACACTGGTGATGTGCCCCGCCGCCTCTACTGTCCACCGGGACAGGTTGCTCGTTCCGAGAATGATCGAATCGGTTGAGATTGTCGCGATCCGAATGCCGCCGTTTGTGGTCTGGATGCCAAACTGATCTGGCCAGACTGCGTGCGTCGAACTGCGCTGCAAAATCTGCGCAATGCTGTTGTCTCCGACAAGCCGGTATTCGACCCGTGCGTCTGCATGTGAGCTTGTGTTTTCAAACTCGTGAATTATCGGGCCGTCAGCGGCCCCAGTGAGAACGATGGGTCTCGGGTCTACTCCATCAAGTCCTGAAATGGTGAACTTGCCGACGCTAGCGTCCCAGGACATCTCACGGGTACCATCACCAGCGACGATATCACCATCAGCCAAGCCAGCTATGCTCGCGCTTCGGCCAACAGCCATCCAGCCGTCACTGGTGCGCCATGTACGGTTGACACCGATTCCTGCCATGCCATCGGTGTCATTAATGGTAAGGTCTCCACCAGAAAGGACCAACATTTTCTTTAGGGATGTGTTGGCAACGTAACCTTCAAGACTAATTTCTACATCTAGAGCCCCGGCAGTGGCATTAAGCCATCTTGTCTGCAAGACACCGGCACCGATCCTAGTAACGCTTGTGCTGTCTTTTAAGTCCATATAGTAGGCGATACCGTCGCCTGCTAGTCCGGCGCGTCCAGATGGAAGGTATTGTGCTCTAAGCCCGCTGACGATGCCGTTGAATCCAAGCGAATCTGTATTGGTAGTCAGGATCGCTGACGTAGATGAATCTACGCTAACCTGTAACTGAGTTGTAGCCCATGTTAACGCGTTAGTAGAGTCTCCTATAGCAAGAGCGTTAGCACTTGCGTCCCAGACGAGAGAGCGCGTACCGTCACCTGCGGCGAAGTCTCCTGCGCTAGTCGCGCTAGTTGTAGAACCACCGATGTTTACGAACCCAGCGCCAAGCTTGACGTCCCGAGTTAGAGGGGCTGTTGATCCGAAAGCACGTTGGAAGGTACCATCAGCACTGGACTCCCATACGGCAAGCTCGACTCCGACGACTGTCCCCTGAACAGTGGCGTCGTCTGTTAGGGATGTACCAGAGAATGCCTCGGCTGGGGAAACTTCGATAGTGATTGTAGTTGAATTGACAGCTGAGACTTCGAAAATCCCAGCATTTCCTGCGGTTGCAGGGTTTTCGATCAGGATGAAGTTGCCCACGCTGAGTGAGGCTGATGGATCACCTGATGTGACTGTGATTACAGATCCGCCAGTGCCGTCTACGATATCATTAATTCCAAAACTAGTTGCGAATGGATCAATATTTAGAATTAGTCCTGAAGCTTGTGCTGCGGCAGCAGTATACTCGCTATTTAATAGGATGTAATTATCGGCGGTCTGAATCTCGGAGTTGACTGTAGTTGTCGTTCCATTGACGGTAAGATCACCACCAATAATGACGCTTCCGTCAGTAGTGAGTCCTGCCCCCGCTCCTGTTAGCGACAGTAGACCAGTTGAAGTATCCCAGAATAATTCCATCGTTCCGTCACCGGCTACGATGTCACCAGCTTCAGCAGCTGTTATCGACGCAATGGTTCCAGCCATGAGGCCGCCACCGGGAACCTCGATACGGTGAATCCCAGCAGCCGACTGACTGTTGCCAACTCGGAAAGCTTCGACTAGCTCGGTGGTCGCCTGCGCAAGAGCCAGTGAGACTACATAATCGGCGTAAGTATCACCGTTCGTCGCCTGTCTGAGGACCGCATTTACGGTTGAAACTGTGTTGCATTCACCAGCGCTGTTGGGAGCGATCAGCGCCATTCCGGTACCTGAACCAGCGGTACCTGGGCCTCCGCCACAGTTCGCTAGAGACAGCGTACCGACTACCGCACCGGGAACACCTAAGCGTTGGATCCCCACCGCCCCTACTGCGTTAATGCTTACAAACGGAATTGCGGAGGGATCACCGATAACCAGCGTTCCAGCGCTCTGATCCCAGACCATTGCGTTGCTGGTGGGCGTCCCTGCGAATATGTCTCCTGGGGCGATGACAGTCGAAGAAGGTGCTCCGACCATGAGTCCTGAAGGAATCTCAACACGAGTTGCCCCGGAAGCTGTGACGGAGTTGCCGATGGTTAATTGCGTAGTAGCGAAACCCCCACGAGGTAGTAGGAAATCCATTTGGGCATTGTTGGAACCGAGCACCGGAGAGTCACGCCACGAGATATCCAGGATCCCCATCGTAGTGAACCCACTGGCCGTCGTCTCACCTTGCCACTGTAGCCGGTTAACCATTCCAGCTACGCCTGCTCCGGCTGAATTAGCCAGACGCCAAGTGACCATGTTCGCAATCGCGACCCCGGATACCTCCTTGACGACAAACAAGGGAACACCACCACCTGGATTAATGCTGGTGGAATCTCCTCCGTTGATGAGTTGTAAATTTCCAGCACTCGCGTCCCAGGCCATGGAGCGCGTGCCGTCACCTGCGACGATATCTCCGTTGTCTGTGCTAGGTGTAATCCCATTTCCAACATTTAGTGCGGTACCAAAATAACCAGAACGTGGGCGTGTAGCTCCGGATGCTCCAAAATCATAGGTGTTGTCTGTTTCACCGATGAAGTGTCCGGCATCGGTCATGCGCCAGCGAGTGACCGGCACTGAAGCGTTCGGTCTAGTGGCGAATGCCAGGTGCCCGGCATTGTTGCCGTCTGTAGCGTTAGCTTTGATGCCGCCGATGAACCCGAAGTTCGTCACTCCTCCAGCGGTGTGCCTACCTCCTAAGCCCATCCAACCGCCGATGTTGATTCCGAAGGCATCGAGGTTGATGCCCTCAATGATCGTCTGCGTCGGGCCTTCTACAAAGCTGGGACCGTTGAATTTCAACGGCTGGACACCGGCAACACCGAAGTGCATGGCCCCGTTGACACCTCCCGCGCCTAGGAGGACCTGAAGTGACCCGACAGAGGCGTCGTAGGTCATTGAGTTGGTGCCGTCACTGGCTGCGAAATCGCCGGTATCAACTGCTGATGTGGTTAAACCAACATTTAGGCTTCCGTCGATGTTGAATGGGGCTCCGCCGCCGATAGTTGATACTCCACCTCCGTTTAGGGTTTCGAAGATCAATTCTATGTCGTATAGACCTGGGACAATACTCATATTTTATTCCTTAAGCCATCAATCCTAGATTGCGGAGGACTGTTCTTAGTGCGTTATACTTTGCGGTTATGTCCGCGAAGTTATCATTTAGTGTAGCCTGGCTGAAGCTAGCTCCAACGTCCACTACGGTATTGTTTGCTGATCCTGTTGTACTATCAGTCAGCGCTACAGTATCAGTTTGTTGTGACACTGCTGTTACTCCGAAGAAACTCATCAGTGTTCCAGTTGTACCAAGAACTAAAGTCGCTGCATTTGTGGCGGCGATAGCAACATCGCCTGCAGTTCCAGATCCTGTAGGAGCGCCAGCGTCAATGGTGACACCACCACTATCGCCGTTAGTAGCCGCACTAGAACCAGAAAAAATTGTTACTGCTCCACCAACACTCGCATCGGTATCACCAGAAACGCCACCAGCGATAGCGACTGCACCACCTGCTGCGGCTGAAGAGGATGAGGCGTTGCCACCAGTAATAGTGACTGTTCCACCTGCTACGGTGCCGCTCTGGTTGTTTCCTCCTAGAATGCTAATTGCGCCTGCTAAACCTGTTCCAGTTGAATGCCCAGCTTGGACAGTGATAGCTCCACCGGCTTGATTAGACCCACCAGCAACACCACCTAAAATGCTTAGAGCGCCTCCAGCACCGCCGCCCACAGATCCATTGCCAGAAGCAATCATCATAACGCCGCCAGCGCCGGATCCTGTTGCACCGTTTCCGGCTTTGAAAGTTGCGGCACCACCTGCGCCAGTATCACTTCCGCTTGCACCACCATTTCCAGCAATGATTTGGACTAATCCGCCAGCGCCGGTAAGCCTGCCAGATCCGCCAAACATTCCAGCGCTACCACCAGGGCCAGTGCCAAGGCATGATCCACCAGACATTTGTACTGATCCACCATTGGAGGCACCAGTTCCACCTTCTACAGTAGCAGCGCCACCAAAGGTAGCACCCATTCCACCTTTAAGTCTGGCTTGACCACCGATGAAGTTTGTACTTGCACCAGCTGTGACAAATGCTGATCCGCCAGACTTCTGATTACCAGCACCACCCGTAAGAGAAACAGCACCACCTAATTGCCCGCCAGCACCGCCAGTAATAGAAACAGCTTTACCATCGCCTCCAGGGCTGGCTCCGCCAGTTCCAGGCCCTCCTAATATAGCAAATGTTGAAACGCTAGTAAGAGTAGTTGGTGTGATTATAGTAGTGCCAATTGTAACACTAGTTGTGGCCACAACACTAGGGACCACAACACTAGTTCCAGCATAAATTGTACGCGGTCGTGTTGCGCCAGTAGCACCAATGTCGGCGGTGTTATCCGTTTCCCAAACCAAATTCACGTCGCTAATGGAAACATTTCCGAGATAACCAGCTCTAAGAAATTCAACCTCAGAACCAGAAGCGATTGAACTTAAAGCCACATAGGATGCAGCGCTACCACCACCTAGAGGAGTAGTTGTAATAACTGATAATCTACCAGCAAGGTTATTACCACCACCAGATCCTCTTTCGAGTAGGAAATCTATTGAAGATCCAAACCCGGCAGTAGGAAGACCAGAAGAGGATGCGGCTTGGATTTGTATAACATTAACAACGCCGCTAACAGTATTGTTAGCGGTTTTGATTATTTGCATGGCGACGTTGTTACTGGCGACAGTTTCACGATGAACATTCACGACACCAGCTGTTAATGATAGCTGGTTAGTGCCATTTGTCGATGAGATATTATCGAGCGCGGATAGAACAATGTTAGTTCCGTTAGTAGTGTTTCCAACAGCAAGAGTGGCAGCAAGAGTGCCAACACCAGCCATTGATATTGAAGCCAACTCATTTAGAGCACCAATGATTGAAGTAGCGCCAAAATCTGTTGTAGAGAGAGACTCTTGTCCAACTTCATTTATATTGATTGAACCGCCTCTGGCCGATAGAATTAGTTCTCCATCTGCGCCAGAACCTAGGGCGATTCCGGCTGCAATTTCTAAATCTGAGCCGTCAAAAACTCCGGTTCCAGAAGTAGAATTAATGCTCATATTGGCTGTGGTTGCCGCTGATACGCCTGCCCCAATAAACATTTGGAAGATTTTGTGAAAACTGCTGCCAATAATCAATTGGTTTGCAGCTGAAGATGCGGCAAAGTCACCGATACAAATTGAATAATCGTGCCCTGATAATGTACCGCCACCACCAATAGAGATACTGCTTTGTCCACCAGTTGTTGCTAAAGTACCAATTGCGATACCGCCAGGGCTTAGAGACGCTGCATTATTGCCTACTGCAACCCCACCTCCTCCATTTCCAGTAGCACCATTGCCAACAACAGTAGCACCAGCGCCAATTCCAGTAGCACCAGCGCCAAACATTTCACTATTAACGCCAACGCCAAGTACACTGATTGAACTACCAATACCGCCAGTGAAAGTGATTTTAGGTAATGTCTGCCCGATGATAAGGGTTCCACGTGTGCCGCCTGGGGCTGCTCCAATATCAATTGTGACGTTGCCTGAGTTTCCTGATGTGCCCCCTCCGCTCTTAGTGCTAATAAGGACACTTCCAGAGCTACCATCAGAATGCGCAACACCAGAATTGATAAGTACGCCGCCGCTAGTGAAGCCTGCGGCATTACCTTGGCCTCCCTGAATGATAACAATACCGGCATGATCGTTGGTGCCGCTGTCGCCGCCTACTAAAGCTAATTGCCCTCCACGACCTGATTCAGTAGTACCTGCTAAGATGTTTACGGCACCGCCTGTAGCTGTTCCGGTACCGATGCCGCCAATTACGTTTATAACACCGCCGATGCTGTTAGCTCCTTGGCCAGCCTGACCACGAATAGTCATCGGGCTAATAGCTTCTAACGTTCCATCAAATTTAGTAACCCCACCATCTCCAATTAATGGAATAGTTATCGGATTATCATCGCTGGCTTCAGTAGGTTGTCCAGTTATTGAATCTTTAGCGATTAATATTAAAGACATGTTTATTTCCTCACGTACGGAACGGCGTAGCCTTCACGAAGTAATTGGTTGTTCAAATTGATTGGAAGGATAGGAGCTTGATCGTTGAAGTAATTAATTTCTGCTAGCCATCGTCCAAATCCACCAGTTTTTGAAGTAGTGATATGGATAAGTGCCCCCACAGGGATGAGTTCTTTAACTCTATCTGTAGCTTCCGTAAAGCCTGGTTTTCCTCTCTCTGGAGTGTTGATCCTTGAGAAGCGCAGGCGTAGTTTGGCTGTAAGATGGAAACCGAGATCGACGTCGGCGTCAATTGTGTCTCCGTCTACAATATGGGTCACTATTGCTTTATACTCGTACATATTTTATATTTGGTCTAGTATATAAGAATTATGTCCTCTAGGCAAGAATTCGAAGAGTTGTTGGCAGAGTATTTCATCGAGATGGGTTTAACCCGATTGTCGAAATACGCTTCGTCAGATCAGTTTGGCCAACCAATGTCTTTTCAAATAGATTACAGCGGCAGAGTATGGGGTCGATATATTAATCGATATTTCTCATTATACCGTGACCACGAAAAACATTTACATTATGTCTACAGCATCTACAGAAATACTAGATGGCCTGGCCCCAAAAAACTGCTTAAAAATCTTCAAGAAAACGTCAAGGATGATGATAACTCAATCTTAACCGTCGAAAACATGATTCATGAAGAGAAATACCTCTTAGGGCGCTGTAGAATTGATTTTCATGCACCAGATAGTTTCGATAATCTAACAGCTATTCTTATCAAATCCGAATCTGAACACACTAAGCCTTTTACGTTGTAGAATAATAATGACCGCCTTAGACGACGCACTCAACGAGATGCTATTTGAAGATTTCGTTGAGCATTTCTCTCCGTCTTCCGACAAAAAATTAGTCATTGTAGACCATCATTTTCAACAAGAATATGAGGAGCAAATCGGCTATAGGCTGTTAAATGGTGTTTCCCGCACGCGCAAGAGGCCCATGTCTGGTGGGATAATTTGGCGTTACTACAAAACAAGTAAGAGATTTATTTGGGGTGGCCTAAAAATTCCGGCAATTAAGTCAGATAAATGGCTGTTTTATATCAATTCGCCAGGTTGGGGCGTAGCAATTAAGAAATTCGGTTTAGCTAGTCCAACTCTTTACGATGACGTCGAAGTATGGTTTAAAGAATTTGCTAAGAAAAAACCTGGCAAACGTTGGAGAGATTCATTATGAGAGGGGAGCGGCTAATAAAAGCGAATCTCGTTGCTAAAAAGAGATTGAAATTAAAACAAGGTAAATGGGAAGACCGCGACTTATTAAAGCCTAATGAAGGCAAATTCGCTTGGGGCGCTAGGCTATTATCCAGATGTGATATCGGATGGTATAATTGGCAGCTTGGCACGATGGATTGCGCCTGGGGCCCCAATGAAGCTATGATCGGTCGTCATCGCTGTCACCAAACTCTTGGGAGGCGAGGGAAGTCTAAAAAAGGACAGCCGCGTCAGCGTGGTCCACGTTGGGATTTTAGCAACAGCCGATATGTCCGTCGGCGTCAGGAACGCGAACTTTGTCTAGGGTTTGTTACTGGCCGAATTGAATTAGATGGCGATTGGGATATAGATGGAGCCGGTAAGAGATTTTAAATTAACTCAAAAGCCAGTTTGTCGCCTATAGCTGTTGATCTTATGACTTTTCTCTGTATTAGTTGCTTTAAAGCACTTTTCGTTTGGTTATATGATGGGACTTCAAAACGAGAATCTTTAGATTGCATTCTTACAAGTTCTGGTTTAATCTTATGCCAAATTTGCATCCACGTCATTTTAGTATCAAAATGTTGTAGGACTCCATGGACCATAGTTTCTGGGTCTCCTGTCCATTCAGTCCACTCATCTCGATCTAGATATTTAAATCGAGGAAGTGGTTTTCTACCAAGCTTGCTCGGCGGCCTTGGAGTCCCTTTCATGCCTAATCTGACAGCTTCTGGACTAGTATAGAGTGGAGTCCCCACAACGGCCCTATCGTGCGTGATAGACCCTAGACTTCCTGCTTCGTTAATCATGTTGAGTTTCATATATTATTTTTATCTTGTATCTTATATACGTGACGTTTCTTGATTTGTTAGAAGAGCACTTTAAACAGTTTGGTATGTCTTACTGGCTCCAGAAACATGATTTGGTTCGTGTTAAAAGAGATAGAACTATTATCATTAGGACTTTTGATCGTCCAATTTGGGAAAATCCTAAGCAATCGATTCAATTGACACATGATGATAGCTTCGTATATATCTATGTAAACAAAGGTCCTAAGGTAGAGCTTGCTCGCATAGCTGACCCGCAATGTTTTGATAAAATAAATTTAGCCCTTGAGAATTTCATAAATGGACTTAAAGTCACTGCTCATTGAGCTTGCCCTTGAACATGGTTTTGTTGAATGTAGCGGGGCGATACGTCCACCAGAACATTACGCCGACTCCAACGCCAAAAAGTCGGTAATGTTTATAAAAGCTGGATTCCCCGTTTTAAGTGGTGTACGGATGTTTTTTGTATCTGAAACTAAGATAAAATATGTTGGAGAAGGCGATGTCATTACTGATATGGACGTTACTGACCCAGCTAGTTTAGATAAATTTCAGACGATATTGGAGAACGGCAATGGACGGTCTAACTAATATTGATGACGCCTCGAAATGCGTCATTGCTTTAATTAGTGAGCTTGGGTTGGCTAAATATGCTTATTTTGAAAACGATAGCGTTGTTTTAGAAAACAAAGACGAAAGTAAAATCATATCGATTTACTCTGTCGATGGCACCACCCTCAATGTTTATCTAATTAACGGCCCAACGCCCGATCCTTTAGATGCTGACGTTGTTGACATTGAAGAATGTACAGAGATTGATCTTCATGACCCCCAATCGATAAATATACTAAAAGAGTGGATTGGGAAGTTAGATATCAATGGACATAGTAGACGTCTTACAGGACCTAGCGTTTAATACCGGACACCGCATCATGACCACGCGTGAAGCCACAAAGGACACGCAGGGCGCGATGATAGTACAGATGAAAGAAAAGGGCATGAAACGCCTTTTCTTCGACCACGAGACCAAAGTCTTTCTAGGACCAGAGCGCGTTGAAGTCGACCTATACGACTCCAAAAGCCTCAATAAGATCCGTGGATACCTCATTAGCCCAACTCTTTACGAAGATGATAGTCTGATGCTTTATGGTTACCAAGCATCGCCTGGATATAGCGTTACTCTTCAGACCACAAGCCAATATGGCTATCAAAATTTAAATTCAAAACCAAACAAGACTATAAACTCTGGCTACGCTAACCCAAGCGGCGGTTTTGTTTGTGGAAGTTATTACTCTCCAGATGACCATTGAGTATATAGTATTAGCAGGATTGATATCCATCCTGCTCTACCCAGTGGTTAGGATAGGGTGGTACATGAAGGACCTATTTGAAGTTAGAGTAGGAACAAAACGCGCCAAAGCTACTGCTATTGAATGGAAGACTAAACTCCGTTTAATTCCATATGGGTTTAAAGTCACATGCCCCCATTGTTATAAAAAACAATGGTTTTGTAGAAAAGACCTCTATAAAGGTTGGGATAACACCAAGAAGAATTATCGCTGTAAACACTGCAATGTTGGCAAAGCGCCATGGTTAGGCAAGTCTGCTCGTAAGGCCCCGGACAGACATCCGTTGTTTAAACCGAAGAGCGCAGGATGGCGGAGTGTTTACAAATCTCCTTCTGAAGATTGATAGGCCCTTCTGGATCATGGATCGGGTAAAGCCAGTGTTCCATTGTTAAATAATGCGGCTTGGCATACGCGGCATTTGGATCATCAAATTGTTCTTTTAGAGCCAATCTAACCGCTGATCTTGTTCTGGTATAGCTAATACTGTACTTAAATTTGTCAAAAACGTGATAATATACTGTTATTTGGACTCTGCCCCTGGCCGTGGGGCTTGATGCCATTACAACTTGTTTTTGAAAATGCGGTAAATGTCTACCGATATAAAGTTTTAATATCTCGTCTTCTGGTAGGTAGTTATCAATTAATCGCATTTTATGTTGGGCTAAGTAACGATTTAGCCACCCTTTCCTCCATCTTGAAGAATCCGTTAGGGTCTTCAATAGGGATGCTTTCAAGCTCGTACGCTTCAAATTCACATACACCAGCCATTTCGGACATCTGGTCTACGACTACCCATTCAGCAAGGACTATGAACACGCCATTTTGGGTAGAAGACAGTGTAATAGCAAGCCTTGGTGGCGGGTCAGTAATCAAAACAATGCTGTCGTCTAAAAGTTTTTTGAAGTAGAATTGGTTTTGATACCTACCCAGATACGATCTGAGTACGCTCTCTATAAATTCTGGGTGTTGTAGAGAAGTGTCCATTTAAAACTTTCACCTGTACTATTTAGCTTCGACGGGATCGTTTCTTGGATTTTTTAAACAACATCATAATTGATAGTAAGAACAACATCGAGGCTGCAAAATGGCCTGACCACGACAAATAATACATCCATTTGGGGCCGAGTGGACATTTTGCACTTCGTACCAAAGCTTCGGGATATCCTTGATCAATTACAAAATTGTTTATTGCTGGTGCCGAAACATGCAATGACGATCCAGCAATTGGCACTGCGATAAAAGTGCGAACTCTTCCAACTGGTACGCCGGTACGCGGATCAATGACAGGGGTGACAACCGGAATTTGTCCTGCTGCTACCCTAGCTGAAATACCAATTAATAACCCATCTTCTGTAAAAACACCGCCTCCGCTATTGCCGAAATATGAGTTTGCGCTATTCCTATGCAGATCTTCTGTTCTATATCTTGTAATCAACCTGCCATCTGTAATGTTGGCTGGTGTTTGTCCATTGGTCATCCCAATGACACGAACCGCTGTGCCGATTTTAACGTCTGACCAGTACTCTTTATTTCTGCATAATCTTATTCCCGCCAATGGTACGCGCTCGGCTGGTTTGCAAATAGCTATGTCCATTTCGCCATCTTCAGTATAATCAGAAATAGCAAGAACCTCTAGTTGAACTTCGAAGTTGGTAGAATGGAAATGAGCATTTATTAATTTCTCATTATCGTCTAATTCGCCGTTGGAGTTTATATCGATATTGTGTGCAACTGTAAGGATGTAGCCGGATTCTAATAATACTCCACTACCCATTCTTGTTCCTGTGCTTATTTCGCAAACAGAACTGTAAAAGCTAAATTCTTGGCTTAATTCAGGGTGTTTTTGGGGAGTTGGCAAAACATAGAATGCTCCAAGTGAAATTGTCCATAACACGATACATAGTAGGATTTTCTTAATCATGGCGATTCCACATTTCTGGTAAATTGAATGATATTATCAGAGATCAACCGTATTGCTTTTAAGTGGCAATCGGGATCTGTCAATGATATGTGTTGCGTCTGGTATTGTAGCGGGTACCCTACTGTCCGGGTACCAACGCGTAACGAGCGGTGTTCATTGTTTGATAGCTCAACCGTCAAGGTGCCAGGCATGGCATCGAAATGCAATCGCACGTCGGCGAAAAAGGCTTTGGCTTTGGGCTCTGGGTTTTTTATTGCTATGTGAGCATGAGTGAAATCATAAGAGTAATCGTTATGTTCTTCTCTTACTTCTGTCGGCCATGTAACTTGAATATATTTTTTAAACTTGGTGCGCAGTTGTGGTATGATTAGTTCTAAGATCCCGCGTTTGCATGCACTTTCAAGTTCTGAGCTATGATTTACCACAAAGTATGTTTCATTGTGATAATCGTTTAGCAAGATACCAGGCATATGTTTTTCTAATGCCTTCTCTTAAACTTATCTCTGGCATCCATCCAAGAGACTTAATTTTCGAAATGTCTAAGACTTTCCGTGGGGTCCCATTCGGTTTGCTTGTATCCCAAAATATTTCCCCGGAATGCCCAGTCACTTCTTGTATGAGAAGAGCAAGATCCTTAATCTTTAAATCCATTCCGGAGCCAACGTTAATTGGGCTAGGATCGTCGTAATTCAACATCAAGAAATGCAAAGCGTCAGCTAGATCTTCAATATAAAGGAATTCACGCAATGGTGAACCTGTTCCCCATACAGTAACCGGATCATCTGGTTTAGCTTCGTGAAATTTCCTTAGTAACGCTGGCAATACATGGCTGTTATTAAGATCGAAATTGTCACCTGGTCCATATAAATTGCATGGCATAACAGAGATAGCGTTTAAACCATACTGCTTATTGTAAGCTTCGCACATTGTTAGACCAGCGATTTTAGCCATAGCATATGCTTTGTTGGTTTGTTCTAAATGTCCGCTTAGCAAATATTCTTCTTTAATTGGCTGGGGGCACTCCCTTGGATAAATGCAGGAGCTTCCTAAGAATAATAATTTCTTGACATTTGTTACCGCAGATACGTGAATTACATTATTTTGTACCATGAGGTTCTGGTAAATAAAGTCGGCGGGGTACGTGGCATTAGCCATGATTCCACCGACTTTAGCTGCGGCAAGAAATACATATTCCGGTTGATTAGCGGCGAAATAATCAAGGACATCTTTTTGTATGATTAAGTCAAGTTCTTTCCTTTTAGGCGTTAGGATTTTTGAGTATCCTGCAGTCTTCAATTTTCGAATGACGGATCCGCCGACCAGCCCTCCGGATCCTAACACTAATATTTTGCTGTCTTTTTTCATTAAAGATAACTTATGAAGCTTTCACTACTATATACGGAACAGCATGACTTCAATGAAGGCTTTTCTGATAAAATTAGAGGATTATTATCGCGCAGACAAAATCCTAAAACTAAAAGGATTCGCAACGCGGTTGAGAAAGCGTTTGATGCAGTAGTCAGATCATCAGTGGTGATGAAATTAGATGATAAAGACCGCCAAGATATACAACGACGCCTTACGAGATATAAACAAACGTTGTTGCAATCTCCGGATATGGCTAGGGATCCCGATCCAGATTCTTTGGCCCGCGATTTAATGGCTAAAAGGGCTGCCCGTTACGTTAGAAATTATAGAGATCCAAAGTCAGCGTTTAAGAATTTGGGACTTAATCCTGAGTGGATGTCTCATAGTTGGGCTTAGTAAATAAGTCATGCGATTAGAAAAACACCCTAGCAAGATTTTGCGCAAAAAGTGTCGTTATTTAGGCGACCTATCTAAGAAACGCAAAGACAGAATTAACAAAATGTTAAAGCAGCTCCAAGTTTTTGGAGGAATTGGGTTAGCTGCCCCGCAAGTAGGCTGGAACGCTCGCGTTTTTGTTATGAATGTTACTCAGAAGCCAGAAGACAATTTGGTCTTTATCAACCCCGAAATCGTTGAATATAATGGTGATATGGTTGATTACCCAGAAGGCTGTTTATCGTTCCCTGGATTAGTCGGTTTAGTTGAACGTCCTCAAGGTGTGACTGTTAAAGCTATTGATATCGACGGGGAAGAATTCACATTTATTGATGATGCTTTAGCAGCTAGGTGTGCTATGCATGAAATCGATCATCTTGACGGGATTTTATTAATTGATGTTGCCAAGAAGTTATATGAGGCCCCTAAATCGTGATACCGTCTGAAGAGCTAATTATCGATTTTTTAAAGGGAGAAGGCTTGTTCTTAGTTGATCCTCCTGATGAAAAAGGAAAATGGAATGGTCTCATTCGCTTTAAGAAGGGACTTAACTCTTATTCCGTATTTTTCGAAAACAAGACGTGTAGTCTTCGGATTTACAAAGCGCGACAGAAGATGCGGAGGCCGTATCCGACTGTCCCGGCTGTCCGTGGCGGTCGTCGCAAGCTGGAGATAGCAGACCACGATAATATCAGTGTAAACTTGTATGAGGAGGATAGCTTAGACAAGATTGCGGCCTGGTTGTGACACGTGCTAGTGGGTGGCATGTTCAGACCAAACCACCTGTTAGCAGGAGTAGAATATACACTATGACAGATTGGGACGTACCGGAAATAAAATGGGTAGAAAGGTTTATAGTTGGGTCATCTAGTTTAGAACATCCGATGACTCCTAAAGAAATCCAAATTCAGATGGACGCTGTAAACCGCGCTCTCCGATATGGCAAAATAATTGCAATAGAGCAGAATTTCAATATTATAACGGTTGGAAATAAAGATACCATATCACAATACACGGTATATCATGTCGGATTTAGAAACAGACCAGCCGGAAAATGAAGAAGTTAAAACTTGCACGAAGTGTGAGCTAGAACTTCCTTTTAGCAGTTTTAACGCAGACAGTCGTCGCAAAGATGGCAAGCGAGCGTCTTGTAAAGAGTGCGATTCCGCTCAGAAAAAGCAGATTAGAGATAATAATCTGCAAGAATACCGCCGCCGTAACGCCATTAACAATAGAAATTATAGGGCTCGTAAACAGGATGAATCTGAGTGATTTACTCTCACGAGATTCAATTTGCAATTAAAGAACTAATGTCTGTTGGGCAGTCGTTTGATGTTGTTGAAATTCGTGAGATAGTTGAAATGATGCTCCAAGATAATGGTGGTTATTTCGATCCTGTAAAAGAACCAGGCGTTAAAAAAGCTTTGTTGATGTTGTTTGAAAAAGGAGCTATGCCTGGTTACTGCTTGACTTTAAAGTATATGGTAGGAGAAGACGGACCTTTTGTTACCTATGAGTTTAAACCAGAAAACCCATTTGCTACAGTTACTCTGATTAAGAAACCGACAGAAGGTGGCAAAAAGGTCACTTGTACAATCCATCCTTATTTTAAAGAGTTGATTATAGAAATTAGCAAGCACGCTGGAACCTCTCAAGACCAGATGGTTAGATCAATCTTGCTTAAAGCTTTAATGATGGTTAGAGATCAAGTTAGATAAAATATATTACCAGAGGGGATACCCCAATGGCTTCAATTCATAGAATCAACGCGTTAATTGCCTATAGTGATGGCCGTGTCGCTAATTTTACTAGCGCCAACGACGGACAAAGTCAACGCATCTCGAATGCAGACGTCGATGTCGTCGAGGCAGAACTTTACTCATGGCCAGATTTCCGTGCTTTTATGGAGTCTCTTGGGTTATCGCTCGCCGCTGCCGTAAGTGTTGCTCATATTAGAGACATTACTTGGTCGGCTGCAATGTCAGATGAAACCGGGAAACTGCACATTGGCGGATTCGAAGCCACAGGCGGATCAGGCGGGTCTGGTAACACCACCTATGACGCAACTAAATTCCCAACGGTAGACGAAGACGTTTCTGATAAATTAGAAACTGGGACTGCTACCGCCTCCGCTTCTGTAAAAGCGTTAGCAGCAACAATTTCAGCCCGTGGCAGCGGTTATTCCTCTTCCTCAGGATTACTATCAATTGTTGGTGGAACTTCTTTAACATTAGCAACTTTAAGCATTTCATCTTTTAGCACTATTCTGTCGCAAACAGAAGCTGATTATGGCGGTGGAGAACTCAATGGAACATTTGTTCCTGGTACTGGGTATGCTAGCGGAGACACCATTACGCTAAGCGATGGCACAGTAGTAACCATTATTACAGAAGGAACAGCAGGAGATGTAATTGAGTTTACAATTACTACTCCAAGCACATCAGGACATTCCAACTTTGCTGTCTTAACACAATCATCAACCTCTGGTGGTGGTTCCGGTTTCTCGCTTACACAAGATACTAATAACCAAGGCGTGTTTGCAGCCACAGTTTCAGCAGAAGGTGAATACACAGCTACGCCAAGTAATCCAGTCGCAACTACACCAGCTATTGGAAGCGCTACTGGTGCTACCTTCATTGTTGGTTGGGGCGTTGAAGCCATAACAGTTGTTGACGGTGGAGCTGGTTATGAAAGCGCTCCGGATGTCACATTTGTACCATCTATTGGTGGCGCGGCAGCTACAGCTACGTTAACGGACGATGTTGTCACGTCAATCGCTGTTACAACTGCTGGAGGATATTCTTCTGTCCCAACGGTTGTTATTGCTGGACCGTGATCTATAAAGAATTAGACATACTGTCTGATCATCCCATTATAGCTGAACTTAATGAAATGAGGGAATGGATTATGTCCATTCCCAAAATCATGTCTGGCAGGCCAGATAGAAACGATCTATCGTCAAAACAACTTTTAAAACGCAAAACAAATGCAAAAAACAACAGTGCTTATTTATATAAGTTTAACAAAGATTGTAATGAACACCCCAAAATAGAGCATTATTGCAGGAAGATCTACGAAAACGAAACGAATATAAAAGATTATGAGTTCGTTCGTGTTGCTAAAACTTGGTATCCATCAGACGGATACCTTGGCTGGCACACAGATAGAGACGGTGGACGTCTGTACGCAACTTGGGCAGAAGGAAAGTCATTCTTTCGTTACCAAGATCCAATATCTAAAGAAATTATAACTTCCTGGGATACACCTAAAAAATGGGTTTTTAGGATTTTCACTTTCGATGAAGAAAACCCATTATGGCATTGTGTTGGGGCTGAAGACGTTAGGATAAGTGTTGGATATCGCTTCGTTTATAATTCACCAATTTGGTGACCATAATGATCATCGATAGAACAACCGCTATGATCACCAATTTGAGTATCTATTCCGGTTAAAATTCCTTTATTACAAGTGCCGCCAAATGCATGCTTTATTCCTACTTCGACAGCTTTTTTTAGACTCGGACAAAACAAAGCAATTTCCACAATGCTTGTCATATCATCTTTACTAAGATTTTCGTCATAGTCTTGCCATATTCCTTCATATGGTTCTAACGAGCCTATATTATTTATTTCGTCAGGCAAGGAAATTTGAACCCAAATCGAATATGTTCTTTCTGGGTTTTCACCCGATACGTTGATTCTTACGCTTGGCGATGACCACATATGGCCCCAGTTAGAATCAACTCTATGATAGGTTGCCCAAGAGAGTTTAGCTAATGGTGATCCGTCTTCCTGTTCTTCTTCATCATCAAGATCATAATTAGACATCCAATATACGACCCAATTTTTAGGCAATGGTATTGAGGTGTCTTTCCATGACCATTTGTCATTCAAGTTGTCCAAACCTGCCACTTGTGGTGTTACTTTATCTGCTTCAAATTCTGTTTGTCTGCCAACTCTTTGGCGTGTCCGTAAAGCTTTTCCCATAGCTTCGATGTCACCCCCTGCTCGGGCAGCACGTTCGTTACGCCTTAATTCTAAATCTGTTTCATTTATTAAATTAAGTTTCATATTTTACTTTTGATTGTTCTAAGGGCATCTCGGTCGTGGAAATATTAGACGACCAAACCAAGATCTAGCTTCCCATTTAGCCAAATTCTTCTTATATTCATTAATGGCTCGAATTCTATCGTTCCCGCCGTCAATTAAATGGTTTAGATAACTCGCCGCACCATCCTTGGATAGTGGTGCATATGGATTCTCTCTGGCGTATTTATCCCAGCCACCTTTTGGTTCATTAGTCATCTAAGATCCGCTCCGTTTAGACCAGTGTTGTTGGTTGTTCCTAAGAAATTTTACAGTCTGATGATGTGCTGCTCCGATTAGTTTATTCGGAAGAGGGCATAATACACAATCCTCAAACGTCGGATCATCATTCAATAATTGTAGCAAGACGTCGAAGTCGTCGGCTTGATGGGCATATAATTTTAGTTTCTCGTGAATTTCTTGCCGGTCTACTCTACGACCTTCTTTATGGCCATTGGCCATAACTTGAGCTAAAATCTGTTCAAACCCAAGCATTACAGAATCTTCCCAATGTTCTACTTCTGGGCCGGGTGTGAGAAGTTTAGCTAATTTCTTCGCAGTATTCAATGCGCCGTCAATAGCTAGGAACATATCCGGAATGGCTACTCGTCTAGTGGCGCTATCATCTAATGATCGTTCTAGCCATTGTGTCATTGCGACTTGAGCCAGCATGTTCCTGTATTGTGGAACTAGTCTAGTCAACGCGCAAAGCCGTTCTGCCATCATAGGATTTCGTTTATATGGCATAGCGGATGATCCGACTTGCCCTTTGCTGAAACCTTCTCTTAAATCGCCTGTGTGTGAAAGCAATCTGACATCATTTCCCATTTTACTAAGAGAAATTGCTAATTGAGATAACAGGTCAGCGATTTTGGCGTCCTGTTTTCTCGTAATAGTTTGGCCAGATAATCCAATTGTTGACTTGAATTCTAACTTTTCGGCGATCAATTCATCTAGTTTTGCAACTTTAAAGTGATCGCCGTCGGCTAGTGCTAAGTAGGAAGCTTGGGTACCGGTGGTACCCTTCGCTCCTCTACAAACCATGTTTTGGAGGAATTCCTCAAGTTGAATCACATCGTCTGTGATGTCTTGCATCCACATCGCGATTCTCTTCCCGACGGTGGTTGGAGAGGCGACTTGGAAATGAGTATATCCTCTAACCGCATGGCTAGCGGTTTTTAGCGCAACGGGTGCTAACTCCCTAAGGAGTTCTTTGGTTGACCCGACAATGATGTGGAGAGCCTCCCGATTGATAACATTTTCTGCGTTATCAGTTACGTAGCAGCTTGTGGCACCCAAATGGATACAACTGGCGGCTTCTGGGGTGATCTCAGCCCAATGTTGAAGGTGAGCCATCACATCGTGTCGAGTCTGGGATTCGATTTCTTTTACACGATCGAAATCAATAATATGTGCCGTTCTTTTGGCAGCGTCTAGGTCAAGCTTGTTGATCGGGAAACCTAGTTCGTGTTGTGCTTCCGCAAGAACGATCCAAACTGTTCGCCAACCGCGATATCGCGATTCTTTGCTTAACAGCCTATTTAATTTTGGGCTCGCATACCTCTCAGACAACACTTCATTCATACTATTAGCTCTTGTTGTTGTTCTTTTGAAAATTTCACAATTGATTTAATGGCATCTGAAACATTCTCAAGAGATGTTGGGTCGTGAATATCGACGTGCCAACTCGGAGAAATATCCATCTTCCTAGTTTTAACATTAGAACCAGGGATTTTCATACTAAAACTCGTGATATCGAGCGAAGTTTTAAAGATGTTTAGATAAATTAAACCATGCTCAGACTCGATCGTTCTAGTGAAACCCCTAGAATGCTTGCCGCCGTACTTTAATCCGAGATCCTCGCAAACAAATTCTATGACATCGTCAAGATTCATCTCGTCACTCATTTTCCGAGGACCTTATCTGAATAGTCTAAATACTTCCTTTTTCCTTCTCGCTCACGGATGGTGTAAAAATTGTTTGGGTCACAGATCTCTACTTCTAGATCATGGATGGCGATATCATAATCGGTGAACGACTTATCTTCGTTATAAACTCGGAAAAATGGAGCAGTCTCTGCTCCAGTATGAAAATCGAATCCGCGTATAATAAATCCACGCTTCTTATTCAGGTTCATTTGCGGACCCATGTTTGAAATTGCAATTCTGGTGTAGTAAGGGAATTTATCGCTTCCTCAACTTCCCATTCGTTTTCTGACAATTCCGGGAAAAACGTATCGCCTTCGCATTCTTTCTTAACCAATGTTAGATGAATTTTGCTAGTTTCTGGTAGGAAAAGCTTGTAAACTTCTCCACCACCAATAACCATTGGATTAAGAGTGGTGTCTTGAATTTTTGGCAGAAGTTCTAATGCTTCCTCTTTAGAATGGACAACGTGTGTGCCCATATGGCCTTCGGCGTTTGTTGGTTCCCAATCCTCATCGCGAGTCAAGATAAGATTAATCCGTTTCGGAAGAGGTTTACCAATGGATTCGAATGTTTTTCGACCCATAATAACTACTCGACTTCTGGTGATCTTTCGGAAGTGTTTCATGTCTTCCTTATAATGCCAGGGGAGTTCGTTACCAACTCCGATACAACGGTTTTTGGAAATGGCGGCGATAGCTTCTAAATTCATACAGCGATTGGTGCTCTAATTCTAGGGTGCGGTTTATAATTAGTTAATTTGAAATCTTCATATTTAAAGTCGAAGATCGATTTAACATCTGGATTTACTGTCATAGTCGGAAGTTCTCTGGTTTCTCGACTTAATTGCAAGTTTACCTGATCCACGTGATTGCTATAGATGTGAGCATCGCCGAAGGTATGGATAAACTCATGTGGTTTCAAGTTACATACTTGAGCGATCATCGTTAACAATAGTGCATAACTTGCGATGTTGAACGGAACACCCAATAAGAGGTCAGCCGATCGCTGATAAAGTTGGCAACTTAATTTCCCTTCATGTACATAAAATTGAGTTAGTACGTGGCATGGTGGCAGAGCCATACGATCGATATCGACTGGGTTCCAAGCAGACATGATATGTCGTCTGCTATTCGGATTCTTTTTAAGTCCATCAATTAGGCGTTCCATCTGATCCACGCCGTTGTCGTTTTCACTTCTCTGATCAACGAATGTAAAGATTCGGTTTGTTCCGAAGTTTCGCCATTGATGCCCATATACTGGTCCTAAGTCTCCATTTTCATCAGCCCATTCGTTCCAGATTTTAACTCCGTTATCTTGGAGGTACTTGACGTTGGTATCTCCAGCTATAAACCATAACAGTTCGTGGATGATCGATTTTAAGTGAACTTTCTTGGTGGTGACTAATGGAAACCCATCTTCTAGGTTAAACCTAATCTGGCATCCGAAGATGCTTTTGGTTCCAGTGCCTGTACGATCTCCACGCTGGACACCATTATTCATTACGTTACGTAACAGATCTAAATATGCTTTCATTAGTTCATTACATACATCAAAAATAATTGTATCAAGGATCTTTATAGTGGCTAAAAAGAAGAGCAAATTTAAATTGGGCGTCGAGACATCGGCCATCCTAATTAAGGCGGCAAGGAACAAAACCATGGATCAACTTAACAACACTTTCAATCCATTTGGAGTCTTCGAGTTCTCATGTTATCGCGCAGATGGCAGTTTACGATGGAAAGACACCGCAAAAAACGCCGTCGTCGATGACGGCCTCGATGATATTCTGGATAAATACTTCCGCGCTGGAACAAACCACGCCGGAGCCGCCGTCGGTCTTGTTACTGGCCCTGCTACTCTAGCCAATGCTGATACTCATGCTTCGCATGCTGGTTGGACTGAATTCACTTCTTACGCTGTCAATGCTCAAACTGATACACGTGCTATCTGGTCTGACACTGGCAACACGGCTGGTACTGGCGTTGTCGATCCAGGCCCTGCAGCTTCCCAACAACTTGTTAACCCTTCCCTCCTTGACTTTGATATTTCTGGCGCTGGTACCGTTGCCGGTTCTTTCTTAGTAATGGGTGTCCTGGGTGCTCCAGGTTCTGTCGGTGCGACCGAGGCTAATCTCAAGGGGAGCACTAGTGCTACCCCGCTTCTTTGGGCTCATGCTTTGTTCACTGGTGGAGACCAAGTAGTTGGCGGTGGCGATATTCTCCGCGTCACCTACCGTGTTACTGCTGCACGTCCCTAATATCTAATCTTCTCGCCCCAAATACCCACCTTCCTCCAGGTGGGTATTGCCGTATCTGAACATTATGGACGTTGGGCACTACGACTGCTGCATATTTAAATTGCGCCCAGGAGGATATCTTCCTCAGTGGTTTCACAACTTTTTCTTTAAACGCGGTTGCCCTCATTGCTGGTGGTTAGAACGATAATCTGTATATATTATTATGAAGCATATGATTTACGAAGACCCTATTGGTGTCCAGATTTACACTGTCGAAAACGTTCTTACTGTTGAAGAGTGTGAAGAACTCATTGAATTTATTGAAGCTAATGGGCCTAAAGAGGCCACTATCACCACCAAAAAGGGGATGATAAAAAATTCAGATGTTCGAAATAACACTAGAGTAATCGAAGACAACAAAGAACGCGCTGATTTATTATTAGAAAAAATTAGACAATATATTCCAAATGAACGATGCGGCAGAAAATTCAGTGGATTAAATGAGCGGTTCCGATATTACAAATATGTTACTGGCCAATACTTCAAATGGCACTACGATGGAGCTTACCATCGTAGCCCTCAAGAACAGAGTTATCTAACTGTTCTCATCTACTTAAATGATGACGTTCAAGGCGGAGCGACTAGGTTCGATGAAATTGACGAAATTGTTAAACCAAAAGCCGGTAAGATGCTAATCTTCGACCATCCTGTCCTCCATCAAGGCGATCCGGTGCTTTGGGGTGTTAAATATGTTCTAAGAACGGATGCGATGTACTGCGATGCTTAAAATTATTACTGGCGATCTTTTCGAATCTACGGAAACTTTTTTATGTCATCAGTGTAATTGTGTCACGACCAGGTCGGCACATTTAGCCAAAGCTGTTTTTAACAAGTATCCGTATTCTGACGTTTATACGGATAGGAAAATTCATGACGTCCCTGGTACAGTAAGCCTTACAGGAACAGGTGACCAACGCATGGTTGTTGCCTTGTTCGGACAATATTACCCTGGTTTTAGCCGATTTCCTAATTCTAGAAAAGATGGCGGCGAAGCTAGGCTTCATTATTTCCAAGAATGTTTAGAACAATTGGAACAACTTGAAGGTGACTTCGCTTTCCCGTGGCGTATCGGTTGCGGGGCGGCTGGCGGTGATTGGGTTCGGTATTTAAAAGAAATTAAAGCATTCTCTGAGAGAATAGACGGGAATATCACCGTCTATCGTCTAGAAGGAGCCAAATGATTTTAGCATTCGATTTAGATGGCACGCTAGCCCAAAGCAAGAGTCCAATCGACGAACAAATGAAATCTCTACTTGTTAAACTATTGTTCTCAAACAGAGTCTGTGTTATCAGCGGCGGAAAGATTGAACAATTTAAAGAACAACTAATTGGACCTCTGATCCCAACTTGTGATGGGTTCGAACGCTTACATTTATTCCCCACTAGTGGAACATCTTATTACACTGTTGGTGAAAACGGCGACCTTAAAAATGTCTATAAGAATGATTTAGAAGACGATGAAGTCAGCGTCATTTTCCGTGTTTTTAATGAAGCGTTTGTACAAACCGGTTATTACGAACCTACAACCTTTGGAGATGTCTTAGAAGAACGAGGTTCTCAAGTCACTTTTAGTGCGCTAGGCCAAGAAGCTCCGTACGAATTAAAAAAGGGCTGGGACCCTACGCGTAGCCGCCGCCATGAAATACTTGATATCATGCGGCCTCTATTGCCTGACTTCGATGTCCGGTTAGGCGGTACCACTAGTATTGATGTTACTCGCAGGGGCATGGACAAAGGGTTCGCCGTAGAGATGATCGAAAAATATCTTCATTGCAAAAGAGAAGATATCTTATTTTTCGGCGATGCTTTAGAGCCAGGAGGTAACGACCATGCAGTCTACAAGGCTGGTGTTCCGTGCGTTCCAGTGGCCGATCACATCGATTGTGTTTGGAAAGTAAAGCTACACACAAAATGATCTACAAACCAGAAAAATTGGCAGAAACGGTAAAGAAGCTTAGTAAGCTATATGATTTGTGCGACCCAACCGATTTATTCATCTTGCTGCCACAAATTATGGAATCTGCTGAAGTAAGAGCTAAAGCATATGACGTAGAGGGTGGTCCTGAAAAGAAGAAAGCTGTGATGGACGTTATTTTGGGTATCGCAAAGCAAAACTCAATTAGGATAGAAAATGATTTGTTATCAGTATTTATTGATGTAATTGCTGATGCATCTAAAGGGCGTTACGCTCTCAACAAGGAGTAAAGATGAAAAAATTACTGTACACAACGTTATTGGCTTTAGTTTTTACGACCGGATGTGTCTCTCAAAAAGTTAGAGATGTTGCTAGTCGCAACGCCGCGCGTGCCGACCAATATGTCAACTTGATGGAGAGCGGTGAAACTACTCCAGAGCAAGATCGTAGGTATATCCATGCTTCACGAGTCGCGTTTTGGGCATTCGAATGGAATGTCAATGGTAATGAACCGCCTGCTGACGTGAAACTAGTTCTAGTAGAATTAGGTCTAGATCCAGAGGGTAACTGATGTCATTATTTAGACAAGCACTTGACGCATTGCAAGGTCAATATGACGACAATAGCGATGAATGGTTTGATGACTTAGCTGGCGAGTTAGGCAGATTAATTGATAAAACCGATGACGAATTTCTTAAACAAGGAGCAACACAAGCTCTAGATATTGTAAAGAGCCATAAATCTAGTCTAGTGTTGCTAGGCGGCAAAGGTTTAACATTATTCGTTTCTCACGTAGCCCGTGGCGATACGCATGAAGCCCAGTTAGAATTTATTAGATCTGGGGCTTCTTCGGCGGATGACCTCATCGATGGTATGCTTAGGGATGCGGTCGATGTTGCCCAAGAAGAAGTAGACCGTGAAAAGGCAAAAGAACAAGCTTTAGAAATTGCCAAAGCTATCGGGACAGCTGGGGCCCGTTTCCTTCTACCTCTTCTATTAGCAGCCATTTAATGGAACTAAATCGGGCTTCGTTCACAATTCCGATTACACAACTTGAGGATTGGCTTGACTTACCGGAAGGTACGAACATAGCCAGCATTCAATGCAACGGGTTCAACTTAACCGTTCAATTCTTATCAGATAAAGAAATCGATAATGACGTTCAAGTTGAGCATATTAAGGATATTGGTCATGTATACAGGTCTTTATAAACGCCAAATATGAAGAAGATTTTTCTAGTATTAGCCTTGTTATTTGGTATTGCTTGCCCCGGAGGTGGTGGCCAAGATACCAAGCAAGGGGCTAAACCACCAACTAAACCAATTATCACACACGTTGTTAGAACCAAACAACGTGTAACAAAGAACATTATTTTCTTATTTGATTGTTCTACTTCAATGGGTAGAAATGACCGTTTTAAAGTGGCGATGCGCGAAGTAAATGGCATACTACATATGCCTACAGACGAAGCCATGTTTAGCATGTTCACATTTCAATCTACATTAAACGAGATGAGTTTCTGGGCAGGTCTTAAAGAAAAAGACGATCCAAAACCACCGCCGACCGGATGGGCAAAGCTTCCCAGTTTAAATGCAGTGAAATCGGCTAACGATTTTCTAAATAAAGTAAGATGTACTAGTTATACTGATATTGGCTCAGCTATCCAAAAAGCATTTGAATTAAATATTCATCGTGATGATTTAACTATTATTCTTTTCTCTGATGGGAACAATACTTATCCAAGTTTTCAAGGTAAGAAACCGTCAGAAGTTAAAATTCTAATCGATAAATTGCAGAAAGCACGAACAGATCGTAAAAAAGGAAAAATCGGAATCTTCTGCTTTGGCGTTAGTGCAGAACAAAATGTTGTAATGTTGTCAGCCATCGCTAAAGCAGGCGGAGGCAGCTACCTTACTACTGACACCATTTGTGCTACCTGTCGAGTACGTAAAACAGATTCTCCGGAGGTTCAGAGAGTGCACCGCTCTACGCATATTTCATCTAACCATCCCGATTATGATGATGACGACGACTACGACGCTCCAGATTTAGATCTGCCAGACGTTAGATAAAGTTTAGTATTTAAATTGTATGAATACAATCGATCTTGTTCACGAGCATTTATTAAAGAATAAAATTAACGGAGTTTTTCGAAATAACGATAAAGTTTTTGTAATGCATATGAATCGCCCTGGGCGTCCATTTGAAATTATGGAATTCTTTTTTGAAGACACTATAGTGACTGCTAAATCTCGTTTTACTAGTGATTTAGTAATAGATGTTACAAGCCCTGGTAGCCTACAATCCGTCGATGATAAACTAGAACGAGCTGCCAGTTGTTATAACCATATGATATGGTCCTGGGAAAAATTCGGCGCAGTGTTGACCCATAGTGTTTATGGTGCAATCGTTACGTACCGAAAATACGATCTGCATCAATCGTAATCTAAATCGTCTGGATTGAATCCAAGCTTGCCTTCATAGGGCCCTGTTTGATGCAGATAATGTGTGCAATTTTCGCACGTTCGAGTATGTTGCTCCATTTGCTGCCATTCTTTAGGATTGTTTTGATCTAATTGATCGATGATGTCTCTCGCGGCGTTGCAATCCATTTGCCAACCTGCTGGGGGCTCGGCAGGCGCTTTATTATTTTGAGACTTCGCTTCCCGTCGTCTGGATCGCTCGACATTTTGTTTTAGGCGCTTTACCTCTTCTGGATCGTCGGTTAGTCGATTGAATAACCAATCCATAAAAGGTTTTTCTACTTGGTTCATTTCGACTTCAAGCCATGTCTGGCAGCCTTTACAACGTTCATGGTGTTCTTCACTAAATTCTTCGGCTTCGAATTCGGCGTCTGGGCCTTCCCATTCTTCCCATTCTTTGAAGAATTCTTCTCTAAATCGCATGCAATCAGCGCCCTGTGGCTCGTCTCCTGGCAAATTGGGGTCTTCAATTCCTAATTCGTCCCAACCTTCGTTCATTACGTCCCAACCATCATCCATAATGTTGATAATTTCTTGGATTGGTGAAATTTCTTTTCTGACGGCCTCGGCTTTAGTCTTAGCGATTTCAGTATCGCCTTTGGATTTGCCAATAATGCCAGGGCGACGCTTTCCTTTAGTGGATTTGTCTCCTGGTTTGTTGTTATCCTTTCTATTGTGACACGTCCTACACATGAATCTTCCAGCGAGTTGATCTGATTTTTCATAGCTCTTATCGTGGTCGAAAATCATATCGCTAGTAGCAGTGCCGCATTTTGGACAAGTTTTAGGTTGTTTAATCTCGCCTTGTTCTTTAGCTCGGCGAACTTTATCACGGGCTGCGGCTTGTTTGTGGCCTTTTTCTGTGCCTCGAACTCGCTTGTTCTGCTCTCGCGCGGCTCCAGTTGCATTTCGCCGTTTTTTATGGGCCGAGTATTCCTGGCTTACTTGTTTTTTACCGTCTTTAGAGTCCCGTTTAGCCCAGTTACTCTCTTGGCGTTCCATAATGTCTTTTAGAAGCTCTTCGTTTAAATCCATGCGGTTTTCCAGTATCGTATTTTTGTGCCATCAAAGATAGAACATGTTTGGATTGAATGATTACGTTATAGTTACTGTGGTCAATAACCTGGCTGCTTCAGAGAAAAAGCAAACTAATCATTTCGACGTAGCATCGACAATTGGCGTAGCTGCATTAAATACTATTCATCGGGACACTACTGGAACACCGCATCAACGTTCTAATATCCAAAAACAAGCTTATAATCCATCTAGGGTTTCAACTGTACGTCAAGCTTTTGGGCTGACTAGCACTAGTTTTAGCACTCACCTGCCATATAAAAACGGACGTCTCATCGGTTTTGACGACCCTGTTTTGCGCAATTCTGAGATCATGCTTATTCGTAGGGGCTTAAATGTTAAGCATGCTGTTCAGACTGCTAGCTGCCATCGCATTATACCAGAGCGCGATGGGTCCTAAGTAAATAACCTCGTAGGAGCAACTATGAGCGAAACTGACATTACTTCACCCGATTCACTATTAAACGATCCCGATTCAAAAGAATTCTTCGTCTTGCGAGATGAGAGGTTGGTTGTTGTTCGGCATCGAAACGAATTGCCTTCTGTGCCTGGTCGCGGCGGTTATCTAGAGAACCGTTCGACTTACCTTTCTGCTGGCCGGTTCTCACCGTTATCTAAGCAGGTTGCATTCTGGCCTGGGCCGGTTAACCCTGGTCGAGCTTTGGAACTTTTGAAGGAAGGTCTTTTTATTAAGGAAGATTTTACTTGTGTCATCACAGGAACTGAAGCTAATCCTAGTGTTGTAAAGAAGGCAGGATCCAAAAATAAAAAGAGTGCGTTAGATAAATTGACTGGTGTGCGTAAGCGCCAAGTTGAAGTTCTAATGCAGCATGGAAAGATGTCGATCCAAAAAGATGAACCTGAAAGTAGTAACGGCTAAGAATAGTACCAAACTTGGTTCCAAGTCTGGTGTCCCAGCTGAATCCCTATCTAGGTTAACTCTTTTACGTACCCAAGAATCTGAACGAGCCCTTGGCCAATATAAATTGATGGATGGCGATCGCCTAATCCGTCGTTTTAATAATTTCAGGGAATTTCAATACTATTCTGATCGAGTCTTGCAAGGCCAAGACAAATTCATTAAAGTAGAAAAGGGAAATAATGTATCAGATCCGTGCTAAAAAGTGCGTCTTAGGACGACCAGTAGCCAAAAAACTACAACCAATCATTATGCCCAAGTCTATTGATGTTGGATATGGACCATTCCAATTACGCCCTGACGGTTCAAGAGATATTAGAGCCGAATGTCGTCAGCTTGGAAAGATTACGATGAAGATTAACGGCATGTCAGGGCAGTTGAACTAATGTTTTTAGAAGAAATAGCTGAACCACAAACAATCTTCGAAAATTCTGACGATTATGGCGAAAAACTATATTTCGATTATCAGAAGATTCGCCGTGGTCAAGCTGTTATGTCTCACCCGAGCCCGATTGTCCTATATTTAGGAACTTGGCGCATGACCGATAGACATGATGTCAAAAAGAAATTTCTATGTGGTTTAAATTTAGCAGTATTAGCTGATGAAGAAGAATTGGCTGCAGTACAAAAAGCTCTTCCAGACATCCTTAAAGTAAACAACATGAAGTCTCGATATAGAATTGGGAAAACTTTATTGCCAGATATTTTCCGCAGAGCTTATCGGACTTATAATATGGCAAAGATTTCTACCAGGCCGGTAAGGGGTAGACTATACGCTTTAAAAGCTACAACTGACGATAAAGAAGAAGCTGAAGGATTAGCCGCCAAAGACTATCCACACAAAGACTGGAATGAACTCGATATAGACACTAAAAGTGAATTGTTAGATAAAGCGATTCAGTCTAGAGGGTCTGAAGATGCTAAACGACAAAAAGCAGTTAAGAAAGCTGAAGAGGAGCCGGAATTGCCGGAACCTGAGCTTGAACCACAATTAAGTAAACCAAAACCACCTAAACCTCCGAAGCCACCTGCTCCACCTAAACCTCCGAAGAAACCAAAAGCTGAAATGGAACCACTGGATCTAGGCCCTGGTTTTGATGAACCTGAGCCAGCGGCAGAGCCTACACCGACTAAACCAGCACCAGCTCCTAAAGCACCTGCTCCAAGACCAGTCATTCATCCTAAGGTCAAGAAGCATCCTAGGACTGAACCTGTTCAATCGCCAATCCAGAGTGTCAAGTCTAGCATGGCTACTCCTCAGAAGGTAAAAGTTGGACATTCTGATGATGAGAAAGAGCAAATCAGAAAAGCTCTTCAGAGCATGAGTCAGTCTATCGATGCTATTCCAGAAGAATAATGCCAAACCCACGAGACAACAATTCTCTTAGAGATTTTTTCAGCATCAATAAGGGGCTAACCAATGTTGAGTTAGCTGTCTTGGCTGATCGATCTGTTGATACTATTGTTATATGGAAACGTCGTTGTGGCGTTATTGTTAACGGCTATGTTAAACCAGTAAAACCGTTGCCAACTCCAGTAGTAGGATGGGATAATAAAGCTTTCTTCGAAGAACACTATGTCCAGAAAGGCATGGGTTTAACAGCTATCGCAGCTTTAATTGGCCATCCTAATGATTGGGATAAAGTCGCTAGAAGATTGAAACGACATGGGATCCGGAGAAGAACACATGAAGAATCTGTTTACTCCAAAAATCCGTGTTGCGAAGAAGGATGGTTACAATACTATTATTCTCGTCGTAAAGATTATCTAAAATGGTGCGAGTCTAATGGGTTCGAATCTGATGACGATGGTGGGTGTGGGTATACTCTTCATCAATGCGCCGGGTTAGCCGGTGTTTCTCATCAGACGATCGCCAATTGGCTAGCTTTATTCCAAATCAGAACGCGCGGATTAGCAGAATCTAATATTTATAACACTAGGAAGGCTACACTTAAAGAAATTCGTGCCGCCCGCGATTCATTCTATGAGCAATATAGGGCTGGAACGATAAATATGATTATCAGGGGTAAGAGGTATTCTAATGGGAAAAGAGTGGATCGCGACCAAACTTTTGCTCAGAGATTTGGAAAATTACCTCGACGAACATCCCCACGTAGTAAGAGTTGAAAGAACCTACTACTTCCTCAGAGTAACATTCGACACCGGGATTACTGAATACTGGGCATTAAATGAAGATGCTTACAATAAACGCACTGTAAATCTTTTTACTCCAGACTTTGAAAATCTAATCACTGAAACATTGCCACCAATCCACAAGCAATTTCAAATTAATGCACAATTATATCCAGAAAAGTATGAATTGCTTAAAAACCATTTTATAGTCAAGAACAAGGACTTACAAAAAATGGGGTGGGTGGACGTGCGTTTCTTTATTCACGACTTTGCAGTTCAGCTTTTCGAAAAAGGATGGATAAATCCGCAATATGATAAGCCGATCTTATGGGATGAAATTGAAAAAGTCAAGTCTACACCGCTAGAGCATTTCCAGACCAATGTCATTAGATTTTCCACACTAAGGCGTCACCGACCTGAAGGAAGGCGGTTAATCTTTCAATTTATGCCTAATGATTTGGGACTGCATTGGACTTTTAATAATATTTGGAAAGCTCTAAATGCTCTTTATAAAAAGAATATGGATTTTATAAGAGAAGATATAGCTTATGAAATTGCCAGATTTCTCTATACTAGCCGACATCCAAATTTCTATCGCGCGTTGTTCAAGCAGTGGTTTCCCGTAGAAGGGTTAAACGTTTACGATCTTAATCCAGACTGGGGATTTGTTGGGTTGGCGGTTTTAATAGATGGTGGATCATATATCCATCCGCACATCAGCCCTGAACACAGCAACGGTATGTCTGAAATGGCTGAATTTCTTGGGAGTTCAGCATCTGATGAAGCAGAAGAAGTTGATTTACTCATCACTAATGATCCTATGTCTCCTTTGAATGCCGATGAGTTAGGACAGATTCTGGATAATTATCCTAACTGCGAGACGGTCATGGCGATTGTTTGGCAGGATGATTGGAGGGATTGCTTAGATCGTTTCGAGCCATACCATTCTTTTAGGATGAGGAGTATTGGTAGCCCTAAAGACGATAACTACATTCTAATGATCAAAAATATACCGAGGTGAGTTATGGCGTTTTCGACTGACATTGGAATTGAAAGAAAATTAGCAGTTGTTAACGGGTTTGTTGAAATCCCAGACGGGGCGCGGACTATGCGCACCAAGCTAACTCCTCTCGATGTGCTTGCCTTAATTCCTGGCTCTACACTTGTGCGATTAAGCCCAGATTCTCCAGTAGGAGAAATTCAGATTCTTGATCCTACAGCGGTATCTATTAGTGGATCCTCTAGACAAAACAATCGGCTTTTTGTAAAATTGCCAAATCATGATCGTCTAGTTGGGCCACCAGAAGACTGGTTCAGCCTTCTGCGCGCCGCTGCATCCGCATAAGTGTAGGAGCATATGACACAAGTTCTAATTACAGGAATCTCCGGACAAACCGGATCACACCTAGCTGACTATATTTTAGAAAATGTCCCAGACGCCACCGTCCACGGCACTATTCGATATCGGTCAGACGTTTCTAATATTTCCCATCTTTATGGCAACCCAAGAGTAAAATTGCACGACTGTGAGCTGAGAGACGCCCACAATGTCGGCAAAGTAGTCGCTAAGGTTCGCCCAGATAAGGTTTTCCATTTAGCGGCAACAAGCTTTGTCAGATCATCGTGGGATCAACCTGCCGACATTATGGTCAACAACACCGTATCCCAAATCAATTTGATGGAATCTTTAGTGTTGTATTCTCCGGAGGCCAAAGTTCAGATAGCTTGCTCTTCAGAACAGTTCGGTAAAGTTCTTCCACACGAAGTTCCTATTACTGAAGACAATGAACTTCGCCCTATTTCGCCATATGCTGTTAGTAAATGTGCACAAGAACATTTAGCTTATCAATATTGGGAATCCCACGGGCTCCATTCAATTATTACTAGAACTTTCAATCATACTGGTCCTCGTCGTGGGGATGCATTTGTTGAATCTAGCTTTTGTAAACAAGTTGCTATGATCGAGGCTGGTCTTCAAGAGCCTGTCATTAAACATGGCAACCTAGAGAGTGTAAGGGATTATACTGATGCGAGAGATGTTGCAGCGGCTTACTGGATCGCTATGGACGTGTGTCGCCCTGGGGAGCCTTATAATATTTGTTCAAATATGCGTATTTCTATTGGGGAGCTTCTCGACCTCCTTATTGGGGTGTCTACTTTTAGCGGAACTATTGAGAAGCGGGTTGATCCCGATAGGCTACGTCCGTCAGATGTTACGCTCTTATATGGAGACTCAAGTAAATTTAACAACCAAACAGGGTGGTCACCTAAACATACGTTAGAACAAACAATGAGTGATCTCCTTGCCGCGTGGCGTAAAAAGGTAGAGGTGATCAAGCTATTAAGGGCCGATTGAAATGAGCTTTGGCGTTGGCGGATTTGGTAGACTAGGGTTCGGATCTTTATCCGGACTCATCGCCTTATATGGGGCGCAAAACCATGCCGCAAACGATACAAATACCCAAGGCGGGGCAATCGACCTTAGAAAAAGGTTGTTATTAAACGGCCTTACGCTAGAAAGCCAAATTCAACTTGGTAGTACTAGCCTCTTCGACATTGACCAAGTTTATATCGTTGAAGGTATTGGATCGACTAGAAATATTGAAACCGAAGTGGTCGAGATTAACGGTCCAGAATTTGCTACTACACAAAAGTCATGGTTTAGAATCAATAGCGTTACTAAACAATCTGGCCCGACGCTAGTTGGTGAACTTGTGATACGTCAACCAGACGTTAGTGTTCTAGGCGGGTTAGAAAATGCCTCGGATTCTGGCGTTGGTACTGAAGATTTAGAAGCTATCGGTTTATTCTCCGATGTCACCGGCAGGGCAACTGTTCCGATCACTTATTATGAGAAATTCTTCATTAGAAATGTCTCTACAGGACCAACAACAATAACGGTGACTGAAGTCTCTGATCCGGATGGGTGCGTCGGATTCGCTTTCGATACTAGTTTCGATTCTGCTTCAACTTCAAGAAATAGAGTGACGCGTCCTGGTGACGTTCCTCCATTAGCGTATACTAGCACACCAAAATCTATCGAAATTCCTGGTGGCGCAGCCATTGGCGTATGGGTTAAAGCGACAGTCCCACGGGGTATGTCGGCTTTTCAGAAATTATGGACTATCAGAATCCAAAATGAAACACAAGAGGAATTATTCTCTCTCATTTATCCAGATGGCAAGATGCAGTTCATTCCTGTAACCATAGGAATACGTAACGAACAACCAATAGGTGGCGGAAACCCGTTACGATATGCTGAGTTGGTCGGCGCTAAATTTGTTACAGAATCTTATTACGAGCCGGATCCAATAACGTTTAGAGATCAATTTTACTATAATGCTCGGATCAATCAACTGTTCAAGAAAATAAATTCAAAACCCAAGCCAGTTTGGAAACAAGTCCGCTAAAAGAAGTCATTTTCTTTGTAGTAATCGTCTTCTTTATAGTAATCGTCTTCTTTATAGTAATCGTCTTCTTTATAGTAATCATCTTCGTGATAATAGCTGTCTTCGTGATAGCAATCATCTTTTTTAAGATGTTTGTCTCTAGTCTTAGACATGCATTCTGTTGAACAGTGAAAATGATTTTTAGCCATAGATCCGAAAAACCCTGCTCCTGCCACTGGAGTTCCTACATATGATGGGTTTTCTGGGATTTTATTGCCGCAAGTAAAGCAATATCCAGTAGCTCTAGCCATTAAAATTTGTGACCTTTTTGCGGGCCGTGCTTCGTAATAGTTAGAATTTCTGGGCCACTTTTAGTCATCAGAATCGTATGTTCGAATTGAGCCGAAAGACTACCATCTAAAGTTCTAGCAGTCCATTTGTCTTTTTTGTCGATAACTGCTTCCCATTTTCCAGCGTTAATCATCGGCTCGATAGTGAAGCACATACCAGGCTTAAGTTTAAAATCACCAAAATGCGGATGAACAAAATGCGGAATGTTTGGTTCTTGATGGAATTTCTGTCCGATTCCGTGACCTTGAAAATGTTTTACGACTGAAAAACCGTCTTTTTTTGTTCTTTTTTCAATTGCTGCTCCGATTCTCTTAACCTTGCATTTGGGATAGAGACTGTCGATAGCATTATGCATTGAATCGAAAGCACATTGAACTAGTTTTGTAACATAATCTGGTACTTCACCAATGATAAAAGTCTCAGACTGATCTCCATGCCAACCGTCTACGATAGTAGTCAAATCCACATTTGCGATATCACCCTCTTTAAGGACATACGAATCTGGGATTCCATGACAGATGACATTGTTAACGCTAATGCAAGAAGATTTAGGATATCCTAAATAACCTTTGCAAGCTGGGATATGCCCGTGTTCTCTGGTGAAATAATCAATTCTAGAATCGATTTCTTCTAAAACCATACCAGGATTCATCATAAGTCTGACATAATCCATAAGATCGGCATTAAAGGCACAAGCAGCCCTCATTTTGTCCTGATGTTCTGCAGTAATAATGATCTCTTTCGTTTTTCCAACGATAGGAGCTTGTGTTTTAGCGTTTTGCAACTCTCTGATAAATTCCTCGATTTCTTCCTTAGAAGCATTTTTAGGAATTTGGATTTTGAGTTTTTCTTCTTGTTTTCTTGGTTTATTCATGTGCAGTTTTAATAAATGAATGGGATTGCGCACGGAAGTGAATGTTTTCGATTTCTTCCACCGTTAAATCCAGTAAGTCATTTTCCACGGTTTGGTTTGTATTACTAACTGTCGTATTGTCTGTACAAATGGCGATTGGGATGCCATAATCTAAGAAAGTGTATAATGGGTGCTTCTTGTCTTTTGGCCAAGCACCTGTTTGCCAGTTAGAAGTTTGGCAGATTTCCATTAGAATCTGGTCTCTTGCAAGTCGCCTCAATAAATCCTTATCTTCTACCGCTGCACACCCATGACCAATTCTGGTACAACCTAATTCGTCGATCGCTTCCCAGATCACTTTAGAAGAATCATCTTCCCCAGCATGCGCTGTAAGTCCTAATCCGCCTTGTGCAGCTATGCGGTATGCTTCCTTAAACAAACGTGGTGGATTACCCCTTTCGGCCCCAGCAATGTCAAATCCGATAACGCCAGATCGACTATGCAAATCTTGACTTTCAGAAACAGCTAACCGTGCTAGGATTTTAGCGATATGGCCACCCATATGACGCATCGCGATAACGATCATGCCTGTCTCTAAATCTGGGAAGTCTTCTTTGGCATTATTCAATCCCGATAATACTGAACCAACTGCTTGTCTGGGGGTCAAGCCCGCGAACGTATGGATCGTTGGAGAATATCTCAATTCTAACAGTCTTACATTATGATTGTTATAAGCGTCTGCGGCGATATCGTAGGTGACTTTTTCCAAATTATCATAGAATTGTGTGATCCACAACGGATAATGGAATTTCTTGAGATATTCTAATAGGCCCTTGCCTTCATCTTCTGGCTGAACCACTAGAAGTTTTTCCATTTCTTCGATAGTGTCTACAGGTGCCAGCTTGTTTTCTACCATTAATTGCCAGGTGGTAGATACAGGTATTGATCCATCAGTATGCTGATGCAATTCAATCTTTGGAATGCTTTTGATGTCTGACATTTGTGGCCCCTGGCTGTTGTGTTTTATATACGATATGCTACTTCTTCTACGGTATGCCATAATGTTTAGGGCTCAAAGATAAATAGACAAAACATACGGCGGAGTTATTGTGGCAAATTCGAAAATCCCACCAAGCACAACGTTAGTAGATCAGCAGTTTGTAAACCTCGCTGGTCCTGACGGCCTTACTATAAGCTATCGATATGACGCTCAGACTCGTACACTGTATGCAAAAGAGTCAGACATCATCATCCCACCATTTCACGGCGTATCCCACGTCGCAGAAGATCCAGTACCCATCGCCACCACGGACACTCAAGGTCACATGTCCGCCGATGATAAGGCCAAATTAGACGCCATAACTCAATTGAGACTAGGCATTCTTGGTTTCGCTGGGGCTGGATTCCCAGATGATGGCGGTTATCTACAAGGTGATGTCATCCTAGCTTCTGGCAGTGAATTTCTAAGCATTGAAAGAATTGGAAACGTAGTACGGTTTACCGTAGACGCCCCCATCCCCTTAAACTGTGGATGTGAGGAATGCGCCCAAATTTTCTGGATTCAAGACGAAACTGACATTTCCGCAATTCGCCCGCCATCATGCGGCGGTAAAATACCGGACGTCAACGTTTATGGAGAACTTAAAGTCTATCAGCTCCCAGAAAGCACGATCGTAAACCCATCTTCTCCAACCGCTGCTCTAAACCAGAAAGGTAGTTATCCAGCTTTAATTTTCAAACGCGCCGACGATACTATCACTCCAGGACAAGCAGAATTTGAACTCATTCTAGCTCGTAATTCTAACAAGACCACTAATATTGGTTGGGCTTTCACTCCTGGTGCTACCGGCATTCCTCAGAATGTTTGGTTTATGGGCTTGGACAATGACGGAAACCAAATCCGTTTTGATATGAATATCGAGAGGGAACCTAACCTACTTGGTTCTCTACTTTATAAAGGCCACACTCTTACCCGCCAAATGGCTGTAGTAACTGGATTAACATCCACTGTTCTTACAGACAACCGTTATAATCTCAGATTTTGGTCAGTTGATACCGCTGCTCCAATTGGTGACGAATTTACAGCCACTAATGTGTGGAGCTATGAAAACCCTGAGAACCTTCCAACTGATCTACAAGCCCCTAGGACTCTACTCCTTGACGCTACTAGAAATCTTCTGCCAATCGGGCAATTAGTACAAATTTGGGAATTCCAGATTGGAACAATTAATGGTGCTCGCCAAGTCCGTCGTTACTTTAGCAAAGAGCCTAAGTTAAATCCTGGCACTCTGTGGGCCGCTACTGGCAGTATCAGATTTGGTGACTTGTTACATGCTCGCGATGAAGTTCCTGGGGTCGTTCCCACCGAATTGACTTCAGCCAAGTCTTCAGTTAGCGATATCCGTCTATTTGAGCGTACCCAGTGGGGTATTACTGGATTCGAAGATCGTTTATATCTTGCTGACGATGGTGAGGTTGCCGCTGGCACAGACGTACAAATCATACTGTCTGATTCGGTCCAGGCGATCGACCCTGCTTCCGATTTCAACAACCCCACTCCGAATTTCAAAATCGTAGCAACAGCCGCTCTTGGCGGAGCCACTTTTGGAGTTAACGAGCTGGTCGATAGAGTGCTTGTATTCCGCAGCGGCTTATTGATCGATGTAGAATTCAGAGTAGTTGAGAATAGCGCTAGCCAAATCACCCTATTCGACCCAGATGGGCGAGTCGCAGATTTAGCGGTAACTGATACTTTCGATGTCTTCATTAAGGATACTACAGACGAGCCATCAGGCATCGCAATCAATAACCAATATGTCGCTGATGTAGACCCATCAATTCCTGGGCTTATCGTCAGTGAAACTCCGCCAATGTCGGACCAGGAACGTCCTGTCTTCCTCTGGCACCGAGTAAATCACCGTAACGTCTACATTAAAGCTCTCGTAGGCCGCCCGGACGCAAGTCGTTTCCCTCCATTGGACATTTTGCTACGTGCTCCGATCGATAGTCTTGATGACATCTATTTGAAGGTTGTGCGTCGTGGAACAATTGAGACTGGAGCCTTCCAAGGTAACTCATTCGTTGTTCTAAAGGGTGCTGGCATTGGATGGAAACAACTTCCTCCATCTGGCATGCTTCGTATCATGAATGGCAAGTGGAGAAACCAAACTTGGGGCTATCAATATAAAGCAGCTTTCGATCGCTTAGACGATAGTGCAGTAATGCTAATTGGCTTTTCTGACCCGTTCCCATTGAATGAAGATTTCGTTCCAGAACTACAAGGTACTGGAGCTACTGATCTTACTGGTCCTGATGCTACTAACTTGACAGAGCTGGAAAACGCAGCTGCTACTACTAGTCCTGCTGAGACTACTGTTGTTCAAGTGATCCACGAAGATTACTCAGCACCGGCATTGAGACTAGAATTCTCAATCAATGATAACACTGGGGCCGAAGCGATCCAATTTCAGGCTTCAGCTGGCATCCTAGACATGTCAACTCCGTATGGGTTAAACATCGAAAATGATTTCTCAGACGATTTCGTCCGCGATTTCCTACCTGGTACTAAGGCCGTTAGTCGAATCATGACTCAGAGCGGGTTCATCGTTGCTGGTAATGAAACACCGACTGTTGATCCGCTTGGGTTTAAGGTTGTCGATGGTGGTTTCCTACCTGTTCCTCTTGAAGGGGAAACAGAACAATGGAACGAACTTGAGATCATGTATCGAGACGGTCAACTTTGGGTATGGTGGAACAAGTTGTTAGTACCACCTGATGCTCAACTTTCGGCTGCCCTTCCGAGCCCTCAGACAATCACGACCCCATATTTCCCTGTCGCTCCTCTAACTGAGGTTGGCAAGGTTGGATTCCGTCTATGGCCTGGGGCGATCCTTAGAGACGTTGAAGTCCGCGATCAATTAATAACCTTCAATGAGTTCGTCTATGGACAGCTCCAGCTTAACGCGGTAGGAACATAATGAAAGAATTTGGCGATGCTTTAAACGAGCAACTTGATAGTTTCAATGGTCCTGGCGATGCTAAAGGAAAGTACGATCTAATTATCGAACTTTCCAAAGAGCTTCAAGACGCTAAAGATCGAGTCACTGAACTTGAGATGCATGTTCGTCATGCAACTGAAGAGTATAACATTGAATTAGCTAAAGGTCTGCGTAAGCGCTTGCCTCAGTTAATGGTTAATCTTGGTGATGGTAGAATGTCGGCTGGTTATCGTTCAACGAACTTGAGTTGCAAACCAGATTTAGAAAAAGCTATGTGGGTCTTCGACGGCAACCAACACGGACGCCGTTTCATGCGAAATAATGGTCACGCTCTAAATCTTAGCAATCAAGTCGATCCTTTAGTTGACGCTATGGTAAAATATTTTAGTAGGTATAAGTCTTTAAGATGATTCATGATCGGTTAAAAGAAGTCTATGACGAATTTGACCAGCATTGTCGTATCAATAATATTGATTACAGTATCGATGCAGATTATTACAACGTACAAGGATATCGACTTTTAGATAGCAAAGACATTGTAAACACTTTGCGCCATATGAGCAACTTTGTAAAGGATAGACAAGTCGAATTAAGCTATAACGGTAGCTCAGTAAATTATAATGATTTAAAAGAGAATGATTTTAACGTCTCTACTTATAATCCTTTGTTCAAGTTTACTATTTTGTCCATCCAAGAAGAGGAAGAAATGCAAGAAGACCAATTTAAAGGCCCAACCAATAAGTTGGCCAGATCCCAGTCCCAACACCCTAGTTCTTTTAGACGTAACAAGACTGCTTTTACCTATGAAGGTGACGGCGAGGGTGGTAAGAAGAAAAAGAAAAAGAAAAAGAAGAAAGAAAACGATACCTTCGAGGAAGGAACGTTCCAAAATAGGCTTGACAGTTCTATTCAAGAGATGATGGACTTAAGCTTTAAAGAGCCAGATATCTTATTCACACGAAATGGTGTTGAATCAGAGGCCAACGACACAGAAGAACTACCGCAAAAAGTCGATGATTGCATCGAACTTGAAAAGGAAGCGGTAAGAGGTTATCTAGATGCTATGGAAAGCACTGATAATGAAGCTATTTCTGCACAACTAGAGATAATGATCGAAGGATGTGCCAATCGAATTAAAACATTAACCGAAATGCGAGATGGCACATGGGCACCCAAACCGTTCAACCTAAATTTATAACAACTAAATTTGGCACAGCTATAGATGAGCCTGTAGAGTCAGTACCGCTCGCCTTTCGTCCTGATTCGTTCTATAAAGGGGAAACTTTAGCTGAACAGAATGCTGGTTAAATATAAAACGGGTAGTATAAATGGCCAGCAATCTACAATTCCCATATTCTAAGACTATTCGCGAAAATGGCGAAGTCATCCCTGCAGCGGACCACAACAAGCAGGAAACCCAACTTGAGTGTCTAACGGACGCAATTGGCAATTACGACTTCACAGGCGGGTCAGTAGAAGAACGTTTAACAATCATTGAGACCAACAATGATCTCAATGACTTAGGAGATGTCGTAGCTCCAGCTCCATCCATTGGACAAGTTCTACAATTCTCAGGGCCAGATTGGGTACCTGGAGACCTAACCCTCAACGCATTAACAGATGTCGATACAGACGGTACACAAACTCCAGACGCTGGAGATGTTCTTACTTTCGATGGCACCATTTGGGGTCCTGCCGCAGTAGCCGCCAATCTTGGCGATCTATTAGATGTCGATACTACTGGAGCCGTGGACGGGCAAGGACTTGTCTTCCGTAGCGGCGAATGGAGCCCAGAATTAACTAGCATCACTGTCGCGTCTGATACTCCAGGTGGCGGCAACGAACAGATCGCTACGGAAGTCACAGAGCTTAGATTCATTTCTGATTCAGGGGTCGGACAAGACCACGTAGCTACCGAAGTAGCACCTGGAGTAGTGTATATAGGTGCGGGAGCCCCACCACCCGCTTTGAGCCTCATCGCTGGCCTCCCAGCCCTCGTCGCTGGCCGTCTTTCACAGAACGCTGCAGTTTATCCACCAGCTACCGTCGCAGGCGACCTATATAACAACATCACACAAAACACATCTTATATCTTCAACACTAATGCAGCTCAATTTGGTTCTGCAAGTTTAGGAGTTTTAATCCTAGCTATTAACGGTGTTGACGTAGCCACATTAGACTTGGCTGCCAACTTCGTAGAACTAAACCGTGTAGCCGGACAAAACGTAGCCGCTGATTATAACACTACGGGCGCTGGTGATCCTATGGTTTCCGGAGTCGTCACTTTTGTAGGCGGTACCCTGGAAATTCTAACTGTCGCGCCGTCAGGTGTCGTTTCAATCGATATTTTCCAACAAGGCATGTCTAGGATCACTCTAAACACTGCTGGGATGGTAGACGGATACAATTCAGCACAACTGCGTCACGTTACCGGTATTACTAATACTAGTAACTTGTTGGAATGGTTTTATGATGCCGACCTGCCTACGGTTCCAACAAACCCTGCAGTTTCTGGGCAAACCATTGTCGAAAACACTCCAGTAACAAAACAATTAAGCGGTATTACCTACTACGACGCCGGATCGACGTTCGATCTAGATTTTTCATTGCTACGCCCATTTAACAATGTTTATCACCAGACTAACATACCTGATGTTTTAGATGTTTCCGATTTTGGAGATGCAACAACTGGAATCGCAATTACAGACCCAGCAGTCGCTGGTGTTTCGACTCCACCAGATCGTGGTGAAACGATGGCCGTAACTGCGTTTAGTGTTGCGGCAGGCGGTGGGGTACAAATTTTCCAACCAGATGCTGATATTACTCCACGAGATCCATATGGTAACTATACTTTAGCAACTGCAAGCGGTAATTTCGCCATTATGAGTGTAAGCCCAAATAGCACAGATACATTAGATAGATTCGTGGACGAACGTTATCGTCTACCTGATTCAACCGATTTCGACACTCCGATCGCCGGAACAGCTCTCCCTGGTGCGTTAAATCCTAGCCTTTGGAATTCTGCCGATGACCTTACTGGCACGGCAGCTGGGGGCAGTCTTCAGGTATATCGCGCCGAAGTCGTTCCATCTAATCGTTTAGCTTATCCTCAAACAGATTATACGTCTGCTTTTGAACCACAGCCAAACCCGGATTATTCTGGTTTGAGCCCTGGTAACAGGACTTATTATCGAGTTTTCAGATCTGGGACTGGATCACAAACTAATGGAATTATTACTTTGCCTGGTCTTGCTGACGCTGATTTGGGTCCGGGTGATGTTTCTATTCGCCTTAAGGTTCCTGGAAAGACGGTGTGGTTAGACGCTTTAATTGCTTTTAGTGCTGGCACTTTCCCTACAGGTGCTCCTCTGATTGGTGGCGCTGATGGTGAAGGTTGTCGGATCAATTCTGGTGTTAATAGTCCTAGTATTAATGGTGCTATTGAATTTAGTCTCGGCGCTATTGGTACTGATGCGGGATCTGATTTTCAAATCATTGTCGAAATTACGTATGCTGATGCGGCGGCTACGGAAATTGTAGGCACAGGGTCAGGATTGTCAATAAACTGGTAAAATATGAAATTTGTAGCAGAACGACAAGGTAACGAGATTTTTCTGAAAGCTGGAGACAGCCGAGGTGAGTCTGTGCATCAATTATCTGCTTCAGAGTGCGCTGATCTGCTTAGCTGTGTCGAAGCAGCTCTAGATGGGTCTGACAACGAACATATATCTAGAAGTGGTGGAACTTTCAAACTGAAACTTCAGGTCTCTGATCGCTGTTCACAAGTTTATTACGTTAATGAACGAAAACTAGTCGAACTTCGAATTCAGTTGATGGGTGTATAACATATGGCTAAGCTTGGCGACGAAGCAACACTAGATATTGCAAATAAGCTATCTCTAGGTGTAGCATCTACCAATACAAACAAGAATTACTTCGAGGAAGGCTTACCGTGGCTGCCTACGGTTCGTCTAACTGATATTTATGCCGAGCCAGTCCCAGCCGCTGCAACGCCAGGAGCAGCCGATGCCGCAGCAGCCGCTACAGACCCAGTAGTAGACAAACTAACCCTGTCAGTCCTAACTGAAGTTCCGCTATCTAACGGGCAAGCTTGGACTCTTTATCAGACTCCAGGAAACCCAACTACCCCGCAACTACGAGAATGGATTACTCCACAGATTTTCGGTGCTGGTTACTTCTTTACGCTGTTCGAAAACGATAACACTGTAATCAACCTAACAGATGGACGCTATCAAGTTGATAGTAAGAACGGCATTGTTAGGTTCGATGAAGGTTTTACACCATCCGATCTAGGTCTATTAACTCCTCTCAAAATCACCGTCTACCGTTACATTGGCACATTCGGTGCTCTAGGAAATACTGGGCCAACCGGACCAAATGGCATGACTGGGGCCACTGGGGCCACTGGTCTAACGGGCGTTGACGGGCCTACTGGTCCGTCTGGCGATCTTTTCACCATTCCTCATCAAGAGCAAGTCGCTATCCCAACTGGTGGAGTCGGCCCTAGTGACGGAAATACAAATATTGGGTCGGTTACCTTCCAAGTAGCCAACCCACAAGCTTTCCGTTTGTTCTTGAACAGATTGTTCTTAGAGCAGGGTGTAGATTATTCGCTAACTGGCCCAGAAAACAATCAAATCGTTTGGTTGATCGATAACCATGGCGTAGAATTAGATCCAGAAGACAAGCTTGTCGCGGTTTATATCGAAGATTCAGCCATTTTGCCGATCGTTCCAATCCAACAAGAACTTGTTCCTGAAGAAGTCACTCTATCAGACGGTGATACGATTCTTAGCGATACAATTACAGCTCAAATCAACAATCCTACTGCTGTCCGATTGTTCCAAAACAAGATGTTCCAGGTTCAGGGTGTTGGCCGAGATTATCAACTAACCGGGCCGAATTTCCAACAAATCATTTGGCAACCAACAGGTCCTACAGGAACGGGCTCTGCTGCTCCGCTGATGGCCGACGACGAATTAATCGCTGTATTCGCTATTGATAGTGATTCTACAATTGGAGCTACCGGCCCGACTGGCCCTGACGGCGTTACTGGTTCTACTGGCCCGACCGGCGACATTGGCTCAACTGGCCCCACAGGCGACGTTGGTCCAACCGGCGACGTTGGCACAGGGTTAGCAAACTCTGATATTTTACTAACGCCTCCGATTTCTATTGATGGAACAATAGGTGGGGTCAATTCGATCCTAAGCATTGGAACAAGTGGGGCTAAAGTTGTTACTCGCCTTCTTTTCAAGATGACTAGTGGCAGTGTTGATATCGGAGCTTCGTCTCTAAAAATTAATATCGGCGTGCTTGGCGATACCGGGCTCGATAACGTTGTAACAAATCAAGTACTTTCCGGTTTTAAAAACACAGACGACGTTTATCAATTAGTCTTGCAAGACAAGAGCGTTTGCGTCACAGATAATTTAATCCTGGAAATCGACGAAGCTTTCGGCGGTACTGACCCTGGCACTTTTGATGTTTATATTTTCGGATTTGATCCGGATGAAATCACAAGTGGTTCATCTGTAGCTCCAGGGGCTACAGGACCCACCGGCCCAATCGGAGCAACTGGTTTAACTGGCATATCTTTAGTTAATAGTGCCGAAACTATGTTGAGTAGCGCAGTTGGCCTTGATGGTTTAACTCCCGGCTCTACACAAGTTTTCTTAGATTCCGGCAATGACCACATAATCGCTAGGGTTGTTTTGAAAATGACAAACGGCGATGCCAGCGGCGCACCAATGTCTATTAGTCTAGGAACCAGCGATGATACTGGATTAGACAATATTGTTTTTACTAAAACACTGCCTGGATTTTTCACAACCGGGGACGTTTTCTCTCTAACCTTAAAAGACAAGAGTATCTGTGCTGACAATTTAACTCTAGATGTTGCTCAGGAGTTATTGGTTGGATCTGTTGCTGATTTTGACGTTTATGTTTTTGGGTTCAATCCAAGCACTATCGGCCCAGGCGGCGGAGTCTTAACCGGACCTACTGGTCCAGATGGAGCTACTGGTCCAGATGGAGCTACTGGTCAAACTGGAATTAGTAGTTCGCCGTTATTAACACAAGTTTCTTCTAATACGACTTTGGCACAAACCACTGATCGTTATGTGGGATTACAAACTTCTAACCCAAGCTTTACTGTGACATTGCCTCCAACCCCGGTTGAAGGGGATCGTATTTGGTTTAAAGACGAAGACATGAACGCTTCGACAAATAATGTTATGGTCGATGGTAACGGCAATGCGATTGATGGGGACATTACTAGTCAATTTGTCGTAAATATCGATGAACAAGCTTTTGTGTTAATGTTCGCGTTTGGCGGATGGAGAATCTTCTAATGTATCAAGGACGAAACCCATTTAATACTAATGCTCACTCTGGAGTTAGCCACACTGGGATTCCCGGCGTTGGCGATCTTACGACGGCGGCTCACTCTGGAATAGACCATGCTGGATTTACAGGGGTGCCTGCAGCAGAAGCATTCGACGCGACAGCCCATAGCTCAGAAGACCATTTAGGAATCACAGGAACCAGCGGTTTAACTAAACTTACTTTTTCAGATACTAGTATTTCAGGCCCTGGGCCTATAGATATTTTGCCAGCTATCCCTCTAGGTACATTCCCAACACTGGGATATACTGTTCCAGTAGATGGGCAAATTGAATTTGTCATTATAAACAACGACGGCGCAATCGGTGTTACTACTTATGAAGTTACTGTGAACGGCACTGTTATTGGTGCACCATTAGCGGTCGACAGTGCCGGGTTCCCTCTTACCAGTCCGTTTACTATAAGTCCACCAGTAGCATTTTCGGCTGGAAATTTGATTGGGTTCCGATATATTAGCGCTACTGGAAGTGAATCTCCTATCTGTCATGCGGATGTTTGGGTTCGATTGGCTTAAGCTTCTTGCCCAGCTTCAGCTTTCTTTTTGGCTGCTGCCATCTTCGCTAACAATGCGCTGACATCGCCTTTGGCTGTTCCCTGGCGTTTCACTTTTACCTTAACGTCTTTGACGATTTGCTCATCAATTTCATCTACAAATTCTGTAGAAGTTTCAATCTGTTCAAGAAGCGAACTGATCTGGTCTTTAAGGAAAGTCTCTAGAAAAACTTGCAGTTCTTCTTTGGTGCCACAATAACTTTCTGGGGATTCTTCATCCTCAACATTGTCGCAATATTTTCGAGACGGGGTTACGATATATCCGTTTTCAATCTCTCGAATATCTAAGTCCAGCCCTGCTCTGGCTCCTGTGCCGTGATATGGAGCGGTACCATCGCATCCGTCATCTCGGAATGCCATGCAGCCCCAGAATTTGGTCCCTTTAGTGTGGGACTTTCGTAGGGCCATCTTCTTGCCACATTTTGGGCATTTACGGTACTTTGGCTTGTTCATAACGTTTAAATACTATTCTTCGTAAAGATTACGGCTTTCATCGCGTAATTCTAAGATTCCTCTTAATTTGTTGCACCAGAGCACGCCTTGAACAAATCCGAGCCAACGATTAGTCTTTGTATCGCTCCATTCAGTTTCTTCATCATCTAACATTTGAGACATCATATAACGAAGATGCGCCATCTGATTCATGTCGTCTTGAAGACCTTTAACGCCAATATCGCCGCAATAATCTTTAACGATTCTTGGTTTAACTCTCATTTTTGAAAGTTCATCGTCATATTGCGTTAGTAATTGTTTAATTTTTTCGTTCATTTTGTTTCCTACGACACATGTTCGACTTTTAGATAACTTTGGAAGTTTTCTTTAGAAAATCTGAGTGCGTTATCGCTAATATCTGGACTAGCTATGTAGTCTCTAACATTTTTCATAATTGAGATGAAGTAATAAGCGTAACGTTCTAATTGACTACAAGTTGCTAGGTTGGCTTTCCCGCGTTTAACTTCAATGACATGATAAGTGTCGTATTCGTCGATCACAAGAAGATCGACTAGCCCGACTGGTGTCTTGAACTCTTTGAAAATTTCTCTAGCTTTAATGCCAAGAACGTCTTCGACATTTTCCATCAATTTGTCTCTTAATTGTGCTTCGGTTTTAGTAATCTCGATTTTGTTAGTAGACCATTCTTTAAGTTCTTGATAATAATGAATGTCGAAAATCTTTATTAGGATCTTCTCGCCTTTTCTAATCGATAGCAAGTGATTGCCTTGCTTATATAGGATTGCTCCAGGCGGTTGATAGTTTAACGGATTACACAACGACCCACCATCTATTTTCAGAGTTCCGTCATTCTTATGAGTGATCAAGTAATTTCCTGGGTTTAAGTAAGACCTAGCACGACCTTCATAGTGCACTTCACAATGAGCATATAAGACAAAAGATTGTTCGACTCTAATATTCATTTGGAATATCTACTAGTACAAAAATAAGCTATGCCAAGATCATTCCCACCAAGTATTGGACAAATAACTATCGGTGGTGTTCCACAGAACAATACTAACATTAGATCTTTAGAGTTTCCGTCTGGCGGTGTGTCTCAAACTGCTCCTGGTCAGGTTACTGTTTCAGTTCCAGGTGCTCAAGGGGCACAGGGACCACAGGGAGCACAAGGCAACCAAGGCAACCAAGGAAATGCAGGCAATACAGGATTAGTCGGTGCAGGATACTCATCATTTACAGCTGGCAGTGGCGTTGGCACAATTAATACTGGCGGCCCTAATATTGTTTCATTCAACTTCGGTACAGGTTTTATATGGAGGATGGCACATGGCGCATCCAGCCAGCGCAATACACAGCCTGATACTGCCGGAACAAGCGTGCAAAATGTCCAGGGCGTTGGTACTAGCACAGTAACTGTTAGAGTTGTTTACCTTGGTGGTTTTGTAAATGGCCAAGCTGGTGTAAATTTCGAAGCTTCAGGATAAGTACAAAAATAAGTTATGCCAAGATCATTCCCACCAAGTATTGGACAAATCACCATCGGTGGTGTTCCTCAGAACACTACTAATTTAAGATCTTTAGAGTTTCCGTCTGGCGGTGTGTCTCAAACTGCTCCTGGCCAGGTTACAGTTTCCGCTGTAGGCCCACAGGGAGCACAAGGTCCACAGGGAGCACAAGGTGGCCAAGGCAATCAAGGCAACCAGGGCAATACAGGCGCGCAAGGGGCAGGATTTAATTCATTTAATGCTGGCAGTGCCACTGGTACTATTAATACTGGCGGGCCTAATGTTGTTTCATTCAATTTTGGTCCAGGTTTTGTTTGGAGAATGGCCGCTGGAGCATCGAGTCAACGTAATACACAGCCTGATACTGCCGGAACAAGTGTGAACAATGTGCAGGGCGTAGGTAGTAATACAGTGACTGTGAGAGTTGTTTACTGGGGCGGTGCGGTAAATGGCCAAGCTGGTGTAAGCTTTGAAGCTGCAGGATAAATATGAGACATTACATTTGGTATGATCTAACGGGTAGGCTTGGAGCTTCTTTAGACCACCCTGGTGCTTGGATTGGTAAAGATTTGTCCGACCCAGACGTGCCAGATCAAAGCATGCAAGAATTGCGCGATGCTTTTATAAATGACGACGGGTTTGTGGAATGTATTCCATATGACTGTGATTGTCTTGCTTACGACTATACTTGTGATTGTGCTGTACTACATATCGAAGACTATTTCTGGTCAGGAACAGGATTGCAATTAAAATATGTCTTAACAGCTGTTGTCGATGGAACCCCTGTTCCACATATGGCTGATTTAGATAAAACTGCTGACGCAACAGTGACATATAAATTGACTTGTGCTGAGGCACCAGACGGTTTAGAAGTAGAATTGCAAGACTACGATGGTGCTCCGATGTTGGACACACCTTCGCCAAGAACGTTGACTTTCACTTCTGGAGAAACCGAGCAAATTAATTTGACTGTTCCAGTCATGGGATTAAAAGGTCGTATTTGCGTCATGATCCCTATAGCCCATGTAGCGTTAGTTTGTATTAGGGGAACTTAATGGGCGTTGTAAATTATACAATTCCAGAGCCAACTATGGATTGGCCAACTGTGGGCGAAACTTTTATTAAAGAATACCGCAATGTTGTTTCTGAAGAAATATGTAGAGAAGCATATGCTTTATTTATGGATTCTCCAAACAAATTCGAAGGAATGACTGGAACAAACTACGCAACAGGCTCTGTAAACAAAGGTTCAAAGTCATCGCTAGACCTGGATGTTTGTAGTGAAGTAGCCAAAGATCCTAGATGGATTAAAATAGCTACAGCATTTAAAGAAGCTATTGGTAAAACTGGACCTCTTTATGTTCAACATGTTGTGCCGCTTTACTACGTATGCGCAGATTCTGGACTCGAAAACACGGGTTTTCAGATACAGTATTACTTAAATAATGGCCAAGATGGTTTTAAGCCACACGTTGACCGCAATTCCATCGGCTCAAGCAATAGAGAATTGGCTGTAATTATCTACTTAAATGATGTTGAAGAGGGTGGTGAAACTTGCTTCCCAATTCAGAACGCCAAAGTGAAACCAGAAATGGGTAAAGTCGTTTGGTTTCCAGCAGGTTTTACTCATCCGCACGAAGGCAAAACGCCTATTAGTAACCCGAAGTTAATCGTAACTACTTTTATGGTGTACTCGGAGGATGTCAGTGGCCCAAACGAAGCTAATAACGGTTGATAATTTTCTTTCCAATCCTGATTTAACTAGACAATATGCTCTAGGATTAGAATATCAAGAGGGCGGAGGAAATTTTGGAATTTTCCCAGGTGTTCGAGCAGAAATGCTACCAGAAGATCGAGAATCCTGGACTGAATTATTAAAATCTTCACTTGGGCAGATTACTGGCTCTCCTAATCCCAAAGCTAAACTTTCATTTTATTTCCAACTAGCATGGTCATATCACGTTAGTTGGATCCATGCAGATCTAGATGAATGGGCTGTTGTTTTGCCGTTAACTCCAGATGCACCGTCAAATTCTGGAACTGGATTATTCCGCCATAAAGCGACTGGCGCTAAGAGCACAATCGGTTTATCTCAAGAAGATTATAATGAATGCGTACAAGACGCATATGATGAAACTAAATGGGAATTATTAGATTGCATTAGCAATCAATACAATCGGTTGGTCATTTATAAAGGTGATCAGTTTCATCGTAGCATGAGATATTTCGGTCGTGGGCCTAATACTGGCAGATTGTTCATGGTTATGTTTTTTAGTCCTACCAATGACCCAACGATAGAAGCCAGAACGAAGTTAGCAATGACTTGTTCGAAAACAGACTTTTCATCAACGTCTAACTAAAACATCAAATATATAAATGGATACATCATGCCTAACGACCCATTTGGACCAAGAAATAAACAGTTAAGATTCTTCCGGAAAGCTTACCTTAACCAAGGTGTCTTCGGAAATCCCAGCGATCCAGCTAAGGTTCGTGGCGATACTGAATATCCAGACTTTGTCGGAGACTTTGAATCACTCGATGAAGTTGAAGGTTTAGACAATACTCAGTCTCTAGACATCGCCTATCAAGGACGATTGGCCGAGACTGAGACAAAAGTCGAGGAAATCAAGATTCAAATTAAAGGCACCGCTGGTACAACATATCAACTCCTTCTTTATATGGAAGGTGCCATTACGGCTAACCCCGTCTATGACAGCGGTGTTTTAGCCCCAACTTTAACACTGTCCGAAACCACCCTAACTTCTGGCGTGGACTTTTTAGACCAACCAACTGGCGATGGAAAATATTTCCTAGTTCTACGTGCTTTCGTTGATTTAAACGATTTCGTGCGTTGCACTCGACCGTTTGCGAGACAATCAAATGCCAGCTAGAATAGGGCCAAGAGCCGATCAGATTTCTATCATTGGGGCTAATCCAGACCAAGTATTAACTGCTGGATTCTCTTTCGCATCTTTTGAAGACGCGCAAGGAGGGCCTGGCGGCGGGACCGGGTTGGTTTCTGCTACTACAGCCTTGTCTAGAGACATTGTTTTTACACAAGAAGTCTCCGGCACTTCACTTCCACCAGCTGGCGTATTCGGCGAATTCAACACTTCTGTCTATCAAGATGGGGCAGATCAAGGTGAAAAATTAGAATTTTCAATCCCAGACGATTATGATAGTGGCGATGTAGAACTTTTAGTAACACATCGAATGAGTACAGCCGAAGTTGCTGACCTAACCGTTCAAGTAGACATTTCTATCGTCGAAATCGTTACTGGAATGACAATCGTCAACACCGGCCCAACAATCGCTAGCTTCATGCCAGCAAATTCAACTGATGTACAACGCGCTATTCTGCTGACCATCGATTCAGCAAATGTTGCTGCCGGAAACGTCATTGTAGTTAATATTACTCGCTTGGGCGCGTCTTCACCAACAACCGACTTGCACACAGGAGACTTCGAGGTTCTTCGTTGGAGTTATCGTTACACTGGTCGAACCCCGGCGGCTGCAGGATCCGTAGTTGCCGACGTTTTTCTAATGACAGACGAGCCAATACCAACCAACGGTTTTGTTGGTGAGATTCCAGTCACTGACTATCCAACTGGCTCGGATGTTGAACAAAAAACAATTTTTACTATCCCAGAAGAATGGGATGGCACTTCGGACGTTCATTTCACAGCAACTTATTTCACTAGTGTAGCTGAAGCTGGTGGAGAAATTCAGCTAGACACTGAAGGTGAAATTGCCAATATTGTAGATAACACAGTCGATATAGTTGGTGTTTCTTCTTTTGGATTAGTTCCGAGTAATACAACTGGCCCACAGCGCTCTGTGTCCTTCCGAACTCTTCCAGCGGCGAGCCTCCATCCGGGCGACGTAGTTGCTTTGAAGCTCGCGAGGCGTACCGGAGGTACTGGGAACCATACAGGAGATTTCCGTTTAGTCAATGTCACCATGGTCTTGACTCAGACTAATCCAGGATCTGGTGCATCAGCAACTACTACATATTCTCACCTGGCTACCGGAGTTTACGATATTGTAAGTGGATTAGCAAGTGGTGACACTGACGCCCCTACTTTACTGGGAGACTTCCAATCGTGGGATCGACTTTCTAACGCTAGCCCTGGCGCTTCAGAAATCCACGTTTCCTATGAAGGGCGAGTTTCTCCAGACGACACTCAGATTAGTTCTATTGACATTCCTATTAAAGGAACTGGACAATACAACATTAAAATCTATGTAGAAGATGCAACAACATCTAATCCAGTCTTCGAAAGTGGCTTAGCCAGCGCGCCAGCATCAAGAAATGTGGTCAACCTAACAGATGCTAACTTGTCTGCTCAACCAGGATCTGAAAAACGCTATTTTGTAGTTATAGAAGCAACTTTAGACCCCGGTGAAGACGTTTTTGTTGGCTTACCATATGTGGGGCATGACTAATGACAATTAATGTAGACAGACTAGTGCAAAATAAGTTAGATGCCATGACGCACGCATCTATCGATCACGAAACTATAGATGGCGTATTGAGTCCAAATGAACACGGAAACGTCGATCACTCTGGTTTAACTGGCGTCGGTCGCATTACTGGTGGAACTGGGATTGCCGGGGCAGTTGTATATTCCAGCACTCAAGGGATTAACAATCTTGTGCCAGCAACATCCATCACAATAAACGGCGGCGTAATTCTAAATTTAGGGACGGGCGCTCCGATACGAGCTGTACATTTTCAATGTAGCAATGGCAATTTTGTTAATGGTGGCACGATCAATGGCGTTGGGTCTGGAATCCAAGGCGGCACTAATGCACAGGGCACACAAAGCATACAAGATGCTTTGTACCATGGCGGCGCTTCATCTTCTGGCGGTGATGGCGGAGGAACTACAGCCAATAGCGCTGGCGGTCGAGGCACTAGAAGGGGCTTCATGTTTGGAGGTGGCCGAATTGGCAATCCAGCATCAACGACCACCAACGATTTTCCTCCTCAGAAGTCACTCGGGCGTCCAGGCTGGGTGACCGATATTCATCCACATGGCATTATAGCTGCGCCTGGAGGTGGTGGTGGTGCTGGAGATGACGGAGTCAATGCCACTGCTGGCAACGGTGGTAGGGGCGGCGGATTAGTAGTTATAGAAGTAAATGGAGACATTGCGGAAGGCACAATCAGTTTAGACGCCACAAATGGTACCCCCGCCATTGATCAAGGAGGCGGCGACGGAGGCGGCGGAGGCGGCGGAGGCGGCGGCATGTTATTGGCTCTTTTTACTGGAATGATAGTCACTGGCACAGTTACTGTGGCCGGTGGATCCCCTGGCGGGGCGGCGGGAACAGGCAACGGTGCGCTCGGCGGCCCAGGCGAAATTGGGTTAATCCGAAGAATTCCGGTCCCAGGTTAGGATAAAACATGCCAGCAGAATTAAAATTTCATTGCGCTTATTGCGGACCATCACAACCGGTCGGCCCACAAGTCATTCATAACGAAGCTTTCCCAGAGGAAGTATGGCGTCAATGGTGGAAAGACAACGGTCCAGGACAGAACTCGGACATGCAATGCATGATGTGCGGTGCTCTACATGATTTTGCAGACGATGGAATCCCGGCTTCTTCTGGTGGTGGTTTGGATACATTAAATGTCAGCCAACCAACAATATCCGATTTAAATCCAAGCTTCGGAGATGCCGGGGATATCGCAATTATAGCCGGAGACTTTTTAGAAGTTGGAAATTTAACTATCAAGATTGGTGACAAAGTTGCCATTATCCAAGCTAGAACAAAAACAGCAGCTAGAATCGTTATTCCTTCTGGAACTTCTGGAACTACGTTAGACGTCACTGTACAAAATGACGTAAGACCTACTGCTGACACGCTAGTAGCTGGATTCACTTATAACTGATGAAATTGTCTTTACTGTCTGAAGAACAACATATCGCTTCAGTCGCGGTAGTATACGACGACGCAGGCCGCATTCTTCTTGGAAAAGCTACAAACACGGATGACCGTAAAGGTAAATGGTGTATGCCAGCAGGACACGCCGAAGACGGCGAATGTCCTGGAGCTACTGCTGTTCGTGAGACTTTTGAAGAGACTGGGTTTAAAGTAAAAGCCGATGGATGGAGCCAACCTTGTGAGTGGCGTTCCGGCATTACTTATGTTGTATGTCGGAAAATCGGCGGCGAAGCTAATCCTAATAGCGAATTTTCTGAATTAGAATGGTTTACACCGTTAGATGCCTGGGGTCTTAAAGACATTTATCCGGACGTCCTTAGGATTCTTAAGAAGTCAGCATCTGGCTTATCTTAGGCTACCAATCGTCCGTTGTAGAATCGTCATCGATCATATTGAAAAGTTTTTGTAGGGCTTTATTGCGACGTTCTTCTTCTTCAGGAGTCACATTTCTTACAACTTTTTCAGTTTTTTCTACAATGTTGCCCCAGGCGTCAGTGACTACTGCTTCGTCTAGAAAGTCGTCAACTTCTTTTTTCTTCTTTTTACGTTTCGGCCTTGGGGTAATGAGCGGAGCATCTAACGGGATGCCGTTCTTTTTTCTATACCTATCTCGGGCTTGATTTCGATTGAATTCTACTTGACAATCTTTGCAACGCTTAATCAAAGCTCGGTGAGCAAATTGGATTTCTCTTGGGCACTTACAGTCGACGCATTTTATCGTAATTTTAGCCATGATTTTTAAATACAAAAAGAGCGCCGAGAAAGCCTCGACGCCCTAGTATATTAAGCTAATTGCTTTGCAAGTTCCGCACCGCCCGGAAGCATCTTACGGAGTTTCTTGCCATTGTGTTCGCCACGAGCGATCTTGATCTTGCCGTCGGCTAGGAAAATCTTAGCGCCCTTGACGACAACGTTCTTGCCCTCTACTAAATCCCACATCTCGACGTCTTCGGTAAGACCAGTGGGGACTTCAACGACCTTACGTCGTCGGGCCAATTTCTTTCGCTTCTTCTCAGCTAGCACAGTGCGGGCCTCGGTTGAAGATCCTAGAGCACCATCGACACGTTGCCCACGCCATGAACAGCGGACCATAGCCTTGTAGAAATCAGTGTTGGTCCTACTAAAAGCGAAATGCACAACTTCTTTATAGATAGCTGCCTTCAATTCTTCTCGCATTGGCTTAGGTAGCTTACGGCGGATGTTGCCCTTCTCATCGAAAAAATCGGGGTGGAGGAAGACCTTGGACTCGCGATCAGTATGGCTGATTCGCTTTCGGTGGTAGATCTTCGGAAGTAGTAAGAATCGAAGGCTGTCTGCGTTCAATGAATTCCGAAGTCCTTCTAAAGACTTAACTCGGAAAGCTCGCCTAATGGCGATTCCTGCTACTTTGCGGCACCATGCGGTTGCCTTGGGTGATAATTCGATTTCTTTTGTATTAGTTTGCGGTGTTGCTTCAACTGCTAAGGTTGTCATTTTGTTACTCCTTGTTGTCAGCCTTTCGGTCTGATAATTTAAATACATTTTGCTCCGTTTTCCTTTTTTCTAACAGAGCATGCAAATTCTGTTCAATCTTCTTAACTTTCCCTAAGTATTTGGAACGAACATCTTCTGCAAGGATCTCCTGGTGAGACCACATATTTACTGGTTTACTCCATGCACAATAGTGGCCACGTTCGGTTTCGTCTAGATCGAATTCATAAAGGATCAATAACATGGCGTCATCTGACCTATAGACTCCTTCGACATAAACCTCAGTCCCGTTTATATTAACTGTGTTTTCATACCACTGCATTTAATAATTGCTCCACTTTTTTCTGAGCCTCTTCTGCTTCGCGATCATGCCCAGAAAACCTCAGGAAACCTTGTATACGACTAAAATACGTGTGATCTTTTAGAATTGCTTTACGTTGAAGTATGCGAAGTTTTTCTCGTTCAGCGTCATGTTTTAAATAGTGCTTGACTAAGTCTAAATAATTCTTAGCGTTTTTAGCAAGTGGAAAAATTTTAGTGTCAACATACCTACCGATTCCTTTACACGGATCGCATATTGTGAATCCTCCGCCAAGCGGAACCTTGAACATTCTTTCCGGAATATCAATTCCATATCGTGAAGTATGTGGTTCTACTATCGAAGGACAAATTTTAGCTGACGAAAAGAGCTTGTTAATCATGCCGTCGTTCGCTGGGCCCTTGAATTTAGGCCCTTTAGGCCACCCGCCCCATCCAAAGACTTGAGAGCTACAAGATTTAATAACTGGCATTAATAATTTATCAATGTTAATACCCTTATATGGCCATCTGCCACCTACAAATCCGACATCGCATGTATATCGTTGGTCTTTGGCTACAGGGACATGAGCGATTGAGTTCCCACCACATGGCATCGGGATGACTGGGGCAATTTTGTTTTCCCAGTTATTCCACATAACGTCGATATCTGCTTGGATAGCATAACAAAATAAGAAGTCCGGATTTTGCTGTTCTACCCATTTAATAGCATGAGTAGGTTCGTTAATATTAGGCTCACGCGGTTTTGGAGTTAGTTTGGTTGATCCCCACGGATTAACATGGATAGCGACTTTAGTTCCAAACGCATCTTTTGCCCATTGTGGAAAATCTTGTCTCCATCCAGAGCAACCAAGGTATAAATTAGGCTTGTACTTTTTTAGATGTGCTGGAGTGCCATCCCAACGTTCGAACTTATGGCCTAGCGCTTTGAAAGCGTCTTCCCAACCTTTAGTGATGTAATAAAAAGCACCGCCGTCGGGCTTACAACATAAAATGTTTAATTTATCTGACATTTTGGTTCCAAATCGCATAGCATATGATTATAAGAAAACGGAAAAGCCTTCTTAAATCTATTTAGCGCTGCCGCATATAGAGGAACTAGTTGAGTTAAATTCTCTTCAGCTAATTTAGCATAATATAGAACAGCTAATATAATATCGGATTCGAATCTTTCGATATCTGACCAAATAAAAGCCATAATGCCATCTAATGCTGACCAATTCTGCTGGCGATATAGTCCTTCTAGATGATTGTTTAATTTATCGTTTACGGAGAAACTTGGCGTTCTGACATGATGATCACAAATTCCGCAAAAACCTTCTTCTTCAATGTTGCTTCCGCATTCGCGACAAATCAATGTCATGTTACACCTTAATGCCAGGATAAGTGGCTCTTAATTTCTTAATTAGAGAAGCAATATATGAAACCATGTTATATTGCTTCTTCAGTTGTGAATAAATCTTCTTGTTGCGCTGGTGATGTACATTCCAACCTGATGTTCTACCATGCCATAGGTGAACAAAATCTTCGGTTCTAACATTATAGAATTTAACGGCATATTTCAGTCTTTCGAAGAAATCACAATCTTCAATTCCGTAACCTTCGAAAACTTCATTGAATCCGCCACACTTGAAGTATGCTTTCTTGGTGCAAGCTAAAGATCCGCCTTCGAAATAACCGACGGCCCGCTCGCAATCCTTTTTAGCGTTAATCACTCTTGTGGATGTAATCTCTCTTGATGATTTCTGATTCATATAGAGGACTTTGGATCCGATGTGAACTCCCGCATGAGTATCGAGCAATTCACTAATTTTCTTAACATAGTTAGATGGACAAATGATGTCGGCGTCTTGTAAGATAATTTTTGGATAGGTTGCGTTAATAACGCCGAGATTAAAAGCCATTGCTTTTGTAAATGGCTGATCTTTATGTCTGTTTTTTGCAAACAGATACTTGCATGGTTTTACTGGCTCAGTATTAAATCTAGATGTCTGATCTTGCTCAGAGATGATAATTTCAATGTTTGGAAATAATTGTGATCTGATTGAATTGACTATTGTTTCCGTAGCATCTTGCCGACCGATGTTCTTAATAGGAATGATTACAGAAACAGATGGGACTTTGGTATATTCTGTTGCTTCAACCCTAATTCTGTTAGGGGATTTTATCTTTTTGTAGATTTCTCTAGCTTGTTTAAGAGACTGTGATCGCTGAGGGACAGAGCTAGCGTCTTTATGAATTTTAAAAAACCTGTCTGATCCTTGAACATCGTGATATCCTTTTGGTTGGATATTAGACATTGATACTCGTTCTGACCAATCCACGTGCTCGATACCATAAGTCCCAAATTTTTCGTCGAAAAACCCGACTTTTTGGAACACATTGTCTGTGAAAAACATCAAAGCGCCATGAGGTTTTTCGGTAATCGTGGTGATGCCTAATCCACCATGCCTTGAATTTGGATTATTGCGTTTAGCACCGTATACGCCGTGCTGATGGTAACAGAAATGTTGAAATTTAGATTTTTGGGACGCAGTAATGTAAAACTGTTCCCAACCACGTTGAAGAATTTCTACGTCATCGTTCAACAAAAATTTAAATCTAAAACGCTCTAGGCACCGTAATAATCTGTTGCTATTTCCGGCAACGCCTAGCCTTCTCTGATTTGTTAAAACAACGATGTCGGTTTGTTTATTAAGCCAGGTTTTAACATCTTCGTTTGTCGATTCGTCGCTAACAAAAACAGTTGTCTTTTTAAGGTCGGTATGACTTCGAATAGACGAAATGAGGCGCTGGATTGACCTTAGCCTATTATAGCTTAAAATTCCGATTCCAATGTTATTAGAAACTGTCCAGTCGTTTTTCTGGCAAGAGTTAACAAATAGTTTTTTGTTTTCTCTAAGTGCTCTACCGACCACTGGGCGTTGGTTTTTAGATTTTGGCACTGATTGCGAGTTAATACCAGTTTTTCCCGCCCTCTTAGGTTGAGTTTTTGACCTAACTTTACCAGCTTTGTTTTGTATTACTTTGTGCTTTTGGCCTGGCTTAATAATGGCTTTTCGAGCCCCAGGGGCGTGTTTTACCTCATTAACGTTTTTTGGTTTAATGGATTTGTTGGTGGTTTCTACGATTCGTACAACTCTGAGATATTTTGGACAATATCTCATGTACCAGTCTGACAAGACCATTCTGCTATGCGGTGCAACTTTAATAATCCCCTTGTCCGGGGATGATAGCTGTATAGCATGACCTTGCGGGTTTATATATTCAACCATCTTAGACATAATTAACTTCTTAGTTCAATAACTTTTTCAGCCAACTCGACAGCTCGTTCGTCTAACTCTAACAAACTCTTGTTATTATTTATGACTAGAAATTGATCTGACATCGATTTGAATTTTGGTAAATTTTGCTGAAAGCTCGAAGAATAGCGTTCCTCGAATTTACTAATATCTTTATCTTCCGCGTATTCCTGGCGACGGTCAGTTGATGCATTCACATAAGCAAATAAGATTTTATGTCCTCTCGTTTTAGCATCACCAAAAAGCTGATTTACTTGAAGCGCATCTCTACAACAAGTGTCGAAAACGATCAACACTTTATTTGGTAATTTAGTGATGCACTCACGAGCTTTTTCGTAAGACATTTCCCATGCGACTATGCCGTTAGCTTGTTGCTCACTATTAGGCAGGTCTGCGAAATCTTCTGGATATAAATCTCGTGGGTTGATATGAATGAGATTTTTGTGATCTAATTGCTCACAAAGTCTACTTACTAATTCTGTTTTGCCCGCATATGGGAAGCCGCTGGTGAATAAGATCATATATCTTAAATACCATCGAACTATTGCTTTTTATTAGCTAACCGTTTTTTAAGCAATAGTTCAATTCTATCTTTTAAAGACATGCTTACAGGCTGCTCCCCCTCTGAAGTTCCTTGAAAAGTGCCTTCTGGAACAGCATCGGGGGTTGCTTTAGTAGCGGCTGGGCCTTTATAATCGAGGACGCCGTCCTCGGCTAAGATACGACGTTGTACGATCGTTAATTTCATATCTTATGTTTAAGGAACTTGCTCCAGCTTTCTGGATGTTCTTTAGGGATCATTCCAGCAATAGGCTGCCATTTAGGAGTCTTAGGTTCCTTAATTAACTTCATGCCGGTTTCTCTTAGAGGTTTGTCGGCTTTGAAAGTATTACAACTTAAGCACGAAGTGACACAATTTGTCCATCCGTTTCGACCGCCTCTAGACCTTGGCTTGATGTGGTCGATAGTTAAATCTCCTGGCGATCCAGGAGTATTGCAATACTGACAAGTATAAGAATCACGTTTGTATAGATTGCGCCTAGACCAATTAACTTCAGTAAATGGAACGCCACCGTACTCAGATAAAATTACTACCTCGGGCACTTCAATGGCGATATTTGGAGTTCTAATCACTTCTTCTGCTGTTAGTTCGTCAGAACGTTCTATAGACCTTTCGATCCAACGGTCGATTAAAAATGTCTCATAAGAAACCGGGCATAGCGCGCGGGCCGAGTCACGGCACATTAGGATAAATGCGCGTTCTACGGTCGTTACGTTGATTGCAACCCAGTTTTTATTAAGAATTAGCGTATGCTTCATTTCATCACTTTCGTTCTATTCTTGCGTACATTGGTAACATATCATTACCTCGCTTGACAGTCTTGAACGCACTCGTCTTTAGAATTAAATCCCCTTTATAAGATCCTTTTCCTCGTCCTATTGCTTCAATAGTATTTTGGTCTAAAGTGACCAACTTCAACACCTCTTGCGTCGGGTAAACCTTGCTGAATAAATCTCGAATCATTCCAGGACCATAAAACTTATTCAATGATGTGCGCAAGTCTACTAAAGACAGTTTGCCATCATTTAAGGACAAATACATTATGAGTTGTGGAATTCGAGCAACCTTCATCAAACTGATAACTCTTGGAGCGTCATCTGACGCGAACTCCAAAGCTAACCTCTGCAACGGGTGTTTTTCATCAGCCATATTGATGGGATTCGCATCAAAATCTCCGAATCCCAAATAAACGTCGCCTGAATCTACCTCACGATAAATCATTATCGTAAGACCTTGCTCAATGTAACCTTTGATTACATATACAAATTCATCTTTAATTTCGGGAAGCTCTTTCAAGCTTAAAGTTCTAGGATAAGCCAAGAGGCCAGGGACGTTAGACGTACCAGATGATGGAGTTTCCTTGTGCTCTGATTGTTGCATAACGACCGCCCGTACTTCCTTTTATATCGCCTATATCTACTTTAGTAGTATTCTTTTTATATTCCGACTGACTCATAGTTAGTAACAGCACGGGCATCCCGCGTTTAATAATTTCAACGCAGTTTTCTTCTGGGACAACTGCTGATACGACACCAAACCAATGTGTAAACCAACCATGCCATACAACGCAATCCCCAACTTGGGGACTCCATTTCACCAATGGTTGATAATGTGCTAGATCTACTGATTGTGATTGATTCATAGTATACCAAGCAAGACTAAAGCTATAGCAACTACAACGCCTTGTGGCACGATAACTGCAACCCACCTTTTGAGAGTTTGAGAACTAAAGTCTTTTCTAACAATTAAATACAGCCAGTACCACAATGACGCTAAAGCAACACCATATATTACCGCATTAAACATCTGGCTCCGCCACAGGGCTAATTTCACAAGTCCACGGGTTCATCTGGTACTGGCCTTCAACCAAATCCCAAACTACAAATAACCCATTTCTACTACCGCCTAAACGTCGATTAATAAACCCATCTAACCAAGTGATTTGTTCATCAGGGTTTGGAACTTTAGCTGGTAAAAAACCGCCAAAATCATCTGGTCGATCATGAGCCATGTTTTGAGCTTCATAACACCTATGATGATTTTGAATCATTTCAAAACCTTCGATCATCGATTGTCTTACTGTAGAATCTCCGCCAGATTGTGGGATAGTAACATGACCTGCAAATTTTTCGCTGGCGAAGTTAGTACCCTTAGTATTATAAATAATTGGTTTGGCGTCGTTGCTAGAATTTTCAGACGGCTTTAATTTTTTAACAAGCTCGTACAAATCCGCCAAGTTGTTAATATGAACTTGCTCTGGTGGTGCAATACCACTCGGGCGTTGCTCAGACTTCGAAAAACTCCTATCAGAAGGAGAAGACCCCTTATCTTTAGGAGTTTGGAAAAGGCGCGTAGCTTCTTCTGCTCCGATATTAAGCTTCTTCTTCTTCTTGAAGCGATCCTTGAACTGGTCCTGTTGATCCATGGTAATCTCCGGGGATAATTACTGTTTCCGTTTTATGTACTGCCATGGAAAACGGCCTGCGGCTTAACCATTTGCTGTTCAATTCATGTAGCAAATTTGACAATCTATGAATAACAAAAGTAGTAACAACATAATTAACTGCAAACCATGGACAAATTGGTAAGACAGCTAACCAAGCTACTGCCGCAGCAACCCAAACTGATGTACAATAACCACAGTTTACGAGTTCGCCCAAAAACCCATTTCTGGTGTAAACAAACTCACGTGGTTTTTGGAAAATAGCGCTTGACACTAAAATTTCAGTTACGGCTTCAACAAATAATACTAAAATTAGCAATTCAATCATGGATATTCTCCGTATATCTGCAGCCAATAGTCTTATTAGAACATTGCCAATATTTATTGACTTTTTTCTTTTGCGCGTCGTATTTATGTATACGTCGCATTACCCACCCACATTTTGGGCAAATTTTGCCATTCGTCCTCATTGGTTTGGTTTTTTGTCCGCAGCACGCCATTAAAGATCCTTACTAAATAAAATCCCTGGCTTTATGTTTTGAACAAAATCTTTCCAATTAATGACATATGGAGTTGGTAGCACGATTGTAACCGGGTCTTCTTTTTTCAATTTAATCGTCACGGGTTTGCGATAACAATCTATTTTAAATGATGGCCCAGTGTACCAACCAAGATCAATCCAACTTTCTTCTAAAGCAATGAAATCAGCTTGATTATCTGGTTTAAAGAACATCATCGGAAGCTTTTTAGCAGATTTTGCATCCCTAATGCATTGCCACCACCAAGAGCTAAAATCCGCCGTATTTGGATTTTTCAAAATGGCTTGGAAATTAAAAGCTTTTTGGTTTTTGGCTTCAATGCAGAACATGAAATCTTGGCGATCACAAATACAATCGCCGTAAAACAATTCTTCGCGAATTAGTGTGTTGCTCTGTTTATTAAAAGCTCCAGAAGCCGGAACTCGCCGGAATCCGACTCCTGTAAATTCGGTAAGAAGTTTGGAACATCGACGTTCGTAGGTATTGCCGCGTCTTTTAGAGCGTTTTCCTACTTTAGAAAAGTCAGTTTTAGCCATAAGTAACCCTCTCTATTTACAGAGAAAATTACGTAATCATATGTGTAATAATATATGTCTGATCTAGAACTGCAACTGCAAAACCGTCTCCGGCTTCAAGTTCTAGATAAGCGGCTAATTTCGGATGTCCAGCGCTATTAGGGGCTGGGCTCCCACCTTCAGCTGATCCATCAACATTGTCTAAAACTCGGAATTCAGAGGATGATGATGCCCGTTCCTCTAGAGTAGCATTGTCGTCTAGGACGGTTCCTACGGGTGTAACGTGAACTAACCCAATAACTGCTAAACGTGTTACGACTGGCATGATTGCTCCCTAACCAACTTTTTGAACGGAGTTATGTACCGTGGGATGTCCGCAGTAACTCCCCTAAGTTTATATTTGCTGATTAAGTTTCCGATAGCTTTCAAATCGTACTTTACTGGCTTGAATTGTTTTTGTAAGACATATTCGATGTTTTCCAAAAGTTCTGGACAAAGTGACAAGTCAATTAGCCTTAGGTTTTCCAAAAACCGTTTAATGCCAACTATTGCTGGCACGCCACCCTCCATGACAACTGCTTTGTCACTTTGGAAAAATTCGTTTAAAATATCGACACTATCTGTCAATTTTTTTGCGGTCACTTTACCGACGCGATGGTATCCAACAATGTTGTCAGACTTGTCACCCATTAAACATTTAGTCGTGACTGGGTCAACACTTGGTATTGGCTCGACATCCAGTTTCTTCCTCGATGTCGGATGATGAATGTTTACGTTATCGAAATTATAAGAAATTTGTTTTAGGTCACTATCGCTTGAGCAAATTATGATCGGATCTATCCTATTGATCTTACAAAAAGCATAAATCAAATCGTCAGCTTCCATCATGGGGCGATAATATTGCCTAATTCCCATTTTGCTAAACAACATGGTGCAAACTTCGGTCAGATTTGCCAGACCGTTCACGATCTTTTCATCGTGACCACTTCTATTGTCTTTGTATGTTGGGCTTAATTTTCTTCGCCATGTAGCTGTTCTTGGGCTGTCCCAGAACATATGGACTTGCTCTGCTTCGAATTTTTCATAATAATGGGTTAGGATATGTATTACAATAGTAATGGGGTGATGCTCTGATTTTTTAAACCAATCATCTCCTCGGGCAGTATAAATCGCCCGATAAAGCATGTTTTTCGCATCAACTAGTAAGTGAGTTGTTTTCATTGGTCCGATATTCAGCAGGCCCGGAAGAATCCGGGCCTGCTGTAAGAGGAGACGACGATTTGAATTTAGTCGTTTTTAATGTCTTCGAGCAGGGCTGCTAGCTCTGGATCGTCGACTTCAACGGTGGAAGCAGACTCTTCCACTGCAGGCTCTGCTGCTTTTTTCTTCGCTGGCGCTTTCTTTTTGGCGGCAGGCTTCTTGGCTGGGGTCGGCTCCGGAGTAGGCTCTGGAGTAGATTCGTCAGCATCAAAACCATCGCCGTCATCAGAGACACCATCCAACAGAGTGTTAACAAAACCTTGAAGAGTCTTGAGGTTCTCTGGGGTACGATCAGGATACTTGGTCGGAAGATCATGTCGCTTCACTAGGATAGCTTCAATCTCATCGTCTGATGGAGCGATTGGTCCACTTCGGAAGGATAGCTTGCACTCATCATAAGTGTTGTAATCACCCTTTTTGGTGATATCAAAGATGAGAGGATAAGCTTCTGATTCATCGTAGAACAAACCCCATGCACGTGGGTTATCAGGATCGTCACCGCCGTCGTCGAGGGCTAGACATTGGTCAAGCTTATCGAAGATGGTCTTCGGCATCGCGTAGAAAACAACTCTACCACGAAGTTCTTCTGGGTTAGTTGAAATGTTCGGGAAGTATAGGTTCACAACATACTGCGTACGCGGCAAGTATTGTGAACTAATTTCTCGACGGGCTTTCTTTTCGTCAGTTTCACCAAGAAGATTGAATCCTAGTTGGCAATAGACACAGCTATCACCATCGTAGATTCGTGGGCAGGGATAACGCTTGCGGTTTACCCAGTGATCGCCAACTTGGAGGAAGAATAAATCATCCATCCCTTTGACGGCCACACCTGCGGCTCCTTTTTCGCCTTTGTTGAGAGGAGGTAGGATATAGCCTTTGGCTTTCCATTGTACGCCTGCAGCTACCTGCGGTGGCTTCCACTCGTCTGGGTCGCGACGGAATCCGCCCTTCTTGCTGAGCATCTTTTCTCTGACTCGTTTGAGTCGTTCCAATTTTTCTTTGCTAGTTGCCATGTTTCACTTTGCTTTCTTTGTTAGCTCTAGTAGCTATTATATTAAATACATTTCTGTGTTTTTTCAAAAATATCATTATAAAACTCCGTATCCAAGGGATTTATCGATGGTCTCCAAAAGTTTAGCGCAGCTGCAAATTCTAACTGACAAACTACAACAAAGAGACAATGAACTAAAAGAGAGCGCCACCCGTTTAAAATTGGCGTTAGGAGCAGCAAAAGCCGGTATGTGGCATTGGTGTTTAACGAGTAATTCATTGTTGTGGGATAAACGGATGTTTGAAATGCTTAGACCAGACATGTTAAATGATGGTATAGATCCAAACAAATGGACCGGGACATATGATCTTTTTATCGAGTGTATCCATGAGGATGATAGAGAACGAGTAAAGTCATATATTGAAAAGTGTGTTGACGATCAATCTTATTTTAATTGCAAGTATAGGGTAGTCTGCCCAACAACAGGACAAATAAAACATATTAAAGCTTTGGGCCAAGTGGTCGAAAAAGCATCCGAACAACTAGAAGAATGCGGATCTAACGTTTGTATGACGGGTGTCTGTATCGATATAACCGACGAGGAAGCATAAATGCCAGCACCAGCCGACAATTGGAATGAATGGTCCAAACACATTCTTACAGAACTCGTTCGCCTAAATGGAAATTATGAAGGCTTGCGGGACGAAATTTCTGAAGTACACAAAGAAATCGTTAAATTAAAAGCAGATCAATCCACTGTTGAAGATCTCAAATCTTGGCATAAAGAAATCTCAGAGGTTTGCTCACCAAGTCAACTAAAAGAGATGAAGGATCAAGTCGAGGCTAACAAAGCTTTTCGAGCGAAAGCCACCACAGTATTTATTGTTATCCAGACGATCTTTGGCATCATCATTGCCTTAGCCTCTCTAGCTTAAGAATCGCGCATCTCTTGGCGCTTAAATCCTGCTAGGGAGCGTAAGTTATCGGCTTTAGACCGAATCGAATCGACGAAATGGTACAATTTACCTAAAGTCCGTTGATGCATCAACAATTCGGTTTGGAGCCTCAATAACTCATTGTCGCCGTCAGCGATTTCATCCAAAACGTATTTGGCAATTTTCATATCGTTTTTCTGCGCTTCTTCACGAGAATTTTGAGAAACGACGGCTCTACGGCGGGCGATTTTTAGTTCTAAAACATTACAAGCATGCTTCTGTTCACTTAAAACAGCGCCAAAAAACGCCAACATTTGCGGAGTCTCTTCTAACTGTTCTTCTAACGTTTCATAATCTGGGCGGAAGTCTCCAGAGAAATCATGCTCTAACAATTTCCCGCCTGGAAGCTTCACTCGTAGTTTGAATAAAGTGTTACGAATGTCTTCGTCTAGGTCTTTAATGATGTTCTTCGGGCGTTTTTTACTCATCTAAATTCCTTAAAGAACTTCCATTTCTTCCACTTGGATCCTAGGCTGACCTTTACTGCCCACCTAGCGTTTTCCTCTGAAATACCATCGAGTGGGTGCAGCATTATTTGGCCAACTCGTTTAATTATTTCTTTAACATCTTTTGGCTTCGAGCACAAGATTAACGCATCGTGAACTTCGGTTAGGATGTTTTCCGGATACCTTTGATGTACTTGCCAGATGGCGTTCTGCATAGCATGTGCTACCGTTCCCTGAACTTGAGCGTTAAAAGCGCTTAAAACAGTCCGTTCTCCACCAATGGCGAACTTGCGTCCTAATAATGACTCACTAAATCCTTGCTTTTCAATCTTAGCAGAGCTTTCTCTCATCCACTCTGCGAATTGTGGATAAAACTCCAACGGGGCAGCATCCGCGTTCATGGAGTAAAAGCTTCTAAATAGCTCTAATTTACATTGATCTCTTGTAATTCCAGGATCGTCCAATTCTTTGCACAATCTGGTGTATGGATCGGACGTGAGGAATGATTCTTCAAGGCTTTCGTCGCCACTGATTAAGCTTGCAGCCCTGAAATCGGCGGCAACCCAGTCGAAATGAATAAACACGTCAAAATCTGGGTTGATATGATAGACTTCGTCTATGTCTCTAGAACCTTGAATGTTGTTTTTGATGCATTTCGATCGCCCAGTATAAACAAAATCATAAATCGGATATTTCTTACTATCCCCTAAATAATAGCCTCTATCTTCTAATGTGTTGTAAACCAATTGAGCATTAGCTAACGTTGATTGCCATAATTCCGGCTCTTTTTTAAGTAAGGAGATTTTCTTAATTAGGCTCTTTTTGATGTCTGACAAGTCAGGGGTTGGCTCAAGAACCGTTGGAATATCGTAGACTTGATATTCTTTGAGCGGATCTAATTTGAAGCTTTTAACAAACGATTTGAATCCTGACAACACAAGAGGGCCATCGAACAGAGCTTTAATTTTCTGTTCGTTTTTATATGCTTCCTCCAGAGCAAGTTTGTGACCTCTGTAATAAAGTGGGTAAAATTCCACTTTCTTGTTCTTATCGTTGTAAGAACAAGCATACTGAGGATAGTACTTCCCCCTTCGGTAATCAAAATAACAATAAAGGTACGTCACTTATTTTGGTTTGCGATAGAAGTGTTTCGGCTTGTCCTTTTTTCCCTTTTTGATGTTGTGTGACATCTCATCGACTTCTCCCGGTTGCCTCATGTATCCATACGGATCATTGGTTCTTAATTTGTGGAGGTTCATTTGCCTATTACAATCGGATTTATTGGTGTAACAATCCCCTTTCCAATACCAATTGGGGGCTTTGTTAATGATTGTAGTAGCTTCACCTTCGCAAATAGGGCACTTGATCTCTGGATCGTCGCCCATGGCGTGCTCAACAACCCACACGAGTGGAGTGTTGTCACTATCAATTAGACCATCTTCTGTCATTTTTGTCAAGCGGTGGATAGGCACAACTTCGGCTTTTTCGAATGTTTCAGTCTCGAAAAATTCCTCTGGCAAACCAGAAATTTTGCAGCACTCCGTTTTGTCACATTTATAATAATATCGCATAGTATTTCTCCTTATTTCTTGGTCAGCCGATTAACTTTAATTTCTTCCATTCTCATGGTCTGATAATTAACCTTAATTCGAACTACTTCGTTTTTCTTGCCATTACGGTTTTTAGCAACGAACAATCTCAACTGCGGTGTTGTTCCCTGATACTCGTCCGCGTCTTGGTTCGCACTAACTACGTAGTCCATAGGCATCATCTTGCCATAAGATTCAGCAACTTTATTAACGCCTAAAACTTGGCCTGGGTTTTTGCTTTTTGGATCGTCTCTGTTGGTTTGGGTTGCAGTAAAAACCAACATATCCTCATTTTTAGCAACACCACGTAATTGGGTAGCAACTTGCTTTTGCCTAGTATAGTCTTTATCGTTGTCCGTTTTTCGTCTAGAAATCATGAGTTCTAGATAATCAACTACCAAAACGTCCGGATGCCAATTTTTCTGTTTTCTCAATTGTGTGATTAAGTGATAAATTTCGTTGACTGAAATTTCATCTGGTGGAAATTCGAAGATTTTGAGGTCGCCGCTATAAGTGTTTCTAGCCTTGTCTAGCGCCGTTACCATCTTCTGCCGGTATTGAGGTTCAAATCTTTTGTGAATTTCTACGTTAGATATTGCTCCAGCGTAGCGCAAGGCTGTCTTGACCTTCGAAAGCTCTAAAGTGACGTGGAGGACGTTAGCACCTCTTTTGAGACACGCGATGCCCGAGTGAGGCAGGAGGATAGACTTCCCAACGCCTGTAGGGGCCATCCAACAGAAGCATTCCCCTTTAGCTGGCCCGCCACCTTCAATGCATTGGTCTAGCTTGGGAAATCCGCTAGTCAGAGTGCTTCGACTATCTCTTTCAAAGATTAACCCTACGTCTTCGAAAAATGTTAAACCGTTTGTTGTTACGTCTGTAATTTTCCTAGCTTCTTCAAACAATCTTTCAATTTCTTCATAGTCGTTTCGTTCATAAGCGGTGATTCCTTCTTCACTATAAAGTTGTCCGTAAGCGGCTTCTTGAGCCCACCTCTGCAGTTCTTTTTTAATGAATGGAATCTCTCGACGATCTGCTTCGCGCTCAATGACTTCAAGAATTGGTTCGTAATCGTCGTCCACGGTTAGATTTTTAAGAGCTTCATCTCTTACTATATCTCTAGTTGGAATGTGTTCTGTATCTTCGAACAACTTTTCAATAATAGCATAGACATACTGGGTTTCGCTAAGACGAAAGTATTTGTGCGTTAAATAACGCCCGACGATAGAGAAAAACTCTGGATTATCAAACGCTAACGCAATGATCGATTTTTCTGTGTTGGGTCCAAAAGGTGTGGTTTCCCCAACTTGTTCTACTTCAGCAACTTGTACCATAAAGGTAAAATACTAAGAACAAAGGTCGCCCTGTTTCGCTTGCGCGTTGGTTAAGTCTCTTTGTACACTAGAAAGAACTTTAGTAGCAGACTCACAAAATGAAATCAACTCATCCTCGCGGAAAACAAGATTATCCCACGCATTGCGAAGATCTGTAGAATACACATATCTAGTTTGTCTAGATCCAGGCTGCACCCCAATTTCCCGAATCTGAGTGACTCTGGCGCATTGGAAGAAACCTAGCCTGGCCGATGCGTCGAAGTATACTAAGCTACCGATGCCCCATCTGGATGCTCCTGGGGCAGTAGGGGGATCATCGTCTGGACAACAACCAGCTATTTTACTCTCAATATTAGTAACTTGTCGTTGCAATCTAACAACGATAATGTTTAAAGCTTCGCACACTCCGACCAATTCTGATTCTAAATATGCGATGGCCAACTCCGAAATTCTTGCGTCGTAGGTATCGCCAATTAGGCCCTGAGAAGGCGGTTTCTTACCAATGCTGATTTCGTATACCCACCTACCATCAACGACTTGTTTAATCGAAGTAATCTTGAAAGCATCTAACTTTCCGACGATAGCTGATTCTAGGAGATAAACCGTGTCTCCTCTACGGTATAATGGGGCAGATGGCATTACTCGTCCTTAAATTTATTTTCCTCCTCAAGTTCTGCTTCTTTACTATCGAATAAGACGTCTTTGTTCAACACCTTGTTTTCGATTTCTTCCATCATCTCTGGATTGGCCTCTAACGTAGCAACCGCATTAACGCGACCGTTTCCAAGTTTTATATTATTGTAAGTAAAGTGACTTCCGTTTTTACCAATCAATTTGTCTTCTACTCCCTTATCCAAGATGCAACCTGCACGACTAATGCCCTTCCCAAAGATGATATCAAATTCGGCCTGACGGAACGGAGGAGCTACCTTGTTTTTAACAATCTTGGTGCGAACGTGGTTTCCAAGCCCGCCAGACTCTTCTTTTTTAATGGTCGCTACTCTGCGGATATCAATCCTAACTGATGAATAGAACTTCAATGCCCGTCCACCACTTGTCGTTTCTGGATTACCAAACATTACACCAATTTTTTCACGCAATTGATTAATAAAAATCAGAGCCGTTTTTGATGTGTTTACAATTCCTTTGAGTTTTCTGCAACCTTGCGATAGTAATCTGGCTTGAGCACCAACGTGGTGGTCTCCCATATTTCCTTCAAGCTCAGCCTTAGGAACTAACGCAGCCACTGAGTCTACGATTACTAAAGCGAATTGCCCAGATTCACACAATGTTTCTACAATGTCCAAGGCTTGCTCGCCTGAATCCGGTTGACTAATTAGAATTGTATCCATATTGACGCCAATTTGTGCGGCGTAGGTTGGATCTAGAGCGTGTTCTACATCAATAAAGGCGACTCTACCACCTGCTTTTTGCGCATTGGCCGCTACTTGTAAAGTAAGAGTGGTCTTACCTGATGATTCTGGCCCGTAAATTTCTGTGATACGCCCACGAGGGATGCCACCAACTCCGATAGCTAGGTCTAACGTAAGCGCCCCAGTTGAAATAGCATCAATCTTTTCGGCGGTTTCTCCCATTCGCACGGATCCTGCTCCGTGTTTCTGGTTTAGTACGTTCATTAGCTCGTCTACTGACAAACCCTCTACTTCTGGTTTTTTTGCTTTTGCTGGTTTTTTTGCCACAATTCTAGTGCCTTTCTAATTATTTGGTCTCGTTCTGAGGTTGTTTTGACTGTTGTTTTCAGAGTATGGTCAACGAGAAATCGACGAGCCTCTGCTATATCTATCTCTAACAATTGGGAAATAGACTCCGCCATGCTATATGATTGAGATGTTTTATATCCAGCATCATACAACTCTTTTAGAAATTCTGGCAGGTTATAACTACCAACTTTTCGAACATCTTGTAGTGGGACTCTAACTAGAGTACTGTCTTTGGCTGCTACGACTTCTGGCCCTATCATTCCAATTACATTCCAATCACCTTGAGGGCTAGATGCCGACCCTGGCGGAGCGGAAAGATACCTTATTCGCTTGGTAGTTATAATTTGGATGATATCAAATTGCTTAAGCATATATAAATTAAAATACTTAGCTAACCCTTTGAAAATAGAACCACAATCAAAACTATATTGAAAGTTTATGGAGTCAAACAATGTCAAACACTTCCCAGAATAAGCTAGCAGATCTGGAGAAGAAGATTGTAACAGCTTTCCGCCACACTTTGAAGGAAAGCATCATACCCGAAGAAAGCACTACCCTGCAAAAGATGCTTGATGATGTTCAACATGATGTTGATGAATCATCACATACATCCCAATTTCGCTGGGAAGGCATTGACGACAACTTTAAACTTAAAGTTGCAGGTTCGGCGCATGAAGATGCAATTACTTCGGCCTTCTTCCAAACTCACACGTACAAGTACCTAGACAATCCAACGTTTAAACTCTCTTTCGAACGCGAATTGCATGCACGCGCTGTGCCTACAGAAGAATTGAATGGTGCTTTACAGCACGTAGATTCTTTAATTGCCGATTTGTCGAAATCCCCTGGAGAGCTAGACTCTGGATGGAACTCCGATTTAGAATCGTTAGTAGATCTTACGTCTAACGCCGATAATCGCAAACCCAGTGCTGATATGCCTCATTCTGGTGGCGGCATGTATCCAGAAAATGACAAGTACGACAAAGGTTCCTTAGAAGGATTTTAATCGATGTGGACAGCTCCTCAACAACGGTTGCTGTTAGAATTAAACCTTCTTCCAAAACCTGATCAGCGCGAGATTAAAAAGTCTGGTGCGACTAAAGCCGACCACTCTAAGCAATTTCCACAGCGCTCTGGAAATTTAGAAACTCCATTAACTAATCCGCAGCACCGCAAACTCATGGGGCAGTCAGATAACCCACATGGCACAAGAGCTGATAAAGTAGGCAGACCGCAGGCCAAAGGAATCCGCGCTGAACCGAATAAAGCTGGTAAACCAGAGGAAATGGAAGATCCGACTGGTTTAAAAAATCTTGGCCAACCTTTCGATCGCGGTCTTGTCGAACCACTTGTAGGAGATGACGCAGAAATCTCCAAGAATGATGAAAAGCATAAACCGCAACGTATGCAGGGCCCATCAGAAACGCCTGGCAGACAAACTTGGACTAGCTTCGGAAATCGGTATCCTGGCGGTAGAAATCCCTAAAAGGTAATTCCTTTACCGTTGCAGTGAATGCAATTTTTCCTATTCACCACACCAGCGCCACGACATGGACGGCAACCGGCAACTCGGTCAGCCATCTGCCCAAGTGAACGACCGCGCTCTTTAAGCATTTTGTCGTCAACATCTTGGTTAATCGTTATAATAGTTTCTCCATGAGATCCTGAAATACGTCGTGGAAGAGTGACTGGTACGCCTTGGCGGCCTTTGATTGTTTGCATCTGCTTAGCAAAAGTGACAGGTCTATCCAAAACGTTCCCTTGTTTGTCTGACGCTTGGGACGGTAGGTTGTAGGCAGGAACCCTGGCTCCTTCAGCCCCCGCCGATGGCCCATCTTTTTGATATTCAGACCGCCTTTTGGCAGCCTCTAAGGCTGCCTTTGTCTCCTCCGCCGACAATCCAATCCCATGGGCACCTTGTCTGGTGTTTTTCTGCATTTTGAATTGATTTCCGGCTACGTTAACAGTCGGTTTGTCATCCAAAGCATTGGGATCCGGAGGAGCTGATTGCCGTGCAGGTTGATGTGCTACTTCCGGTGTTTTAGTGGATTCAAGAGATGTGGCCATTGTTAAACCGCCAGCCGTGGCGGGCCCGATAGAAACGCCTAACTCTTTAGCTAAAGCTTGTAATTGTGCTAGTTTTTTTAATTTATCTGCTTCTTCGGCATCGATTTCGGCCAAAGCGTCTGGGATGAGTTTTTTAATCGCGCCAGGAGACGCATCATCTTCACATTCTTCACATACAGCGATTTTGTACTTTTCACCTTCATAGGTGATCGTCATGATAGTATTTAAATTTTCAGTAGTGCCATTAAAAATGCACTTATGGCTCAAATCACGCATTGGAAACTCTCATGGGTAAAAAAGTCGAAATCATCGATATCGAGCTTGGCATTGACCTCGCTGAAGAAATTAAAAACTGTACCGATTCAATCAACACAGAATTGCTAGAACACACCAAAAAAGTAATCCAGGAAAACGCGATGAAATTACAGAAAACTAATAAACGCAAACAAGCCGCCGAAGCCAGAGACATCAGAACTGCCCAAATCGTTAGATTTTTAGAAGAACAGTTTGGTGTCCCAGACAGGTGGGTTACTGGTATCGAATTATTAGAAGTTATCGGCATTGAACTTACGCCCCAAAATGTTAACAAAGTATCCATGCAAGTTAGAAAATTCCTTCGCACAGAAGATAAATGGACTCTTGATAAGAAACGACGTTCCAAAACAACAGTCTATCGCCTGGCTCGTTTCAGCTAACGATTCCATGGTCACGTTGGCCCTGAGCTGTGTCTAACTCCTTTAGGAGTTCAAAATTTACATCTTCATCGAATAAGCCGTCTGCGATAGGATCTCTAAAAGCAGCTACGACAGGCTCGATGGTGGGTTCGACGACTTCCACTTTTAATTTAGCGATTTTGTGCACAACCGACTTGTCTTCTTTTACGACGTCTTGTTTGTCGGTTCCATAGTGGCATTGTCCACATTTCACGTTATTTTCTGATTTGTTTTTACCAACATATAGTTCGGTAGATTTAAAGGCAATCAAATTGCCGCAGTTAGGGCAAGTAGTGTGGAAACCCACAGCTTTAACCTCAGTGCCTTTGCGGTCCTTGCCGAAGCCAGTGTAGTCCTCGCGGTCCCATTCTACTGGTCGTGCTTGTAGTTGTTGGCCTTTACAAACGACATCGATTAATTGATAACATTGGGTCATGTCCATACACCTTGATCTTGAATCTTCTTTTTAGTTACTTCCAGTTTATCGAGTAACTTATCAAAACCTACGATGATATTTAGGTCCATAACACCGTGGTCAACCGAAACATGGTCGATCGCTTTTGGATCTACTGTTATTCGATCGAAAATTACTAGGTAATACTCGAAATTATTAGATTTATAGGTTTTAGAAAGGTCGCACTTAATGCAACCTTTCTTAATGTCGCCAAGGTTGGCTTTTACTTGGTCGATAAGCTCATCATAACATCCATCACACATATCGTTGTTAAAACTGACAGATTGTGGTGGGGACTTGACGATTTGTCCATTACGCTTGCCGACTTGGTATTTGCTGGCCTTTGTAGAATAATAATTAAAATCGTTTTTGTATGATGTACCGCAAAAATCGCAGGCAATTCCATCTTTATCAGGTAGCAACATAGAGCCTCAGAGTATTTACCTCCTTCGGCTGTGTTTTGCCCAATCTTTTAAGAAATCGGAACTGCTCCAATCCTTTGGAAGACCAACTCCCGTTACAATACGGGTTTTGTTCTTTTTACAAACATTCCATTCAGGAATAGTGTCAATATCGACGCGATCTCCACCTTTAGTGAAAACTCCTGGACGGATAATGTCAAGCGCCCCGCATACAGTCATATCATTGCTAGTCTCATACGGGATAACAAAATCGACGCCCCGGATCGTAGAAACAATTTGACACCTAGTCTTCAAATCTTGGAATGCTTTTCCCTTTTTGGATTTTAAGAAAGCATCGCCATTTACAATAACAGCTAAGATAGGGTTAAAGTATTTGGACTGAAGCATACAAGAAATATGCCCCGGATGAATTGGGTCATAACCACCCGATGTACAAACAATATAATTGGTTTGTGGAACTTGATTCACCAACTCCCAAGCCGGGAGGATAGGTGCTCCACCTTTAAGACGCCAAGATCTGTAATCCATTAATCTTCCTTGAGCATTAGCGGCACAATGAATGACCGCCTTTTAAGACTAAAACTTCTCCAACGTTCTTGCCAACGCACGTTCATTCTTGCTCCGACACCTGATTCAAAGACTTCTTCATCATTGAAATTCATCTCGTCGGTCCAGACGTTGATGCGAGCATAATTAATTCCGTCGGTGACACTGAGGATCAAATACTCCCCTCTTGTGCCTTTCCGTTTTTGTACGTCTTCAATTACACACTCTAGAATACCAGTTTTCTTAGCATCCTCGATTTTACATCCGTCTTCATGCTCAAAGACGTCGACTGGGGAGTGCCAATAGTAACCCAAATATTCTTTTTCGAAATCTAGAATTTCGGATAGCGTGAAATCTTTCGGAAATAATGCAATTACATTGTCGATATCTAGATCGAGCCTATTAGCCAATCTTATTTGCTCTTTTGCGAGCTGCATTTCCGAATTAAATGGGCGTGGAATATCTATACGCGCCGATGGTTCCCACTTTGTAATTTTCTGGGGTATCTTCTTGCGTTTCGGATATGCCAGCATGTATTCTTTAGCCTGTCGACGTCGTTCGTCGTGGATCATATCCGAAGGCCAAGTATAACAGAAATTGATGAGGCGTTTAGTCTTAGTGACGTCGGACCCACTGCAATATTTGTAATAATACCACATCCAAAGAGCCTTGCGATTTGTATAGAAAGAATCGAAACCACCTAATTTGATCAATCTTTCGATTGCAGTCTTGTCTTTGCCAACACGCTCCACGAATTCATCAAAGTTGTTGAATTTGCCATTTTTAGCTTCGTCTACAAGCTTTTTACCAAATTTCTTCCCGATTCCTTTAACACTAAGAATTCCAGGAATAACCCTATCATCCTCTACCGAGAATTCTGCTGTCGGATGGTTGACGTTAATAGAGCCAAATTTGATACCTTCGGCTCTGGCAGCTCCCATGAACTGTAAAGTCTTGTGGTTGGGACACTTAGATAATACTGCTGCCCACCATTCAGCGGGAAAGTGGGTCTTAAGCCACAAGCACCGATAAGCGATTAAGGTGTATCCGACGGCGTGGCTCTTATTGAAACAGTAACGACCAAAAGACACCATGTTACTCCACAATTCTTCTGCTACGTCTTTCCCTAATAGAATTGTGGCACCTTCGATGACTCGGGGACCGATTTCGTCTAGAATCTCCATTCTCTTTTTCTTGACAGCTTTCTGGGCGGCTTCGGCCTCAGGCATGGTGAATCCACACACTTCGACCCAAATTCGCAGAAGCTGTTCTTGGAACGTCAGTACGCCTTTTGTCTCTTCCAAGATATCAAACATCTTAGGGTGTAAGCGTTTTTTCCAAGAATTGTCTTTATCTCGATTGCTAATGTAGACATCGACCATTGGCAAAGGCCCAGGACGCCCAAGACTGTTATAAATGACTAGATCCATGAACGACTTTGTGCCGCCCTTTTCTAGAATGCTCTTTTGCAGGTCAGTATCGAATTGGAAAATTGATTCCAATTTTACATCGTTAGCTCGTTTTAGAGCTTTAGGATCGTTTAGAAGAATTTTCTCGACTTTTCCATCTGAATGAGTCATCCAGCCAGCCAAGTCTTTCAGGGGATTGATTTCGTCGAAATCAATTTTAATCCCTTTAGATTTTTCAATTAGTTTTTTGGCGTCATAAATATAGGCCAAGTTTAGTAGGCCAAGTAAGTCGAATTTTACCAGCCCGAACTTAGACAACTGAGACGCAGCCATCCCTTCGGTCCATGCCGAAGTCCATTGCTTGTTGCCTTTGGCTCCAATGAATGTTAATGGGACGAAGTCTCTAATTGGAACTGATGAGATAATTAGCCCACCAGCGTGCTTCCCTTGAGATTTAATTTTCCCTTTCATTCGATAAGCTAAGTGGACTACCTCTGGATAATCATCTGAATACTTTTTAAATGATTCGAACTCATCGTAAGCATCATTGAACGACATGTCGTCGAATTCTGCCGGGAGATCTTTAAGGGCTGCGATCGCTTCGTGTCGGTTATGTCCAAGAACTGTCGCTGAATCTTGGATGGCTAATCTAGCCTTATAAGTAAGCCACAACCCTACGTTACAAACGTGTTCGGTGCCGTACTTCTTTTCAGCGAACGCTTTAATAGGATCTCTAGAGATCGGCAGTAGGTCAATATCGATGTCCGGGAATTCTGGATCCAATCGCGTAATGTGAGCGATTTCCGATTCGACCGGGTCTACTGGTGTCATGTCTAATAGATAAGGGAAAACTAAACCATTTTTGTTGTGCTCAAATTTTTGGCCGGTGTTGTAGAGCCTAACCCAATAATTGTTAGCACCTTGTTTGGTGATTTCTTTTATTTCTCGCTTTAGTCGATCTTTATATTCTGTGCCCAGTTTTTTCTGTGCACAGCTAATAATCGCTTTTCTGGCGAGGTCAGCCCATGTTTTAACAGCCATACCACTTAAATACAGGCAGATTTAGCTTTTTCTTTAAGCACACCAATCGACTCAGCAGAAGCTTTCTCGATCGAGAAAGAAGCAAACTGAGTGCTTAAACCGCGCACCTCATCCACAAGCTTATTGGGCTTCTTCCTCTTAGAGAAGAGGCCAGCCTCATCTTTTTTAAACATTCCTGGAATATGGGCGACAGTAACCTTTAAGTTAAGATCGACATTCTTATCAACAATGGCTTGGAAGACATATTTAATGCCAGCTAATTCGGCCTGATGTTTAGATTTAGTGTTTAGGGGAACAACCCTCTGGTGTTTTCCATCGATGTCGACGGCGAAAGCAGCGGTTTTACCAACAGGTGCGTATCCAACAATTGTAGCGTCCATTATATTCTTCCTTTAATCTCGGGATATTCGATTCCAGTGATTGTTTGTAAAGTAACAAACATCTTGTTAAGCTCTGAAATCATTTCCCCTTTTAGACCACATGGATCTTTAAACGCCTTATTTACGATTAGTTTGCCAAAATCTTCGACGCCAGCGGGTTTCTTGCCAGTCAACTGCTCTAAACGTTCGACCATTGAATCATACATGTTTTCAATAGGAGCAATGATCGCAATACATAAATCTTGTTCTAAAATAGCCAGTTTGTCTATGGTCGGACTAGAAATACAAAACACTGCTGTCTGAGCAATATCTGGCCATTTTAATAACGCTAATTTAGCGCCTGGCGTAGACAGTACGCCGGAAAGCTGCAAATACATCTGATAAGAATGAAAAGCTTCTTTAACCAGATCCAATAAAGCAGTTACTTTTTCTGCAGTAGTGACAACTTTTATGTCTTTGGCACTAAACGCCTTTGGGCAGTTACTATCATGAACCTTATTACCACAGAATCTACATTCAATACTCATCATTACTCCATTTTGATATTTAGTAATCGTCCACCGCGACTGTCGCCCATAAATCTTACCGAACTTAAACCCCACGCTAATGGGTCGATCGAGTGAATATCAAGCAAGAAACACACCAGAGACCCTCCAGCGCTTCCTCGACCAGGCCCAATATCCCATCCCTGACTTTTAGAATGAGCAATCAAATCCCTAATGATTAAGAAATAAGAAGCGAACCCTTTTTCGGTATAACGTTCTAATTCAATATCAGCCTGTTGTTTATATGTTACTGACTTACCGTCGACAACGAATTTATCTTGATTGTCCCACAACCCTCTCTTCTTAAGGGAGTCATAAACCAATTTGCGGATTTTGTTATTGGCGTCTGGGACTGATGGCAATTTGGGGTTGAGATCTGGCTTGAATCCAGAGCAACGCTCCGCAAGAGCTACAGTGTTATCACAAGCTTCTTCAAATAAGTGTGGTTCTTGAAAATTGTTATAACCACCGTCGAAATAAGTTTTTCTAAGTTGAGCCCTGCTCTTGAAGAATTGTTCGTCCGAGTTTACATGAAATAAGTTTGGGTCATTAATCGACAAACCTTGGTCAATTGCCATCATGCATTTTTGGACTTTAAAATCTGGTCTTTCTAAGTAGTGGCAATCGTTTGTTACTACAGCCGGGACTTTAAGTTTTTTAGAAATTAGCGCTGTCTGTCTAAAGGCTTCCTTACCGAACGGAATCTCGTCTCCAGGCATTTGTAGTTCTAAATAATAACGGTCACCCATCAAATTACGAAATTTAATAACCCAGTCTATAGCTTCTTTTTGGCTTTTCTTTCGCCTAATAGCGGCTTCACCTGGTGTGATGTTTAGATCGATCGTCATCTTTTGTTTTCTAAAATGCCGAGTGATTTGTGTAGTTTCTTTGTTTTCTACTTTTTTCCAAAACTCCGCCCGCCGTAGAGCATGAGAAATCGGACCATTTAGACATCCGGAGAGAATAATTAGACCTTCGTGATACTTTTCGATTTTTTCAAACCAAATTCTCGGTTTATAATAGAATCCGTCAGCCCACGCTTCAGTAGTCATTTGGATCAGATTCCGATAACCAACCATGTTCATGGCTAAAACGGACAAGTGTCGTTGGCGGCGGAAATCGGAGTACTTCTCCTCACTATCGAGGTCTTCAACAGTAAAAGCGGTTTTTGTATAATCCGGTCTTAGAGCGCCCAATTTGAACGCTGGGTCTTGTTGCAATCTTTTAAGCTCTGGATACGCTGGGGAGAAGTAAATCTCACATCCAGGAATGAATTTTACTCCATGCTTTTTCCCAGCCCAATAAGCATCTGGAATGTTAGCCAAGCTACCGTGGTCTGTAATACTAAATGCTGGATTGCCAAGGTGAGCGCAAGCACTGAAATATTCGTCCGGCGTTGCAATCCCATCTAATGGGCTGAAAAGCGTATGGTTATGTAGATGAACAAACTCTGTAGCTCCGGGGAAGGATACATTAGCTTCCTTCCGTTCGCGCTCAGTGATGTTGACTGCGGTTTCAATTACTGATTCAGACATATCGTTTAGATACTAATCAGCAATTTGCTCGAATGCCAAAACTTTCTTAAACCCGAGCCATTCCCAGAGACGATAATGATGATGGCACGCAGTTGGGCATGAAATAGCGTTTTCAATGACTTTTAGTTGCCAACGCCACGTTCCGGGATTTTCGAGGATAAGTGGATTTTCATATATCGTAGCTGCTGCTACGGCAACATCAATTTTGCCATTATCGTCTTTAAATTGCTCCAAAGCTTCAGTTAAAAGTTCTGCAGCTTCATCGTTAGAGATCAATTTGGTCTGGGCCAGAGTAATACTCATCTAAAAATAACCCCAATTGAGCATGAATATCAGCATCAAGCTTGTCTGCTACACACTCTGGTATGTTTTGGAACCAATCCAAGGCGATCTGACAATATTTCGGAGTTAATTTAATGGCCGACCATTTGTCTGGCTCAGATTGGATTCTGTCAATGCATCTATTTATAGAAGTTAACAACTCAATATCTTGGTCTTTAATAGATGTTGATTTGTCTTCTGGATGATTTTTTTCTTGAAATTCGAACCACTTAGCTACAACCTGGGCATCATTAGTATCGATTTTCAGGTGAGTCGCTCGTTTTTTGGACATCAAGTGCTCCGCTCCTTTATTTTTTAGATACCGAGCACTTGAGAAACGCATTATTCCTGTACAAACCAGTCAAGATGATAGAAAATAACAGGTTCTAACTTAACAGAAGATAACTGATCTAGCTTCAATGGCTTTCCATTAACTTCTACGTTGCATTCGAGAAGCTCCTCGTGTTCCTTTTGGAAAGCTTCTCGATCATCAAATTTAATGATGCCTTGTTCATCCTTGACCATATTTCCTTCGTGGTCCTTAGAACAATGCTCCTGTTGCAACTTAACTAACGTCTTGTTATAATCCTGAAGGTGGTTATCAAGTTGACGAGATACTTGAGCTACGCGAAACGCAACCCGAGCCGGAAGCTTTTCGTTAATAAGCTTGTTTAAGGGCTCGACCGAGCTAAGAATTTGACGTGTGGTAACTTTCATGTTAAAACCCTCGATTTGTAATATCTACGTACGGTTTTAATTTAGGTTAGCGCCAGCATGTGCGCCAGCGGTACCGATGTTGGTCCTAGGATCGTAATTGCCGAAGATTAACCATCTATTATTGGCAGCATCTGGTATTAGAATGACGCCTGCTGTACCGTTATTAGCCCCACCACTTCCAGTTCTTAAGCTACAAGCTGTCAACAATGGGTTAGTTGTATCAATTCTATCACCGGCTGTAACAACCAGACCCAATAGAGTTGTGGTTGCAGGATTGATTTGGTTATTCGCGTTTTTAAAATAATACTGCTTAACCGGCATGGTATTAGCCCTAGGAAGCGTAACAGTTGTACTAAAACCAGCCGTAGTATGATTAATAATGACATCGTCACTAGACAACAATGTAGTATCGCCAGTAATGATTCTGATGCTAAGAGATGTAGCGCCTGATCCTGTGGGACCAACGATTCCCTGGATGCCTTGAATTCCCTGGATGCCTTGTGTCCCTTGTGCGCCAGTTGGTCCAGTTGGGCCAACAACGGTCGAATCTGCTCCAGTAGGACCTGTAGTACCAGCTCCAGTAGCTCCGGTTGGACCAACAACGGTCGAATCTGCTCCGGTAGGGCCAGTGATGCCATCAGCGCCCGTGGGACCAACGACAGTTGAATCTGCACCTGTCGGGCCGGTGATACCTACAGTTCCGGTAGGGCCAGTGATGCCATCTGCGCCTGTTGGTCCAGTAGTCCCATCTGCACCAGTTGGGCCTGTCGTGCCAGTTGGTGCGCCAGCGGGACCAGTAGCTCCTGTAGGCCCAGCGCCTGTCGGCCCAGTATCTCCGCCAGCGCCCGTTGGTCCGGTAGTCCCATCCGTCCCATTTGTACCAGCAGCTCCAGTCCCTCCGGTGCCTCCAGTCCCTCCGGTGCCGCCCGTACCACCAGTAATTCCGCCACCAGTAGGTCCAGTGGTCCCAGAGTTGCCAGTAGGGCCAACGACTCCAGTTCCGCCAGTGTTACCAACTCCTACAGGGCCCGCCGGACCTTCTGGGCCGGTAGTGCCAATAGTGACATCTAACACGGCGTAATTTCTGCGAATTACAGCGTCCCAACCTGGGGACCCAAACGGAATTTGTGATAAACCTTTGTTAGGCTCCGGAGTCTCAAAAGATGCGGGACCGAGCGCTGGGGGGCCAAACTCGGCGCTGCCGTCGTTGCCTTCTGTTAAGAGATCTTCTACGATGATGGTTGTAGGCCCGATAATGCTACTAACCTTGTAAACTGATCCTCTTCCGCCTGCTAGCTGCGCTCCGATGTGGTCGTTTAATGCGATCCCAGCTATGGATGATGTCGTTAGGGTATAAGCTGAGGGCAATCCCCCATTATTAATAACATTGACGATGTTGAATAATCCGCTTGCCATAACAACCTCTGTAATACGTTTGAAATGGCTAAATGCCTTTCAGTGTTATTTATGTATTTATTGAGAAAGTTATTATAATTAATTGTGTTTATTGTTTGGATACAAAGGTTTCCCCAGTGACGCCCCAATAAATAAGAGAGAAAAGAAGAATCAGAATTAACGAAGTACTGAACCTGTTAATAACCCCATGGCGTCCAAACCACGAGCTGACTTCCCTCTATAATTAATGGAGTTAAGAATCCCATCCACAGGTCTACTAGACACCACTACCTTTTGGGCAGTGACGAGTGGCTTTTCAGACCGTACAGCATCTAGCGTTTTTCTGTTTATGAATTCTTGATCACTATCGCACATTAGGCTTGCCTTTATATGTGGCAGTCCTACCAAGTGGAGGCAGAATGACGTGAACGCTCGTAACGTTCTTATCCAGAGCACGTTGCCGTGTTGGACCCCCACCATCTCTGTTCTCATCACACATCCCAACAATTTTATATTGACGCTTGCGCTAACTCTTGACTTTTTATAACATTCGCAGATACTTTGATAGATATATGGACCTTTTGCTTTTTGCTGATTTTTAGCTTTAATTGCTTTTTGGCTCATGTTATTGTTGTAGTTTAAAATTGTCATAGTACGTCGGGATCACCAACAGCCGTAGCCGTTGATTTGTTGTAATAAAACCGAGAAATGAACTATTGCTCTTTGCTTTAGTTTCCTCCACTATGGAGGTTGGGTATGACTGGGTAAACCAGTATACTGGCCAGGCCAAAACCTTAAAATGAACCTGGTGCCTCTATCCCACTTGGATTTCTCATGTCACTGAGCATATTGGACACTCGCAACATACGTTAGATACGACTTTTCCCCACCCCGTATCTAACATAAATGGTAACACTTACAGAAGCAGCAGCGAATTTCATTAAAGCCAAGCTACTTTCCCCCCTCGGCGGGGTGAGATTTAATGTAACTGGTGGTGGTTGTTCCGGGTTCGAATATGGGGTAGAGATGGAACATGCGTCTCGCGTTTTCGAACTGCCTAAAAAGGATGATAAGGTCTTCTTGTCGGAAGGCGTGAGAATAGTTGTTGATAAAAAATCTCTCATGTTTTTAGACGGTATGTCTGTCGATTTAGTAGAAGAGAATCTTGGTCATCGTTTGGTATTTAACAACCCGAACAGTTCTGGTACTTGCGGTTGCGGTACTAGCTTTTCTATTTAGGGCGCGGGAGGGCGATATGCAAGATGGTAACTCAATAAGTGAACTTTTTAAGAATGGAGCACCTGGTTTTACCTATGACGATTTCATCGTTCTTCCAGGTTTTGTCGATTTTCCTAGAGAAGAAGTTCATTTCAAAACCAAACTAACTAAAAACATCGAGATCGAGCTTCCCTTCATTAGCAGTCCTATGGATACGGTAACCGACGCTAGTATGGGTATTGGTATGGGCGAAGTTGGTGGTGTTGGCATTATCCATAGTAATTTGACTGCTGAAGAGCAAGCTATAGAAGTTTCTATTGTGGCTAAAAGTCGTGGTTTGTTAGTCGGAGCGGCTGTTAGCACTAGGGAGGATGATCGTGATAGGATTGGGCTTGTGGTTGATGCGGGGGCTCGTGTTGTTCTTATCGATGCTGCTCATGGTTGGTCTCTCTTCCAGCTTAATACCATTAAGTATATCAAAGATAATTTCCCTGGCGTTGACGTTATCGCTGGTAACGTGGTTACTAGTTATCAGACACGCGGTTTAATCGCTGCCGGAGCTGACGCAATTCGAGTCGGAATGGGTCCGGGTAGCATTTGTACTACCCAGGAAATGATGGCCGTTGGTCGTGCTCAAGCTACTGCAGTACATCATTGTGCTAGGGTGGCCAGAGAGGCTGGGGTCCCTGTTATTGCTGATGGCGGCATTAAAAATTCTGGTCATATCGCTAAAGCTTTACTTCTTGGCGCTAGTACTGTCATGATGGGCAGTATGGTGGCTGGTTGTAATGAGGCTCCTGGTTGGGAAAATCATCGAAAAGTTTATCGCGGAATGGCTAGTAAAGAAGTTCTAACGAGCGGCGGCAATGGCCGATATGGAACTCAAGTAGTGGCCCAGGGCGTTAGCACAACTGTAGAGCCTACGGGCAACGTTGGTGATTTAATGCTTTATCTTAAGTGCGCTCTTCAATACTCCTTTCAAGATATGGGAGTTCGTAGTATTGAAGATCTGCATAATAAGCGTATGGATAATGTGTTGCGGGTTGAACGCCGTACCCCTTCTGCTCAACGTGAAGGCACAGCACATATCCTTAAGTAAATATAAGGTTGATGGCCGACCCTACATTCAAACCAAAACTGCCTTCATTTGGCAACAAAGATGGTGATCAAGTTATCACCAGCAGTGGTATCATATATGAATATAACGCTGAAAAGAGAGAATGGGTAAACATTGGTGTTGTACCTGTTCCAGAAATCGTCGATCCTACTACAGACGGTTTGGTTTCGCCAGAATTATATCGTAAGCTAGCTCTCCTACAAGAGCTAATTGAACAAGGTTTCGATTTCAGTAAGTTCAAGTTGGCTACTGACGTAGAAGACCCATATTATTACTTGTTTCATTCCGGCGACGATCTTATTAAATTCGCGCCGGAACGGACTTCTGAGCCTAAAGAAGTCAGGGCATCTATTATTGTTGCTCGTATTGCTGATCTTGGTGACGGTACTGCTAAAATCACGATGTCTATCAATGTTCCGATTCAGATCGATGAATGGGCTGGGCTGTTTCTAGAAACGATTCATGGAAATTATGAGATCGTTTCTAATACACAATTAACATTTATTGTAAAATCAGAAAATATCAACATTTTTGGTGGTGATCGCGGCAAGATCATCAAACCGGAGAAAATCCAAACTCGTTTACGAATTGAAATTGATAGGGGTCGTCTTTACCAGAAGTTAATTCGTAACTGCTGCGTTGGCCCTAAAGGTGTTGTTGGAGAAGTCGGTGATACCGGTACTTCGGGGATGCCAGGCGCGGCGGAAGTTTTCCAACTTCCTGTTGGAACTACAGACGGTGCGTTTTCTTGGGATGCTACGGTAGAGACTCCAATCGAGACGCCAATTTCCTTAAGACTTTTTGGCCCAGACGATGATGACGCAATTCTAATAGAAATACTGCATCCAATTGATGGGTCTGCTCCTTCCATTATTATTAATGACGCTAGTTTGAACGTTGAAGTCACTACTTTCGAATCTGACTATGAGTCTACTAGCAAGCGTTTCTTCGGTTCTATAACTATTGAAGGATCTGATCTGGCCGGTTGGCGGTATAAAGCACGTCAGCGTGGGGCCAAGGGTGATCAAGGTTCTGCTGGTTCAGGGTTTGTTGAAGTAATTGAACAGATTTTAGAGGACCCATCTGTCCGAAGTACTCAAGCTGTGGTATCACTACGAAAAGCAGCAGCTAATGACGACATTGTAATCTTTGAGAATGCCTTATTTGAGGAAGTTCCTGTCGCTAATTTAGCAGCTATTAATGGCGATACTGTCGACAATATCATTACTAATGAGTTTGTTGGCGCTAAATTTTCTATTTCTGATGCTAGAGACATTGGTTTTTTCAAATTCGCACCTAAAGAATATGTCGTTCCTCCATTAGAGATTCCGTTATGGACGCCTACTGGGGATTGCGTTCAGGCTCGTAGATGGTCTCAGTACCGTTTCAATTGGTTCACTCAGACTGATCCGAATTATTTATTTTCTATCATTACAACTCCTAAACCTCCTGAGCAGTGTTGCCAGGAAGATTTCTTTTTCTGCCCAAATGTTGGCGATCAGCCATGTGGCATTACGGGGTCTCCAAAGGCTCCAATCCCATTTCCCGTTCCGTGTATATGTGAATGTGACAATCTAATCTTCAGTGGTGTTAAAGATGGCATTTTCCTTATGCCTCCAATCGATTTAACAGATCCTGAAAATGCAGTTGATCTTTCTGATCCGGCCATTTCTATCGGCCCTCAGTTTGATGATTCTGGCGAAGTAGATGCTGGCGAGGGAATCGAAGTTAATGATAATGTCCCTGAAGGTGAATTTGTTCCACCTCTGCCACAAGAAGAGTCAAGTGGAATTCCCGATGCTGAAGTTCAATCTGAGGCTCTTTCTACTGTAGAATCAGTTGTTGATGGGAGTGAAAACAAATTCTGTGCAGAAGTTAAATTAGCTGGCGATGGTGAGATTACGGTTTCGTTAGATTTCGACCCTGATATTTGTGGTGGTGCGATATTCGAGCGTGAAGGATGTGCTTTCGTCGATGCTGAAGCGGTCCGCGCGACGTTTATGATCGAAAACCCGGATGGTACTGGTACGATCTCTAGCATTGATATTGTTGAAACTACTGAAATTCCGACATCTGTCACTTTTCAGGTCGGTTCTCAATTGACTATTTTGGAGAGTGAGCCACCGGCTCCACAACCAGGTGAAACGGTTGGCGAAGGCGGTGGGGGTGAAGGAGATAGTGACTTTGTACAGGTCGTAGTTCCTATTCAACCGCCTATTCCAGATGTGGTAGATCCGCCATGTGCTGTTCTTCCTCCTCCAGCTCCGTCTTTCGCTCCCATGGTCGATGTAGTCGGTGGCAATCCTATCACTAGTGATGGTGCTTTGGGTAAGGGAAGTTATGCTATTAAGTATAACTTAGATAATGTTACTTTGAGTGCAGTTGGCGATGGCCGAGTTATTATCAGTTTTGGCGATGCCGCGCCGGGATCTCTGTTAAAATCTCCAACAAATGTTCAAGCTCCGTTGGTGCACGATCCTCTACAAAATAATACAAGCGTTGAAATTGGCAATAATCAATTGTTGTTCAACACTATGGTTGCTGGTGAGCAAGAAGATGGTCCGTTTGGTCCAGGAACTTATGCGTTCGCCGATGATATTACAACAGGCTTTAGTAGCCAGGTTCCTAAAATTAAAGTTCGTGATGATGAATGGTCTAGTACAACTATTCATGTAGGAATTCCTATTTCTTCTGTGCCTCCTGAAGAGGAGATGCCGCCGTCGATCGTTCCGCCAATTGAAGAAGTTCCTATCGAGATAGTCCCAGAAGACATCCCAGGCATGACTCCTCCTACTGAAGTTCCGCCTAGCATTACAACTACTCCAACGTTTAAGATCACTTCAATGGTCAATATGACTGGTGTTGATTACTGCCGTGGATATAGATTAACTGTTTCTGCTCGTAGTAATCGCTTGGACCCGGAAGATCCGGGTACAACTGTAGTCGGCGGTCCAGGAACTTCCATTGCTGACCCAGAAACTCCTGGATTAGTGATTATTGACGACCAAGATTCTACAAACTTGTTCTTAGGCGATCCAGTCCCAAGTCAATTGTTTCCTGTCAATATCATTTCTGAACTTAATGCTAGTGCTTTTGGTGAAAATGCCAATAGTGTTTTCGCTGAAAACATGATAGGTGGTGGTGTTGCTGGTGGAGTTCTTCTTACTGAATTGAAATTTGGAGAAGATGTAAATCAGGTTATTGCTGAAGGCGGCATCGCTGCTGGCTATGGTTGCATGACCATGATTTATATGGGCAGCGAATTTGTTGACGAATGTACACCAATTCAGCTCGTGGATCCACCAAGTTTTGCCGGTCTCCCAGAATTTATCTCTATCATTAGTGGTGGTGGACAAACTGGTGTTGCTGGTGAAGATCTTGACGCTATCATTTATTTTGTCACAGATGGTCAAGGAGTTCCGGCTTCTGGAGTTTCCGTCACTTTTGTGCCGTCATCAGGCACAGTAACGCCAGTCATGGGCATCACAGATGTTAATGGACAAATTTCTGTCATCTGGACTTTGCCAACTGGCATCGGTGGGCAGTCAATCGACGCCCAAGTTGTAGGCGGATCTAATCCATCTATTTCAACGGGGGCGACCTCAGAGGCTGGTCCTGCATCTACAAGTGGTGTTGCCGGTGGTAACGGCCAATCTGGTGTCGCTGGGAACCCGCTGCCATCTCCGATCGTCGTTTTGGTCACAGATCAATATGGCAACCCAGTAGAAGGAGAATACGTTACCTTCATCCCAGACTTTGGTTCTGCAGCGCCTGTTATGGCCGTCACGAACTCTTCCGGGTTTGCTCAAACAATTTGGACTACTGGTTTGGCAGTTGGGGTTCAACAATTAGCTATCGTGGTTTCTGGAGTGCCTACTATTCAAGCCACATCGACTGCTACCCCGGCGATCGGTGTTCCCGATGATATTAGTCTCATTAGCGGTGATGGGCAGTCTCAGACCGTTAATCAGATTCCTGGCACTGCGTTAGAAGTTCTTGTAGTCGATGGTGCGTTGAACCCTGTCGTTGGTGCTACGGTCCTTTGGGGCGTAACTGGCGGTGGCGGTAGCGTTACAGCTTCTTCCCTAACCAATGGTTTTGGAATCGCTTCGATTGCAGATTGGCAGTTAGGTACTGCTTCTGGTTCTAACACTTTGGAAGCTACTGTAAGTGGTTTCCCTCTATCTGGATCCGTTGGTTTCACAGCCACTGGAGATCCGGACGTTCCGACTTCTATGGTTTTGGTCAGCGGTGATGGGCAGTCCGCACAGGTTTCTGTTGCCCTCGGATCCCCGTTAGTAGTTCGATTGATGGATACTTTTGGGAACTATAATGTTGGAGAATCTGTTAATTGGGCAGTAAGTGGTGGGGCTGGTAGTATTACGCCATCGTCATTGACAAACTCGATGGGCGAAGCTTCTGCTACTTGGACTATGGGTGCTGGTGTTGGTCCTGGAACTGCTGAAGCGTCTTTCGGGGCGCTACCAGATGTTGGCTTTACGGCGACCGCAACTCCCATGACTGGAACGCCTGATAATATCAGCCTTGTTGCTGGCAGTGGTCAGATGCAGGTGGTTAACCAAATTCCTGGTATCGCGTTAGAAGTTCTTGTTGTTGATGCTGGGCTATTGCCCGTTGTTGGCGCTACAGTTCTTTGGAATGTTACCATGGGCGGTGGTAGTGTAACAGCTTCTTCCCTCACTAATGGTTTTGGTATTGCCTCGATTGCTGATTGGCAATTGGGTACAGTGACAGGGTCTAACTTCTTACAGGCTACCGTTAGCGGCTTCCCAGTTGCTGGCTCAGTCGGTTTCCCAGCTACTGGAACGCCAGATGTTCCAGTCAATGTCGCGCTGCTAACTGGAGATAGCAATGGTGGTACCGTTGGTGGTGCTCTCTTCTCTGATATGAGAGTGTTTATTCGAGACCAATTTATGAATGCTGTTGGATCTGGGCATACTGTTGATTGGGCTGTCACGAATGGTGCGGCTGTTCTAGACGGTGCTACATCGGTCACAGACATTTTTGGAATCGCGGAAAATAACTTAACTTTAGATAACTTGGTTAGTAACGCGCCGGATGTCGAGGCTAGTGTAAGTGGTGGCGTTAGTACTTACGAATTTACCTCGCTAGTTCCCCTACCGGATGTTCCGGATAATGTCGCGACTAGTAGTGGAACTGGCCAATCAGCAGTTGTTGGTGGTGCTCTTGGATCAGCCATGGGTGTTTTTGTTACAGACCAGTTTGGTAACCCTGTGGGTTCTGGAGAAACAGTAGATTGGGCTGTAACTGGCGGCGTGGCTGTTTTGGATAGTGCAACTTCCGTTACTAACGGATCCAGTATTGCTACCAATAACTTAACTTTAGACAATCTGGTTAGTAACCAACCTACTATTGAGGCTAGTGTCTCTGGTGGTGCAACATCCGATACCTTTAGCCCGACTTCGTTGCCGGATGTAGCTGTTGATGGCGGTACTTCTGTGACCTCCGCAATTCCAAGCACGGGTGGAAGTATCATTTTGGTTCCGGTTATTCAGATTGGCGGGAATTACGCCCCATTCAATTATGGCGAATTTGATTTAGGTAGAAATCCATTTATGAGCATTTCTCCTCCAGACGCTTGTGCTTTTGATCACTGGCATGGTACTACAGATCTTTTAGATGGTACTAATGTTCTAGATCCGCTTCCGGGAGGTTGTGGTCATGGTACTAAGGTAGCGACAGCATCTGGTATCATTTCTGATCTTGGCACGCCTGATGGCGCTGGATTGCCCGAGATGTTGATTGCTGTTGATTCTACTGATATGGCTACTTGGGAAGCTGGTGGTGCAGGTGCTAAACCAGATATTTCTTCCGGAGTTATGGTCGCCGTTGTAGCCGATGGTGTCCAGACTCATAGTGTTACTGTTGTTGTCGGAGATACTCATGGTAATCCGGTAGCTGGCGAAACGGTATCATTATCTTCTTCAGTAGGCGCAGATACTGTTTCTGCACCAGCAGTAACAAATGCTGCCGGGGAAGCAACGTTCACTATCTCAACAACTCAGACCGGTTCTGCCCCAGGTGGAGCCGCCGTCACAAGAACTTTTTCGGCCAATGTAACTAGCGGGTTTGGTGCTGTTACAGACGTATCAATGGCCGATTTCCATGCTGGTGCCCCTGTCGATGCTGGTTCTTCAGTCGCCGCGCCCGCTGGGACTGTCATTACAGATGAAACCGATTCTAAGACCGTCACTATTACTTTGGTCGATGCGAATGGCAACCCAACTCCGGACATGCTGGTCGATACATTCTCGACTGGTCTAAACAATACGTTCACACCGTCTGGTATTCAAAACACCAACGCTTCAGGCCAAGTTGTTTTGGGTATGGTTTCGCAGACTCCTGGCGTTAAGACTGTCAACGGTTTTACTAACGGAACGTTTTCCCCAACCGCCAACGCATCAGTTACTTTCGTTCAGGGTACATTCACCGTATCGGCAGTTGCCGGAGATACTCCAGCAGTTGGATCTTTCCGGTTCACATTTACCACAGATTTCACTATTCCAGATGATGCAGTTATGAACTTCGAATTTGGTGGTGGCGATGGATCGGCATTCTCATTAGCTTCTGAAACTGGCATTACATGGACGGCTTCTGATGGTACTGAGGTTGGACTTAGATTCAACATTCCAGTTGGCTTAATGATTACAAGACAGGGCGATGGTACACCAATCGGCCCTGGAGCACACACTGTCGACATTACAAACTGCGTTGTGGGTACTGGAACTTGTACGTTTACTATGGAATTCGGCAACGGATTTGATATCACTGCACCGCTGGGTGTTGCATATTAAATTACTGGATAACTTCTAAGAACCATTTTGGCAGAAGTTTCATGCAGTTTCTCTTAAAACGACTAAAATCTTCGTCTAAGATATAAGTATCTGCCCAGTCTTCTGTACTTCTAATGCTTCGGCCATATGATTGTACAATCTTTAGGGCAGTCAACCAATTATAATAATCTTGCGATAACTGCATTCTAATTTTTAATTGTTCGTTGTCTTGGAACGATGGATATGGGACTTTGCAGATGATCTGAAATCTGGAAAGATCATCTTTTAAATCAAGCCCTTCGTGCATAGCTGGTGCGACAATGATACCATCTTCTGATTTAGCGTGTTTTTTAAGCATTTCTTCCTTGGAGAAATAATTTTCTTGGAAGAAGATTCTCTTTTTTAGTGCTTTACTGCCGTTTTGAATGATGTACTTCGAAATTTCGAAGTTGTGCGTATGAATAATTCCTTTTTTATCAGAATAGTTAGCACAGATCGACTCGATCGAGTCGAGAAGTTTTGGCATCGTCTCTCGTTTATTCCGATATGCCATGCTACCCGCTGGTTGGAAATAGATCGGACGGTTTTCAGCTGGGAATCTGTTTTTCATTCTATAAGCAAAAGCTTCTTTAGGGTCGATTCCCAATGAATCATAGATAATTTTCGGTTGTAGCACTGTTGCGCTCATCATAAGAACTTTTTCTCCGAAGCCGAACAAATAGGACTGAGCGTGCTTGTTTACATAAATTGGCTTTAGAGTCACTCGCCGGTAATACCCTCTATCTTCCCAGTTTGGGATCCAATCTCCGGATTCGAAGTTATTGAGGAAAATTTTGTATTGCAATAGAACTTTCTTCCATTCTTCTGCTTTCTTAAAATCTCTTGTGACGTGAGCCAATCGGACCATGTCTTCGATTTTTTCTGGCAGGCGAATATCAGTAAAGTACTTGGCATATTCTTCTGCTGTGTCGAATTCTGGGATTTTAACCCCTTCTTTTCGCAAGGCTCTGTCTGTTAGAGTCAATGATACGAAGTCCATTAGTTGAGGCTCTGAGTTATGAGCTTCGTCTATGATCAGCATTTTCCGTGGTTTGAACCTATCAGTCACCGATGTTTGATATAGGAACGAGTGGAAATTCATGATGCAGGTGTGCGACGACATTGAATGACCAACGGCTTTCCAATAGTCGCACAAGCTGGATTTTAAGTCGCTACTGCCTTTTGGAAAACAGAGATCCGATTTGCTACGACGTTCTTTTACCATGCATACGCCAGCACTGGCTGGCAAATGGGGGTTGGCCATCGTTTTGTGGATTTCGGGATCTTTGGCGTCGACCTCCATTTGTTTCATTTTAGCCGGATCAGACATATATTTTTCCATATATGTCTCCCAGTAATTGCAACGGTAGGCGTTTCTGCCTTTGAGGCATTTAATTTTATCGTTTTCAAATTCGTTGGCAAGTTGGTCTTGCAGAATTTTTTGGATAGTTAGATAATATGCGTCTTCGAAGTACTTAGCAACGGTCAGTCCGATTGCTGATTTTCCTGATCCGGTAGGAGCTTCTAATAACACGAATCTTTTCCCTTTGTCGAAGGCTTCAAGAATGGACTCTATACATTCTCGTTGGCCAGGACGGAATTCCTCGAAGGGAAAATGTTCAGAAAGCAAGTTCAGATCGTACATATGGTGTCCTCTAATTCTCAAATACTGAAGGATGTTTATGACGTCTCCTGTTCAACCGGAAACTTCAAAAAATGAAGAATCCGACCAGTACGCCTATCTTGATCCAGATGAGTGTTCGGGTCGCCCAAAGTGTATTTCATGTGGTGATCCTGCTAAAGTCGTACATCATTCGGGGAAGCCGAAATTTGCGCAACATTGTAGGGATTGTTATGCCGAGCTTATGCATGGTAAGATTCCTAAGATGAAAAATAGAAGGATGCTATAACCCTGGAATGGTTTCAAACTTACACTGGTGGATGGCGTCGGCATTTGTCGGCCCCCAAAGGTCTGGAGAGACTTTAAACACTTGCGCGGCACTAGTTCAATGGCAGAACGTCACGTTGCCAACGTGAAGGTTATGGGTTCGAATCCCATGTGCCGCTTGGAGAGTTAAGTTATTATGAAACTTGATAAGAAGACTTTAGTTGGTGTCGGTGTTGCTCTCGCTTTGAGCGCTCTGACTTATTTTTTTGGTGCTGACGTTGTTACGTTAGTAAAAGATACTGTTAAGACACAGGAAGTAGCTCCGGTTACTACTGAAACTGGGGAATAATTTCCCCAACCTGCGGACATGGTGTTTAACGGCAGCATGACAGATTTCCAATCTGACGGTCCGGGTTCGACTCCCGGTGTCCGCTTCATATTCTCATAGAGGACTCATGTCAAGAGCGATTGTTAAAGGACAAAGCATTGTTGACGCTATTAGTGCCAATGCTTCTGCTTCTACCAACCCGGACTATGGCACTGGTGTTCTAGGCGATGTTACGATCCCAAGCCCTTCTATTGTTGAAACTTCTGGTGATCAGAATTATAATAGTCTCATAATTGATGTTGGTGGCGTATTAGCGCCGACTGCCACAGATTTGTTGATTGTGCGTTGTATTGTTGACCTAACCGTAAATGGTGCATTACATGCTGATGGTCGCGGTGGTGCTGCTGGCGCTGGTGGAAATGGCAATGTTTCCGGCGTTGGTTTTCCAGGATTTATTGGGCAGAGCGATTCTGCTTTTGGAGTTACTGCTTCCGGAGGAAGTGGCGTCGGCGGCGGTGGCGGATCACCGCCAGGAAATGCCGGTGGTGCTGGACAGAGCGGTTTAAATCGAGGAACTGCTCTGGATGGCGGCGGCATGGGTGGAGCTGGATCATCGGCTTCTCCATTAGATCCAGCATTGCGTACATCCACTTTTTTCACACCAAGAAGGTTAGTTCTTGGTGGTGGTGTTGAACCTCTTATTTATACATATGGTGCTGGTGGCCCTGGCGGTGGCGGTGGCGGTTCTGGTCCTCCAGGAGGTATAGCTGGTGTAGGCGGTGCTGCTGGAGCACAAACTGGTGCTGCTGTAGGTCACGGATCTCCAGGAACACATGTTCCAGATCCTGCATTTGGTAGTCCTGGTGGCGGCGGTGGCGGCGCTGGTGGCGGCGCTATGGACATTTTCGTTGGCGGAAATATCTTGGTTGGTGGTGGTGCTAGAATCTCTGCTAACGGTGGCAATGGCGGCGCGGGTGCTGCTTCTTTACAAGGCGCTGCGGGCGGTGGTGCTGGTGGTACAGCAGGCGCTGGTGGCAGAATTTATGTTCAACATCGTGGAACACTAACAAATAATGGCACTATTTCTGCTAATGCTGGCTCTAGTGGCCTTGGGGGAGCAGGCGGTGGAGCGGCGGGTGGAGCGTCGGCTGGCGGAACTGGCGGTGGTGGCGGCGCTAGCGAAATTGGTATTGCTTCTGTAGTTCAGGCATAATTATGATTAAATTTACTGTTTGTTGCAAGACTTGCCCTCCTCCGAACAACGTTCTGTTCGAAGCTAAGAATACTGCTGGCGTTGATGAAGACACATTCAGGGATGCATGGGCTGCTGCCGCTCCAAATTATACAAATGTCGAATGTGGCGCTTGTGGGTCTAAGCATACGTTAGATGACGCAGAATGGTCTGGTTAAATTTTGTCCACGGAAATGATATATTTCCCTCTTAGACGAGCAACCTGTCCAAAATCTAATTCATCTAGCGGTACAATCTCAGATTCACCAGGAATTATTTTCAGCTGACCGCGACTTTTTACAAGAATTAGAGTTACGATTGAACTGCTCAGATTTTTGATGTTTACAAGCCTAGTCTGTCTAGTGCGTATTAACTCCGCTTGACTTCTAGCTTTAAATCCTTCACTATCAAAAGCAATTGAATTTATTGCTTCTACTAGGAATTTCTGTCCTGTACTAGCTTCGGAGTCGAATTCAATAACGTTTTCTGCTATTTTGCAGAAAACTCTTACACTTTCTGATGATGCTCCGAATTCTACGGTATTTTCGACAATTTTTACAAAACTTGCAGATGCTCGTTCCGCTTCGCTGTCGAATTCGATGGTGTTTTCCGCTTCAACTGCATATCCTTGCAATTTTTCGACTTCTGAATCGAATTCAATGGTGTTCTCAGCTGTTGCATGAATTTGTTTTATTACTGTAGATTCTACATCAAATTCGACGTTGGCATCGAACGTCCTGTTGATATCTATCATTAACTCTGCAGTTGTATCGAATTCTATTACTGCAACCGCACCAGAAATAGTGTCAACCAAGTGGACGAAATTAGCACCGGCACCTATTTTGTCGAATCCCGTATCGATAGTATGTGGATAATTTGGTCCTGGACCAATTTTTCTCAGTTCTAAAGTATCGATAATATGTGGATAATTTGGTCCTGGACCAATTTTTCGCTCGTCTAGTATATCTATGATATGTACCCAATTAGATCCTGACCCTGTTTTTTCAAAATCTACGTCTATAGAATGTGGGTAGTTTGGTCCGTTTCCGGATTTTCTTTCATCTAAAGTTAATACTACGTGAGTGAAATTAGAGCCCATATTACTCTTCTAACGTTGGCATTAATAAGGTTGAATCTGCCGCTGCGACATTATCTAATTCTGTATCCCAAATAAAACAATACACGGTTGTATCGTCTGCTTCGACATTGATATAATCACCAATGCTGTCTGTTCCAAAAGTGGCATTGCCCCCTGAAATAGACCCCGGTCTAATACTGGCTGGTGTTGTTGCAGCTTCTTCATCTGTATCAAACCAAAAACGAATTTTTTTATCTAATGATCCAGCACCGCTGTTAACTTTGAAATTGAATGCTTGGCCGTTATCGGCTGCTGCTCTGCTTAAGATTTCAGCATTTACTTGGCCTGGTGACCAAATTCGTTCTCCGCCGCCGTTTTTGGTGTGTACTAATGCAATGCCTGCCGAAAAAGCAATACGCCCAGTTCCTGGTGGGTTCCCAATTAAAGTGCTTGGACCATTCCATAAATAATGAGTGGTTTTGCCATATGATAAATTTTGTGTTGTCATATGCCATAAATGTATATATGGGTTACTTGGATTAGAATTGTCTAAAAATGAAAACCAGTGTACTTCATAATCAGAAAAGCTGCTGGGGAACGGGATAGCGCGTAATGATACTGGTATTGTTGTACTTGTAATTTCGTTTATAGACAATGTACTGCCAGGCCCAGCTGATAAAGTAAACCTAAAGGCATAGCTTCCGCCAATGTCGCTACCATTGTCACCTGGGATGATGGCGAACATGTCGGTTCCGTCTGTAAACAGTAGCATACTACCAGCGTTTTGATGTTGCCCTGAATTATCTGGAAGTCCACCTCCGCCTACTACAGTCCCTCGATTTACTATTGTTCCATCAGTAAATTCACCGATTGCAACACTTGAATTAGCGCTGCTAGTAGTCCAATTGATAAACCATAACCTATTATCGAATGCGCAAAAGTCACCAGCTGTAGATGCCGCCGCCATCCATGTGGCATTATGATAAGTTGCGATTTTATTGATTACATCAATTTCAATTACGTCGTAAACTACGTTAGAATTGTTGGTTGTGATATATAATTTGTTTCTAAAAACTATTGTTTTATACCAACCTGTAGTATTAGTAATTCCACCAGTGTTCATAGGACCACTATTTGTCCACGCCAAACCGTCTGCCGATGTTGACATATGTACTTTATCGTCAGTAGTCGATTGATAAGCAACAACTAACGTCGGAGTTTTTCCGACGTTAACTATGTGAATTCCGGATTGTTGAGAATATCCAGTACCTGAATTAACATTTATTGTATGGACTAAATTCCATACTTCATCACCTTCTGTTGGATTACCTTCGTCAAGCCTATAAATACCAGTTCTGACTGTAGCATAAATATATCTTCCAAATTGGATTACCCGATTAGTAGATGATGATTGGAAGGTACTTGGTGTTTCTACTACAGTAGGTAGTGGTGGACCGACCGGAATAAGAGTTGTTCCGCCGTGTAAACGGAATACTTGTGGGTTTCCAGCAACACCTCTAGTTTTCATTACTAATAATGTTGGAACTTGTGACATTATATTTCCTTTATAGACGGCATTAATGTAGCAATTTGATTTTTGGGGACGCTATCGAGCACTGTTTCCCAGATTATGCTATATAACATCAATCCATCAGCGCCGATTATATCAACATAATCGCTTTCACTATCCGCGCCGAAGATTGCTCCGCCACCTATTAACGACGCTGCTCGTAACGTAGCTGGTATAGTAGCTACTTCATCTCCGATATCATAGAAAAATCTGACCCGATATGGCGTTGTTGGATTTCCCCATATCATAAAATCTAATTCTTGTCCACTTTCAGCGGCATTTCTTCCGATGATTTCAATTTTGGCTTGCCCTGAAGTCCATATTCGGTCGCCGCCACCATTTTTGGCATGTGGCATTGCTAACCCTATGCCAGGCCCGAGTTGTCCGGTCCCTGGTGGATTTCCAATTAATGTATTTGGTCCATTCCACAAGTAATACGCTGATGAGCCGCTAGCGATTACATCAGCGTCTTGTACCCACAAATGAATACACGGAGTTGTTGGATTAGTATGGTTGTCTTGGAATGCAAACCATCTGAAATTGTCAAAGAAAGGCCCAGCAACTGGAGACTTTAAAGATGTTGGAATTACGTCATTTGTTATTTCTGCGCTTGTCAGCGAACTTCCTGATCCAGCAGACAGCGATAGTTTAAATGCGAAATTTCCAGACTGGTTTGCATTGCTGTCAGCTGGAATAATTGCGAACATTTCTACCCCATCTGTGAACAGACACATTCCGCTTAAATTAGCATGTGTTGCATGATCGACGGTGGAAGGAAATATTATTCTTTCAACGAATGTGCCTCCATCAAATTCGACCAAATTAGGTTGGAAATCTTGTGCTACTGATTTCCAACCTATAGCCCATAATCTATTGTCGAAAACACATAGATCTGGTGTTATAGATGTAGAAACCCAACTAGTAACATTATGATATGTTACTGTAAACAATGCTGGATCTAATTCGATTATATCTCTAGTTGTAGCGCCATCCCCCCAAACCATATAAATTTTATTGTTGAAGAGAGAGGATCTACCTAGTGGATTACTCGCGGTTACTGTAGTAATGTTTAAAGAGGCGGAATCTACCCAAGATATCCCATCGGTCGAGCTAGACATTCTCCATCTTTGCGTAGTATCTAAATACATTATAACTAATGTTTGTATATTGTTGACATTTACTTTATGGATACCGCTTTTCCTAGAAAAGTTGTCTGTTGTATGCGCTAGGGTAAAAGTGTGTACAAGCAACCATGTATCATCACCGTCTGTAGTTTCTGAGCCTTCATCTAATAAGTAGACTTTATTTTGGTGACATGCTATTACTCTATCTTGAAATGAAATTACTCGATTGTTTACTAGTGTTTCTGAGTCGCTTGGCGTTTCATAAGTAGCTCCTGGTAATGGTGGGCCGACTGGGATTAGAGTTGTTCCACCCAGCAAGCGGAATACTTGCGGAGACCCGGCAGCACCCCTATATTGAATAGTTAGAAGCGGCGGAATGATTTCATTAGACATATGTGTTCTCCGCAATAAGAAATTACTATTGTAGGTTTGATAATTTTGGAGTTATCGTCCGTTTTTTAGCGACCGACGCCGATTTCGATTTTCAGGTTGGGGTCTGTTAACAAGAACTGAATCAGTTCTTGTTTGCTCATCCCTTGTCCTAAAGGCTTTTTCAATGCGGTCTGTGATGGCGCGTGACCTAAAATAGATGCTAACTCCACATTGCCTTTTGGGAGTCCTTTTTCCATAGACTGGATAATTGCTAATGCTTCGTCTTCAAATGATGCTACTTTTTGAGTTTTATGTGGGCTCTGACTGGCTTGTGTTTCAGCGCGGCTTACATCAATCTCTTGAGCATCAGATGCATGAAACGGCAATTTGTTAGTTTCATCATTTGAGATATTACGGTTTTGCGGTGCAGTGTATTTCATCTTTTGTAAGTTTGCTCTTTAGGCAAATATTAAAAATCGACGCGCAATGGAGCAGTCAGGTAGCTCGTTGGGCTCATAACCCGAAGGTCGTGTGGTTCAAATCCCACTTGCGCTAATCCTGGATTAAATAGAGATTAAATCAACCACGGTGTTCTTAGCGTGTAGGTCGAGTGGTTCGACGCCTATCTCATAAGTAGGTCCTTCCGGGTTCGATTCCCGGACACGCCATCTAATCAAATGTATCTAAGTCAGTTTTCAAGGGCCAGTTTTCAAGGGCCAGTAGCTCAATTAGGGAGAGCAACACCTCGGCAAGGTGAAGGTTGTGGGTTCGATTCCCATCTGTGTCCATCATTAAGGGGCTATAACTCAATTGGGAGAGTGCCAGCTTTGCAAGCTGGAAGTTGTGGGTTCGAGTCCCATTAGCTCCAATTCCTGCTGTATCTAAGTTTTAAAACTTGGAGTATTAAATGTGCGGGATCCTAGCTGCCGATGGTAGCATACCATATCATAGACTGAATTTCGCCACAATAAAACATCGTGGACCCGACAATAGTCGAGTTGCCGGTGGCATTGGGTTTCATAGATTAGCCATTCAAGACCCTCGTGATGATGGAAACCAACCGTTCTATTTTGACGGTGTATGGTTAGCTTGTAACGGTGAAATATATAATTATGACGAATTGACAGAAAAATGGTTGCCAGACCACAATTTCCAATCCGGATCTGATTGTGAAATTTTAGCGCCGTTATTGCTGAAATTGGGCATTGAAGGATTGGTTAACGCTCTAGACGCTGAGTTTGCATTAGTCGCCAATTTTAATGGCAAATGGGTTGCTGCCAGAGATCCGATTGGCATAAGGCCGTTGTTCTATGGATTTCATACAGAAGGGAAAGTTGCTTTCGCATCTGAAGCCAAGGCGCTAATCAATTGGTGCGACGAGGTTAAGCCATTTCCCCCCGGACACTACTATAACAATGGTATGTTTGTTAAGTATTCATCAGACATTGCGTCATATGCACCGCAAATGACGTTAGATCAAGCCGTTCGTGGCATTGAACATAACCTTGTTAGCGCTGTTCGCAAGAGGTTGCGTTCTGATGTTCCAACCGGATATTTGCTGAGTGGTGGTTTAGATTCTAGCATCATTTGTGCTATAGCCGCGCGCAGTTCAGAAGAACCGATCAACACGTTTGCGATCGGCATTGAAACAAATCCTATCGATACTAAGTATGCCAAAATTGTGGCTGATCATATTGGATCTAATCATCACGAAGTTCTTTTTTCTGAAAATGATGTTTTAGAAGCTTTAGATAAGATAATTTATCATTTGGAAACATGGGATATTACTACTATCAGAGCTTCGGTTGGAATGTATTTGGTATGCAAGTACATCTGGGAAACGACAGATATTAAAGTTATTATGACTGGTGAAGTTAGTGATGAACTTTTTGGTTATAAATATACAGATTTCGCCCCTACTCCGAAAGCTTTTCAAGAAGAAGCCATCAAACGAGTAGAAGAGCTTTATATGTATGATGTTCTTCGCGCTGATAGATGTATCAGTGCTTGGGGCCTTGAGGCACGTGTTCCTTTTGCTGATAAACAGTTTGTCCGACATGTAATGTCTATTCCATCAGAACTTAAATTGAACACGACCAAAATGGGGAAACATCTTCTTCGTTTAGCGTTTGATAATAGTCGTGGAATTGATTGGTTGCCTGATGAGATTCTTTTTAGGGAGAAGGCGGCTTTTAGTGATGCTGTTGGGCACAGAATGGTTGATTATCTTAAAGAGATAGCTGAGGAGAAATACGATAAAGAAGAGCTTCTCAAAGGAAGGGCAAAGTGGACCGACGGCGGTTTCTTTACTAAGGAAGCTTTAATGTATCGTGAGATCTTCGAGAGGCATTTTCCTGGGCGCGGTTATCTAATTAAGGATTTCTGGATGCCTAACAGGTCATGGGAAGGATGCCATGATGTATCTGATCCTTCAGCTAGAGCATTATCAAACTACGGCTCTAGTGGCCAATAATTGACAAATCGTCCATTGTGTGATAAAATTTAATCAGTTGGGCGTATTTAAGCAAAAGTAAATAGATCGACCAGGCGTTCTGGTCTGTCGGAGTCTGAAGTGACCGATTTTGTAAAAGATTACCGTTATCATCCCATGGCAACAGCCATCCAGGATCTGTGTAAGCAGTTCGAGGATCGCCTGCCGGGTTGTGAGTTTGGCTCGCAATTTAGGGATCGCCGGATTTGGCTTGAAGGCAAGTCCCCGGATGGTCGGTATTATGGTCAACTCCTCCGCAATGAGCAAGATCCCGAAGATATCGCGGATCGGTTTTATCAGCGGCTCAAACCTGATAATGCCAAGCCGACCGCCGAAACAATTACGTCACTAAGTAATTAGTTTCACCCTTCGGCTCTGTAGTTCAGCGGATAGAACGCAAATTTCCTAAATTTGAAGTCGCCAGTTCGAATCTGGCCAGAGTCATGACAATTTCGGTCTGTGGCGCAACGGAAGCGCAACGGTCTCTTACACCGTGGGTTGTGGGTTCGACTCCCACCAGATCGATTTCGACGTGTAGTAGAATGGTTATAACGAGACTCTGATAAGGTCTAAACGAAGGTTCGATTCCTTCCACGTCGATTGAACAGTTCTTGTTCTTTAACAATTCGGTATCCGCCCATCTGTCGGGCGTCGTTCTGGTGAGCGTGGCTGGCTGTAAACCAGCTCCCTATGTGGGCAGAGAGGTTCGACTCCTCTCCGACAGATATGGCCCTATAGTCCAATGGTTAGGACGAGAGGCTTTCAACCTCTAAGTCCGGGTTCGATTCCCGGTAGGGTCAATGTAGTACGAGCCAGATGGCTAAGGCGGCAAGCTGCAACCTTGCATTACCCGGTTCGATTCCGGGGTACTACTTGATTCAGACTTTCTCCATGATAGGAGTTCGTTATGAAAATGTTTGTTTGGGATTATGTGAATAAGTTAACTTGTAATTACCACGATGGTGGCGGGATTGTCATCCTTTCTGAGAGTTTAGAGAGCGCTCGCGTTTTGTATCTCAAAGAGGGAGGGTCAGCAGCTTGCGAGTTGTTGACTAAAGATCCTGATTTCAGTTGTTCTGTGGAAGATCAAGACTCTAGGGTATTTGAATTCGCAGACGCTGGTTGTTGCTAGTCAGCAGTCAAGGGAGAGTAGCTCAACTCCAGAGCGCAGGCCATTGGGGCCTGAGGTTGCAGGTGAAAGCCCTGCCTCTTCCATTTTTAGAAATATGGTGCGCATATTAGTGTTGATCTGGGTCCGCAAGCCCAAGTAGCGAATGTGTTGTGGAGACCCTTGCGGGCTCCCGCATCTGAGGAAGCGTGGCGCAATTGGCAGCGCAACTGGCTTTTAACCAGTGGGTTGTGGGTTCGACTCCCACCGTTTCCAAAAAGAGGATCGCGAAGGCTGACTACCTTTAAAAGCCGCCTAGTCAGTGGTTAGATTCGAGTCTGGATGACTCGACGCGGTCAAAATATAGCGGGGATTAGCTCAGTCTGGTCAGAGCGCTGCGTTTGGGACGCAGAAGCCGGAGGTTCGAATCCTCTATCCCCGATTTAGTTGATGGACACCCATTTCGGGTTTCAAGTTTGTTGGCTAATCTAGGCGAAATGGTGTAATTGACAACACGGTCCCACGATGAGGGGACTGACACAGGTGCGAATCCTGTTTTCGTCATCTCTAACATTAGAAAAGGAAAGAGAAATGAGATTTTAACAAGAAAATCAAAGAAATACGCTTTAAACCAGGGATCGCAGGGCACGATCTTCAAATTAGAATAGAACAAGTAAAACGGTTTCTCATTAAAGGACATAAAGTCCGAGTGACAGTTTTGTTTTGGGGAAAACACAGTGATCGGAAAAATTCGATTAACTATGCAGAACCAAAACTTGAGAAATTCAAAAAACTGGGTAAAGTAATTCAACAACCGCAAATTATCGGGCGTCGCATGACGATGATGTTAGAGTAAAAACAGCAGGAGGTGATTGCAATTTGGAAGCATTGCTCGTTTGGAACGAGGTGGTTGCGGGTTCGAATCCCGCTCTCCTGATTGGATTAATGGTGTGATAGCATACAGGCCAGTTTAACAAGGGCCTGAGGCGCAGGTTCAAACCCTGCTTAATCCCTTGTTGATTTGGGATAGGTCACCTAATTGTTGAAAGAGGTGATTGCGCAACGGGTGAGTCGAGAGGCAACACCGAGCATTGGACGGGATGCTCAATAAACTTTCTTTTGTGCTCATGAAGTGTAACGGATGCATGCTACCCTGTCACGGTAGAGGCAGCGGGTTCAACTCCCGTCATGAGCGTCTTGGGGGCGTAGCTCAACTGGAAGAGTACCGGCCTGTCGAGCCGGGTGTTGCGGGTTCGAATCCCGTCGTCCTCGAATTACGGAAGCGGTCATAAAGCGGCGCAGAAGATGCGCGGGTCAGGAAATTGTTAACCCTGGCTACGGGTGCGTGGCATGATTAAGTGGCGTGAAACGGTATCTCCCATTTCATCAGGTTCGAATCCTGACTTCCGTCTTACGAAGGGTACGCCAGATGAAGAGCGGCTTCCATGTAAAGGAAGTGGTAGCTGGGTTTAAGTCCCAGACCTTCGATTTTTCCGATGTAGTTCAAAGGTTAGAATGAGTGGTTGTTAACTACGGGATCAGGGTTCGAGTCCCTGCGTCGGAGTCTAGGGCCTGTAGCTCAATTGGGAGAGCGCTGGATTTGCAATCCGGAAGATGAGGGTTCAACTCCCTTCAGTGTCCATGGGTGTAGCTTAATGCGTAGAGCGCGGCATTTGGAGCCGTAGATGCGGGTTGGAATCCCGTCACCTACAAAGCAATTTGTAAACCGGTACGATGTGCCGGAAGTTTTTTGATTTTTGAGATTTCCTAGGTTAGTGAAACGGTTATCACGCGACATTGTGGATGTTGAGTTAAAGGTTCGATTCCTTTACCTAGGATAGAAAGGTGGCAATATGATTGTCGAAATTAGAGCTGCAGAAGGCGGCAAAGACGCGAAAATGCTGGTACAAGATCAATACGAAATCTACCGAAAGGTAGGCGTACGGAGGTCTCTTTAGCCTCAAAAAACTTGTTAATCTACCAGGGCGAATAGTTTTCCAAGTAACAGGAAAACAAGTTGAAGAGATTTTTAAGAACGAACCAGGCGGTCATAGATGGCAAAGAGTGCCACCTACTGAAAGAAAAGGTCGGTATCAGACCTCCACAATTACAGTAGCAGTTTTGAAAGAATTTAAGAATACAAAACTTCAATTAAAGAACGAAGATGTAACTTATAAAGCAACGAGAGCAAGCGGATCAGGAGGACAAAAGAGGAATAAGGTTCACACTGCAATTCAGATGACTCATAAGGAAACTGGGTTTAGAGTTGATGTATGTGAAGGAGTAAGTCAGAGCAGAAATAGAGATAAAGCTTTGAAGCGGATGGAAAAACGTCTCAGTAAATCCCAGAGGAAGAAGGCTAAGCAAGAGAGGGATCAACTTCGAAAGAAGCAAGTTGGTTCGGGTATGAGGGGCGATAAGGTCAGGACAATTCAAATGAAACACAACGTTGTTAAAAACCACATCAATGGTAAACAAACGACATGCAAACGTTACACAAATGGATTTATTGAAGATCTTCATTAATCGTCGGGCTGGCGTTGGTGTAATGGAAACACGCCTGGTTGTGAGCCAGGAATAGAGGGTTCGAATCCCTCACCCAGTATTTGGTACCGTGGCGGAATTGGCATACGCGCCAGACTTAGAATCTGGTCCCTTCGGGGATGTGGGTTCGACTCCCACCGGTACCATTTAGGATGCGTAGCTCAGCGGAAGAGCACCTGGCTGAAGACCAGGGAGTCGGTGGTTCGAATCCACCCGCATCCATTGCATGAGCGTGTGGTCTAGTGGATAGGACGCCTGGCTACGAACCAGGAGGACACAGGTTCGAATCCTGTCATGCTTATTGAGGGTGTATAGTGAAATGGACATCACGAGGCGCTTCGAACGCCTTATTACAGGTTCGAATCCTGTTATACCTATTGAATGGTAAAAACCCTTATGGGACCAGCTATGGAGGCTGGCATGGTGGTTTGTAAAAAGAACAAACGGTGTGGTTCGACTCCCACCCATTCACAAATTTGAGCGATATTTTAAAATGACGGAGGGCTGTGAACCCTTGCGGTCCGGTGGTAGAATTCTAATCGAAATTAGAGGCGTAGGTTCGAATCCTACTTGCTCACTGTAAAAAAGAAGAAAGAAGAGGTGGAAAATGAGAACGTTTTTCACAAGCGACACTCACTTCGGTCATAAGAATATTATCAAATATTGTGATCGTCCTTATAAAAGTGTCGAAGAGATGAATGAAGATATGATTCTTCGGTGGAACGATGTAGTTAAACCAGGAGACCAAGTCTTTCATTTAGGCGACTTTTGCATGGGCAAGGGAAGCCGACCCAAAAAATGGGTAACACGTTTAAATGGTCACATCCATTTCATTCGTGGGAATCATGATCCTCACGTGGAGGGTCAGGGCTTTGCGAGCGTCCAATATTACAAGGAACTGAAGGTTGAAGGGAAGAAAATCGTTCTTCTCCATTATCCGATGCGAACTTGGAACGGCTCTCATCGGGGATCTTGGCATCTTTTCGGTCATGTTCATGGAACTATGACTGTTAAGTATGGCAGAAAAACTCTTGATGATTGTCTTGCGATGGATGTTGGCTCAGATTGTTTCGATTATGCTCCAGTTAGCTTCGAAGAGGTTAAGAAAATTTTCGAAAAGAAAGAACGTGAACTTGCTAAGCGTTTTGCGAAGGATTCTTCTGGCAAGAATTTAAGCAATAAGGAACAAAAATTCCGCAAGAAAATGGCCTCTCTTTGAGGTCGATCTAGTCTAAGTAGCCCAATTGGCAGAGGCATCACGTTGAGTGCGTGACAAGTATGGGTTCGACTCCCTTCTTAGACATGGCCTGTAGTGTAATCGGTAACACAAGAGACTTTGAATCTCTTATTTCGCGTTCGAGTCGCGGCGGGCCAGTAATTAAAGGGCGCATAGTTCAGCGGAAGAACGCCTCCGTGACATGGAGGAAGTCGTAGGTTCAAATCCTACTGTGCTCATTGGAGATTAGATGGATATTAAAGGTAAAGTTTGGGGACAAACTTCTCCAATGTTTTGCAAAAACAATGTTGAGATCCATCGTATTGAAGGTAAAAAAGGCGGCTTTTGTTCATGGCACGCCCATCGCGCTAAATTCAATCGATTTTTTGTTGAAAGTGGAAAGCTCAAGATTACAGTCAGCAAAGACTACGGTTCTGGGGTGTTAGAAGATGTTACGATCATAGGCCCAGGGCAACAAACAACTGTGCCTCCTGGCGATTTTCACAAATTCGAAGTTATCGAAGATTGTGTTGCGTTTGAAATATATTGGGTAGAACTAGACCCTGGTGATATCGAGCGGGAGTCAGTTGGAGGCATGAAGTATGAGCAGAAAAAAGATGAGCAAAAAACAACGCAAGATGAAGGAAGATTGGAAAATCATCAATAAGATCTTTTCCGCCCCCGCAAGATATGCGTGCGATGTTCGTATCGATCAAGCCGTTGCTAAATTGGTTAAATTAGTTGACTTGAGAAAAGAAGTTGATTTAGGGACAGGTAGCTTAACGGAAGAGCGCCCGGCTGAAAATCGGGAAGTGTGTCAGTTCGATTCTGACTCTGTCCAAATAGAACGGTAGCTCGATGCAATAGCTTGAGTAGAATAAGTGGGAGACGTTGAAGTCTGGGTTCAGAAGTCGTTTCGAGTTGATATATCGATTATAGACTGAAGGCTCGGGTGGAGTCGCAAGTGAAATACCACTCTTTTTATTGTTAAAAATGAGATTTTGCTGTTGGTTTAGCGTGGACGCTTTTAGTTAAAATGCTTAATCCTTCGGGACGGCAGATTTAGGTGGCAGAGCCCCCAATCGTAGTATTGGGGAGGGTGCGGGTTCGATCCCCGTCCGTTCTATCTTGCTGGCGTAGCTCAATTGGAAGAGCACTTTCTTGGTAAGAAAGAGGTTACGGGTTCAAGTCCCGTCGCCAGCTTTTGGAAGGCATCCGGCTGGATGAGGAGCTAGTTTTGAAAACTAGTATGGCACGTGAGAGCGGCGTCATTAGGGTTCGAGTCCCTAGCCTTCCTTTAAAAGAAAAAGTAAATTATGGATCCAGAAGACATTAAAATAAAGCCTAAAATCAGAGTAAAACCAAAAAGCAATCTTAGTATTAAAGCTAAGGAGGTGTCCCCTGATGAAATCGAATTTCGAAAGAAAGCAGATGAACTTAGAGGAAAGATCGCCAAGCGAGATCCGTCGTTAACTACAACGACGCGATTAAAACCAACTGCTGTTCAATTAAGAAAGATGAAAGATTAAGTAATCTGGGGTAGCTCAATGGTAGAGTCCCTGGCTGTTAACCAGGTTGTTGTGGGTTCGACTCCCACCCCCAGAGTTTACCACGTAAATATAAGTAGGGAGAGTAATTCGGACAGGCGCACCGAGACACCCTGCTAAGGTGTTCGTCCCCGCAAGGGGATGAGGTTCGATTCCTCTGCTCTCCGTTAGGATGGGCTTATGAGTTGGTTGTCGAATCACAGACAGCCAGGCATTGATGCGATATCAGACGACATTTTAGCTATGTTGATGGTGAGTACGCCTGGAAGTCGAGAAAATTTAGCTAGGGAGCTTGCCCCTCCTGGGACTATCCCTTCTAATCTTCAAATGAAGGCATTAGAACTAATTTGGTCTGGTCAAGCGGACCGTATTGTAAAAACCGGTAAAGACACGATCGATTTACCACTTGTTATGCCGCTGTAGCTCAATTGGCAGAGCACCTGCCTTGTAAGCAGGATGTTGGGGGTTCGACTCCCCCCGGCGGCTTCTCTTTTCTGTATGGCCTACAACAGTAGGGAAGCTTTGCGACCTTCTTTAAATGTGGTGAATGTTAGGGACGCTTGACATTATAGGTTCGAATCCTATCAGGGTGAAACGCCCGCTCTGCTTGACTCGGGCGATGATGCTTCTTGGTGTAATTGGCAACACAGCAGGCTCTGAACCTGTTATTCCGAGTTCGAATCTCGGGGAGGCAGATGGACGACGATTTTGCGGAGACCATACGGTGGTTAACCGATGTGGTGTATCTGCATACAATAGTAGAAGGCACTGACCTAAAGGTGAAAGACGTCTTAATTCGTAAGTGGACAAATCCAAATTATACTCTCCCCCCAGAAGAGGAGAGGTTTTTAAAGATCATCTTAGAACAAGGAATTAAAGATGAACAACAGGAAGACGGATCCTCATGAACTCTGGACAGATGAGGAAGAAATTGATCAGGCATGGAAGGACCAATGGAAAGAGCGTCTAAACAACGAATCTACTAAAAGAGAAGCACGTCAGGAAAAGGCGCGGGATAGGCGTCGGATCCACAAAAAGAATAGAAAGGCAATCAAGCAAAAACTTCGTGATTTGGAGTACGAAGATGATGAAGAGAGTTAAAGACGGCCCTATCGTCTAATCAGGTTAGGACACGAGCTTCTCAAGCTTGGAATCCGGGTTCGAATCCCGGTAGGGTCATTCTTTCTTGTATCTAAAACAAGGAAATTGGAGACATGCGCAAACTGATTTGGGGTTCTTTATTTGTCGTAGTGCTGTTGTTGCTTGGTGCTACCCAATATTATAATCAACCAAATGTTCGGGCGTTAGGAAATCGTGGCTTCGTTACCACATATCATTCCGTTAACGATCCAATCAATGATGCGCAATACGTCACAATTACCAACATTGATGGCATGATCATCGTCGAAATTATCGTTGGTCCTGGTCCAGAAAATGTCTTAGTGCTTAAAAATGACGAAGCTAAAGATTATCTTAGGACATTAGGTATCGATTGGTAGTTAAAGTACAAAAATAAACCATAGAGGTATGGTGTAACGGAAACATTGTGAGTTCCAACCTCACAGCTCCGGGTTCGACTCCTGGTGCCTCTGATGTTAAAAACTAAGGTTTTTGATGCGATTCCGATGCTTAGACTTTTATTTGAAGAGTCTGGATGCACGGCGGATACCGAGATTGCTAGTCGCAAATCTGGCGACCAATTAGCTCAATATTTTTATATTAATCGAAAAAGCATGGCTTACTGTGCTGTTAAAGGTAACCTAGTTCAATTAGGGAAGCCTGATAAGCTACATCGCATTAAATCTGATAACGATTGGATCGATTTATGTGATCCAAATAGTTTAGGGATAATTAGTTTACGAGCAAGGAAGTTAACTCGTGGCTAATATGGATCCAGCTATAGTTTCTCTTAATAGTTCTAATTCACGCCTAAAGCAAATTAAAATTGAGTTAGAACGTGTTAATAAACGTCTAAAGAGCGACAATAAAAAATTATCTAAACAAATTAAAGCATCTTCGGACGAAAACAAGCGTTTAAAACGTAAGCTTGCTGAAATCGAAAAGAAACTTAGGAATTCATAATTGGATTCTAACCAAAAATTAATTATGGAATGCGCAGCTAGTGCTGAGCTTAGTTTGAAAAGTAAAGCCGATTCGTCCGATAGATGGATCACCATTGCGTATTGCTATCCTTCAAAAGAAGATAGAAACCATCATCTTTCAAAATCACGTGGATATTTTAGTGCAAGAAGGTCATTATTGGCCTTCTTGTATCATTATATCTATTAACCAAACCAAATGAGGTTTAATATGAGTAGTAGAAGTCGCAAAAAGCGAAACAACAGCAGCAATGGAAATGGCGTCAACAGAATTAATGGCAACGGCGTAAGCTTGGCCGAAAAATCCCGTAAGGGAATGGGTCGAGTTTATCTAGAAGCCAAAACTGATGGCCAGGAAAATTTTATTAGCTCGATTCACCGCAATAAACTGACTGTTTGTGCTGGACCAGCTGGTACCGGAAAGACTTACATTGCCGCAGCAATGGCAGCTCGTTTACTTGAAGACACTATAGATTATGATCATATCGTTGTTGTGCGACCAGCTGTCGTAGCATGCAATGAAAAACTTGGATTTCTCCCTGGGAACCTAGATAAGAAAATGGCACCATTTGCTATGCCCGTTCTTTATAACTTGGCCAAAATTGTTGGTCAACGTAAATTCCAAAGTTACAAGCAAAACGATATGGTACAGGTTTTACCAATGGCTTATATGCGAGGGCTAACACTAGATCACTGTGTTGTTATCCTCGATGAGGCGCAAAACACAACCCCAGCCCAAATGAAGATGTTTTTAACTCGAATCGGTGAACACTGCAAAGTAATCATCGAGGGAGATGAGACTCAATCTGATATTCACGGCAAGAATGGCCTGGCAGATGCTGTTGAGCGTCTGGAAGGCATGAGGGATGTAGGCATCGCCACTATGGGTGCTGACGAAGTGATTCGTTCCCGTTTTGTTTCTGATCTCATGGAAAGGTATCCCGAGTAATCACGAGTATATAATTCGTCCGACAGCCTTTGGAGGCATATTATGCTTTATGCATTACGACGAATTATTGCATTTGTACTCACATTACCATTCTTTCTATTTGAGAAAACTACTAGCGCCGGGGCTTGGATTTTTAACAAACTAGCCCTGGCTGCTTTATGGCCGTACAGGAAATTTTTTGGCACTAAGCCAGAAGAGAAGTATGAACTGCTCCCGGAAACTGAGCAGTATGTTCCAGAACCTGTATATATTCCAACTCCGGATGAAGAACTGTTCGAATGGTATAGAGTTCGGGCTGGTGGTGAGCCGAATTTTCCTACTAGAGACATCGTTAATATCATAGCCGATACGATCGAAGATGACATTAGTCCTACTTATTCTAGCATGTCATTTAATCCAGGGCCAACAAGACTTACGCCATACGAAATTTCCGATGAGTATAAACAAACGGCCCATATCAAGATTAACAATACTTCTAGGGGCCCTGCTAGAAACAACGGAACTCGTCCAATTGTAAAAAATGAATGGATGAAAAAATCAGCGTTTAGCCATCAACGAATTGCTTTAAATAAAGGTAAAAAACGCCTCACTTAGTATTTAAACTATATGTCTAGAGTACTCATTATTTCCGACATTCACTTCGGGATTCCGCAAAAATTGAATGATATTCTATGGGCCATGAAAACAGCTCGTGCGTACGCTGCTAAAAACAATATCGAAAAAGTATTTGTTTTAGGAGATGTTTTTCACGATAGAGTGACTTATAATATCGAAGTTATGAATGTGGCATATGAGTTCTTCGACGAAACAAAACAGATTGGTCAAGAATGGATTGCCTTTCCTGGCAATCACGATATGCCTTTGCGAAATTCATGGGAAGTCAATGCTCTAAAGCCTCTAAACAAAGTCTTGACTATAATTAGCGACATTAAATTAGTCAAGGTTTACGGTCAGCGTTTTTGGATTGTTCCGTTTATCCATTATGAATCTGTTTATATGAAGGTTTTGGAGTATATTGAAAAACAATATGAAGACGGAGACGTGTTGTTAACTCATGTTGGCGTCAACAACGCTACTTTAAACGAGTGTTTCTTAATTAAAAATTGGAGTGTTGTTGATTTTACTGATTCTAAGTTCGACATAGTTTTCACTGGCCATTTTCACTGTCACCAAAAGGTTGGTAAAAACGTGTGGTATCCAGGAAGCCCAATACCATTTCGTTTCGATGAGGGTATGGTCCCACACGGTTTTATAGATTTCGATACTGCAACTAAAGAGATTGAATTTGTAGAAATTTTCGACCTTAATTTAATAGAAGGTCCTAGACCACCAGATTATATCACCATTACTGATGACATGATTGAAGAATATAAGTGTTTTTCTGGCGATAATGTCAGAGTGCAGTTGAATCGTGATTATAGTAAAGACGAAATGATTAGGATGAGAGATTCCCTAAAGGATAGGGGAGCCACTAATATCAAATTAAACAAAGTCGTGGAAGAGCATATTGATCTTGATGACCAACAAAAGTCTTCTGCATTATCACTTAAGTCCCCAGCTGATTTGTTCAAACGGTGGGTTGAACATGACAGCCCTAAGAAATTGAATGCCGAATTGCTTAATAAATTGAATGATGAAGTAATATCTGAAACTTTGTTGTCTTAGGCAAATGTATATAAGACGTTGGAGAACAAAATGATCAACCGACCTTGCCCCCCTTGCCCTTGCGGCGACTAATTTAAGACATTACTGCATCGTCAGAAATGACCTATCTCGTGGAACGCTCGCAGCGCAGCTAGTACACGCAGCCGGTGAGTCTAGTCCCGGCAATCTTCCAGAAGGTACAATCGCAGTCGTTCTAGAAGCTCGTAATGAAAATGAGCTTGAGCAGATTGAATGTACTTTAATCGAACGTAACATTCCTCATAAAGCCGTTCGCGAGCCAGATTACCCCTGGGATAACGCACTTATGGCTATTGGGGTTTTCCCAACATCAGATAAAAAGATTAGACGTATTCTGTCAAGATTGCCGTTGGTGAAATGATTATAACAAGGGCCTGTAGCTTAGCATTGCTAGAGCGTCGGACTAAAAATCCGAAGGCGGTGGTTCATATCCATCCAGGCCCATTTCGCGCGTGTAGCTCAGTGGTTAGAGCACAATGTTGGACTTTTCTAGGTTCGAATCCTAGCGCCCCCATTTCGAGGGGGCGGGTAGTTGAGGTCGGTGGTTCAAATCCATCCACGCGCTTTAGTGGGGATAGCTAAGTGGTTCTAAGCCAAGCAGCTGTATTTAATATGGTGACACGTTGGTGCAACTCCAACTCCCTGCATCTAGCAGAGGTACGCTAAGTGGTACCCAGGCCAAGCGGCGAGGTAAAACTCGTTAACGTAGGTTCGAATCCTACCCTCTGCATTATGAAGGCTAGCCCGATACATGAAAGTCGGGTTAAACCCAATTGTGGATTTAAGATGTCTGCAGTTGACGAATGGTGCAAATACTGATTATCACGATTTAATTAGACATGAAGGTTCGATTCCTTCACTTCATTTTCAACCACGCACCGAAAGATATTCTTGTCGAGGCGGTATGATAGGGTTCAAGTCCTTATGCGTGGATTTTGCGCGGATAGCTCAGTTAGGTTAGAGTAACTGGTGACGCCGGATGTAACCAGAAGTCGTAGGTTCAAATCCTACTCCGCGCCTTTTGCACCCATAGCTCAGCGGTAGAGCACTCAGTGTAAGGATCTGAGAGGTCGCGAGTTCAAATCTCGTTGGGTGTTTATGACCGATAAAACAGACAAAATTAAAATGACTTGCGTTATGATCGAGGCTGATGTTCCAACAGCTAATGGGCGGATTTATCCAAGAGGAGTTTTATTAAGAGCTGTTTATGATGTCAATAGTTCAGATAGCGTCATGTTAGGACAACTTGGAAATCCTCCTGATGGTAAAACTAGATTAAGTAAAGCAAGCCATGAAGTTACAAATCTACACCTGTCTGATAAAGGCAACTTAGAAGCCGACATTAAGGTTTTGTCAACACCAGAGGGGCAGATTCTAAGCAAGATGTTAGAAGATAAAGTCCCTATTACTCTCCTACCAAGAGGGATGGGTTCATTAAACGATGGTGTTGTTGGGGAAGACTTTAAGATTGTTTCTATGGACATTGGTTTGACGCCCGACTGATATTGACCTCCTTGCTTACCAAAAATAAATTTTAGAAGTAAGGCTAGACAATGGCTAATTTGACAAGCGCGGCTGGGCAGCTTTCCGGCACTGTAACTTATGATGACAATTCACATGACAGCTTTAGTTCTGTTTTAGCATGGAATTCTAAATTAGATCGAACTTGGTCTAATAACTTGTTCGAATCAGAAGAATCAATGGGCCAAATTGAGGAAAGTCTCAATTTGGCTTTTAAAACAGATTATGAAAACACTCTGTTGTCCTTGCCGTTTGTAGACAATATTAGTTGGGCTCAGAGCAAACACAGTAGTGACGTTAAAAGCGTTACTGATTTAATTATACATTACTCTCTAACGTTAACTTGCGATGACCGCACTACTACGGTTTATTCTATAACTTATAAAGGTGGAGAGACTAGAATCCACAAAAATGGAAATCCTTGCGCTGTTGCTAGTCAGGTAACCCCACAGTTTGAAAAGCTGATCAAGCATATCACTAGTGAGACTGCTACTACCGAAGAGCCTGCTCCAGATCTTCCAGACCCAATTCTTTACGGCATCGGATTTAGCGGTGAGTTTTTCACATTAGCGGATGATGTGTTGACAGAGATTTCCGAAGACATTGGATTTGACAACCCCGCAGCTTTGGCCGTAGATCCAACCACTGGCCAGATGTATGGTGCTACAAACGGCGATGGTACCCCAACAGCTGCTATTTGGACAATAGATCATGTTGGGTTGTCTTCTGAGTTAGTTGGCAGCACTGGTCTTTTTACAATTTGGGGAATGGCATTCGATTCAAGTGGGCAGATGTTCATTACAGCCGCGACCTCTGATGGTGGTGACATTGGGTTTTACTCCGTTGATAAAGCCACAGGTGTACCAACAGAAATTAGCGATAGTATTAATAGTACGACATTTAGTGGTGCTATTGAATTTATTGGCGACACTTTGTATTATGTTACCGTTGGCGAGGGTGCTGGGTTGTTTACTATAGACAAATCTGATGGCACTGTATCATTTGTTGGTGCTTCAAGCGATGCATCTCTAGATTTGGCCAATGTTTTAGGAGTTCTTCGCGGGACAGCGTTTGGAGAGGGCACTACTTTGGGCACTTATGATACTAGCAATGGAGATTTTACTGCTGGACCATTGACTGGCGCTAATTTAGTAGGCATCACTTACGTCTAGTTAGTATTTCTGGTATTTTAAAAGAATGCTAGATATCGAATCTATCGAGTTGCGTAACTTCCTATCTTACGGCGACTACGTTACAAAAGTAAAAGTTTCAAAACAAGGCCCTGTCTTAGTTCTAGGAAAAGTAGACGAAGACAGTGATGCCGATGCATCTAATGGTGCAGGCAAGAGTAGTCTACTAACTGCGTTTATTTGGGGACTTTTCGGGCGCACCGTCACAAATGCTAATCCTGGCGACAAAGTAATCAACTTTTTTGTTGGCCGGGAATGCTATGTCACAATAAAGACTACAGACGGATGGGAAATTAAAAGAACTCGCGACTACAACGGCCATTCTGAACTTATGGTGATGAAGGATGACAAAGATGAGACTAAATCTACCAATACTAACGCCCAGAAAAAACTCGACGAGCTTTTCAAGTTAGATTATGAAATTTTTACTTCTAGCATTTTTTGTGGGCAATTTGGTAAGCCATTCTTAGAAATGACTTCTGTAAAAAGAAAAGAAGCTATCGAGAGACTGCTTGGTTTAGATCGCTTAAACGGATATGCCGATGCAGCTAAACAACGTTCTAAAAACGCTGAGACTGACCAAGAAACGATCAGAGCCGGAATAGACATTTTAACCGCAAGCGATAAGCAATATCAAGACCAAGTTAGAGAGAATTGGTTAAACAAAGGAGAGTACGAACAAGGCCGCAGAGAAAGAATTGCAGGTTTAGCGGAAGCGTTGGATGTTGTTCGAGAACAAGCCAAATTAGCGCCGTCTCATGATATCGTAAAACTCGAAAAACAATGGGAGACATGTAACATTGTTTCAAATAAAATTGACGGATATAGAAAGAAATTAGATAACAACATTAGTAGGATTGTATCTCTTGGAGACATCATTCGACAATCTAAAGTTTCTCTTGATCGATATGATGATTGGGAGCCAGAGGACGAATTAGACATTGATGAAATTAATGAACAGCTAACGATTTTCCGTAAGGCTGAGCATCAAATTTCTTTGTTGACTGACAAATCTATTGATCTTAAAACTGAAATCCAAAGACAACAAATAGAAGTCAATTCTCTAACAGATGTCATTAGAGACTGGGAAGACCAGAGCGGATCCACTTGTACTTCTTGTCTTCAAGAAATCGATGGAAAACATGCGGAACACCAAGCTAATGAGTGTAAAGAGAAAATAACTAAAATCAACCACAGTATTATGGCTGATGAAACTAAGCATGTTAAAATTTTGTCTTTTGTTGGAAAATTGAAAAAGACTAAAAGACCTGACTTCACTGTTAGCCAGGCGAAGTCCATAGCTGATAGAAACGATAAAACTAGAGACGAAATCGATCATTACAGATCTGTTGTAGATACGTCACAAAAAGAATGGGACGATCTTCGAACTATTAACGGTGGTTTAAGCGATTCCATAAAATCATTGAGCATTAAACTAGAAAAAGTTACTCCTTCTGTTACTTTAAAAGAAGCTAAAGCTCAAATCCGAGAGCATGCTTCCTTAGCTTCACAAAAGAAACAATTGGCCGACCAAATAGCTGAATTGCAGCTGACTGATAATCCATATTCTCTATTAATCGACAATCTAAAAGATTTGTTAAAGATTAATAGAGAAAAGATGGACGATTTTAATGAGAAACTTGAAAGCCTTGATACTTTATACAAACATTATAGATATATCTATAGGTCATATTCTGACCGCCGTAAAATCAAGAAATGGCTAATGTCTGAACTGATCCCATTCCTAAACAACAGAGTCCATTATTATCTAGACAAATTTGAACTTGGGATCAATGTAAAATTCACTTCTACTCTCGATGTTGAGTCTGATAAGTGGAGTTATGAATTTTGTTCAGGAGGAGAGAGGAAGCGCATCGACCTGGCCATAATGTTTGGTTTATATGATTTGTATACTTCGATTTACGGTCGTCAATGTAACATTATGGTGCTGGATGAGGTCGATAGCAAGCTTGACAAACGTGGAGTTGAAGCTTTTTCGGACATCATCAACGATTTAACCGAAGGATCGGAATCCCCAGACACTGTTTTTGTCATTTCACATAAGCGTGAATTAGAGTCTGTATTCCCCACTCAGATAGTAATTAGGAAGAGAAATATGTTCTCAGTAGTGGATCAAACATAAGTTGTGAATACAATCTTAGCCTCTCGCATTAAAAGAAAACTTCAAAAAGAGCTTATGAAGCGGAAGCTGATTGAGTACTTTGCTGCTAAGGGGTACGACAACTTTGACGCCCCACTATATCCTCCGTTGGCATATGACCTGCCTGTTCGTATTCCGGAGTTATACAATCGCATCGAGGTATTGCCAACCGTCGATCAGATCGATGCTAACATGGGCACAGTAGTGCTGTCGTGGAAAATGTTTGTTTTAGGAACTAGCAGGATTGAGCTTGGTAAGAGCACTCATGCTGGGGAGTCTGATGTTATCCGCGCTGTAATGGGCGAGCCTAATGTAGAGCTACCAGCCGAGCGCGTTACTTCTCCGAAGCAAGTGATTAATTTTATCCTGAAAATTTTGGGAAACTCTAAAACCGGGTTTGTTGAATTACCTGGGAATTTCCAAGTGCCCCCAGAGTCCCTAACCTTACCGTTATTAAGTAAGGCTAGGAACCCGAGGATTGCACCCACCGCTAGCGGCAGCTTCTATTCTCGCTAGGCGATGTCTAGAGCTACAGCCTGCTGTCTAATTAGACTCACTGCCTTCGAAACTTCGTTTTTCGAAATTCCGAGAAACTTGGCGATGTGAATCTCTCTTGGACGGACTTCCTTTTTACGATTAGGATAATACGTATCTAGGAATTCTTTGGATGGGTTGATCAACACTTGTAAGACATTCTGCGCATGATTTGGCAGTCTCTCTTGTAAAACTCTTACAGAATCTTTAACTAGTAAGTTATCCATATCTATCTCCTTGGATTTGCGTGCACGGAATTCACAATGTTGCAAATAATTGTTACCGTCATCGTCTTCCTCGCAAATCCCGAAAATTGATCTAGAGCGAACTGCTACTTTCTCTGAAATCGTTAAAGAGTGTGAGCCTAATTCTTGAGAGACGACAGTAATGTCGGCATCCGTAATAAGAATTAGCACCCCAGATCCCTTGATTTCGTCACGGAGTTTCCAAATTTTCTGCATGACTTTCACTGGAATCAGATTTACGTCAGCAACAAACCTGGACCGGCCATCTTCTAGCTTTTCGAAATCGAACAAGAGTCTCTTGCCAGAATTCTCCAGATAGAAGGTGATGGCTTCGTTTGCAACCTGTTGGGAGTCTCCCTCCAGGGTTCTTTCTACCGTATACTTAGGAATCTTGTTTTCTGACAAGATTTGTCTCATGTAGTTCATGATGCACGTTTTGAAATACTTCATTCGTGCATTACGATCTTGTACGACCGAAGGTCGTGGTTTATGAAATAAGACGTCCACAGCAGTTCGCCAAATTGTAATCTGAACTTCAGACATAGCGAATTCTTTGTTTTTGTACTCATTACCAATGGTGGCATCTAAGATTTGGCAAAACTTGTGTTTTGCGTTATCCAGACGCGTGTCATTGAAGACCACGTTCATCAAATCGTTTACTTGCTCTAATTGCTCTTCAGTCAAATTTTTGGCTGTGACATTCATTAAACTTCCACGAAGGAATAATTTTGCTAATTGACCACTCATTTTTAGCTCCTTTTGCTTTTGCTTTTTTGGTTGGTTTTTTTGCTAAGTGTATGTATTGTATGTATTTTAGTTGTGAGGACAGTGCATGAGTAAGACTAAGAAAAACTATGTTGATTCTAAAGAAATTGAACTTTGCTGGGCTAATTGGCTTGTTGATGAGAACCCCCAAGATTGGGAAAAACTGCAAGGTTTTGTTTACAAGATTTGTAAAGGTGTTGTAGTTCATTTTAATCCCAAGAGTGAAGAGGAACATATGGATCTTTGCCACGAGACATTCGTTCTTACCATGGATAAGATCAAAAAGCGTAAGCTGATGTTTAAGGCCGGTAAGGCTCCTGTGTTCAATTTGTTGACTACTACCATCTTTCGGCACTTGTATTCTTTGAAGAACAAAGAAAATAGACGTCGGAAATTGCTTAAAACTAAATTCGTTCTCAAACCTGGCGTTTTGGATAATTTGGTTTCTGCTGCTGGAATTGATGGAACGGCTGGTGGATACCACCCTGATGCTTCTCGCATGAAATCCTCTCTCCTGCAGCAGTTAGATGAGCCTCAACCGCCTAAATCTATTAGAACATCTAAATAGACTTTTGTCAATAGGGGCACCAGACTTAAATACGTTAGGACATTTCAAACGTATAATATGAGTTCAAAATATAGACTAACCCCAAAGCCAGGCATTATTAAAGCGGGTAGAGTTATTAAAACTCCAGCCCGCCCGACTATAATACCTAATGCTCCCCACATAATCAAGACTACTGAATTACAAAACAAGATCCCAAACGCTCAGCAACCTCAAAAAGTAGTCATTAAAAAACCGGAGATTAAAGCGCCTAGGCGTCCAAATCGCGCTAGTCCACGGGCTGGTGGTATGAAAGCTCAACCCACGAAATACCGTGGGTCAGTTCTGCGGACTAAAAAAGAAGCGGAGATGAGCAAGTATCGGAAATCCGTCGAAAACTTCAAGGATATTGGAGTTGGTCGATACCTTGCCATGATAGCCTGTGGTCCGTCTATTCTAGAAGTTGACTTGCCTCGCCTCCAAGGACATGATAAAGTCGATCTCATGTCTATCAACAAACCTGATCCGCGTGTTCATCCCACAAAATACTGGGTATTTTGTGATCAATCCCAATATATGCGCAATAAAAAGGCGTTCGATTCATATACTGGCACTCTCATTAATGCTTGGTCTGTTCGCGCGAGGCATCCCAACCAAGTTCTGATTAAGAACAGATCCGGTAAGGGATTTTCCAAGAATTTACTTCAAGGCTATTATATTGGTAGATCTACGACTTTTGCAAATATGCAAGTCGCTCTTTGGATGAACTACGACAAAATCTTCGTTTTTGGGTGCGACATGTGCCAACCGCCCAACGCTAAGAGCCTTCATTCTTATGGCAGGAACCCTGACGTAGACCCAAAAATTAGAGTTAAACGTTTCCAAAAAGAGGCCGATCATTATGTGGCTGGCGCTAAACAGCTAACCCAATTGGATAGGAAGAAATTTGTGTTTTGTTCTGCTTACAACCCTTGGGGATTTGTAGATATGTTCGGGAAAATGGACCACCGCGAAGCAGTCGAACATATTTTAGGATTAGCAGACGGACAAAAATAGATTATCATGAATAAAAAAGACATCGAGAAAATCGCTAACATGCTGACTGATGACCCTGATGTCTTCAGTGAGACCAAACAAGGCCCTAGCAACCCGCCTGACGATCTTGAAGTAGAAGACGAGTTCAAGGTTCACGACGGACACGAAGAATCCAAAGAACCAAAAGAGCCAGGTAAACAGGGACGTAAGTCTAGTTTGCAAGATGGCCCAGATGGCGCTAAGCAATCTAAAGGTTCCCCATATCTTAAAGAAGAGGAACTTGCGCCTAATAAACGTTCTAAAAAATGTACTAAATGCAAAAGTGCGCTAAGTAAAGAACGACAAAAAGATAGTTGGTTATGTAAAAAATGCCAAAACAAACTTCATGGTTCTTCGCCATTTCTTAAAGAAGAATGGGACGGCGAAGAAGTAATCATTTTCGAATAGTATTTAATCCATTGGAGAGATATTCTAATGGGTATACTAAACGGAACATCGGTTTATTTAGTCGGCGCAGTCGATCACGCCGAAGACCCGCGCAAATGGCGGCGGGAATTAACTGAAAATGTGTTACATCCTCTTGGCGTTAAGGTCTACGACCCACTAATCAAGCCATCATGGTTTTTAGAGCAGTTTCCGGTTGACGCCGATATTGACCCAGCTTTGGATTTTCTGGCGATGAAGAAACTTCTCGTTGGAGATCATAATTTTTCTGACGAAGTAGCTTCCCAAATCGAAGACAGAATGTGGGGAGTTAGAGAACTCTGTCTTCGTTATGCTTCTGATTGTAGTTTCATGATTGTCAATATGCCTAAGCAGTATACTGTCGGGTCTTTAGAGGAAGTTCAAGTAGCTGCTGATGCTGGAAAGCCAATTTTTGTGGTCCTTCCCGATGGCCCAGCGACGTCTACATGGTTACCGGCTCAGATTTATGACTCTATTGCCGAATTTAGGGAATATTCATTCGAGTCGATGAGTGAGCTATCTAAACAAATCGAGTCGATCGATTCTGGACACCAAGCCGTAAATACAATGAGATGGATTTTCCTCCATTATTTCATGGACCAGGACGTCGAAAATGAGCTTACAAGTCACATCAAGATTAGAAATTAATCTACTTAACTCAACAACAAAACCAGATTATATTACAGAGTTTGTGCTGCGTAATGGTGTTCCCGCCGTCGTGGCTTCTCCTGAATATATCGCACCGTTGGTGGCGCTTAGGGCTATTAGAGGTGGCGCATATAAGATCGTGTGTGCTCTTGATTTTCCTGGCGGCACTAATTTTGGTATGGATAAAATGCTTAGGGCGCACCCTGATTTCGTAGCCGCCGATGGATTTGACATTCTTCTGTCTGTTGGACGCCATGATATTGAAACGCACAATGAGATGATGTCGATTTATAAGTTCCTTAAGTCTAATCGTCCGATTTCTGATATCCGGTGGACTTTAAAGCCTCATACAAACTTGCAAGAAACTAAAAACGCGCTTAACCATATTATGAAGTATCCGCCTTCATTTGTTAGGTTGGGATCGGAATTGACAGAACCTAATCTTGATATCGAGTCACACAAGAAGTATATTAAGCTTGTAAGAGAGAAGATCCCGTATCCGCTCAAGGTTTGTGGCAACATCGATCTTGAAGCTTTCAATGAATTGTCTAAAGAAGTTAACGCAAAACGATTTGACGTGTCATTGGAACAAGCTGAGGCTATTGTGCGCGAATTGGCTAAGTTGCCAAGAGCCGCTACCACAACACCAAAACCGGGACCTACCTCAAACACTTCAGCAGTAAAGAAGGTTGGTAATGTCGGTAGGATTAGAATCTGAAAGACCTAGCAGAGACGATGTTTGGTTAGACCAAGCTTTCACGATCTCTAGACGATCTAAAGATCGTAGCACCAGGGTCGGGTGCGTTATTGTCGGTGAATACGATATTCCGTTGGCTCAAGGATACAATGGTATTCCACGCGGGTGTGATGACGATGCTCCCCATCGCCACAAACGACCTGGCAAATACTATTACTTCGAACATGGTGAGCGTAATGCAATTTTTAACGCGGCACGTAAGGGTCACGCTTTAAACGGGTCTAAAATGTACCTCACTGCTCCTCCATGCGCCGATTGTTCCAGAGCTATTATTCAAGTAGGTATTATTGAACTGATTTGCGCATCAGATATTGTGCCAAAGCGGTTTAAAGAGTCATGCTCTGCAGCTATGGAAATGTTGCAAGAAGCTAAAGTTAAGGTTCGTCTACCAAACTCGGAAGAAGCCATTTCTGATTTTCAATATGTAGATCGAGAAGGTTGGGGTGATGACCGAAGCAGGCCATCTTGATACTTCCATGGCACATCGTTAAAGAAATTTGCGAAGACAATGGAGTTGACATTAAATTAATGCAAGCAACTCCTGATGGGGCCGAACATGTTTCTTTTTATATGATGCGTGTACCGCATGACACTAAAGTTTATGGCCTATGTAATGGTACTAAAGTAACATTTAATGTAGCAGGAAAGAGACAAGAGTACGATCTTGCGGATCCAAGTAGTATTTCAAAAATGTCCAGTTACCTATCATCAGAAATATGGGCCGATTGGGATTTGGGAACTTTAGATGATCATAATCGGAGTAGATGCCGAAACTAACGGATTAAAAAATGAGGAAGACGAATATGACCCCGAGATTAGCGAATGCTGCGAGATCGGAGTGGTCCTTTTCCACGTAGAGACTGAGACCATATTGGCTCAATTTGGTAAGATATACCGAATGAATACGTGGGGTGAAGAAGCGGCTGGCATTCATCATATTCCCAAAGAGTTAAGCGATTCGATGCCTCTTATTCCTTCCGAAGAAGAGGAAAACATTTTTCAAATCGTCAAGGGCGATATGGCTCGATTTGTAGTGGCTCATAACGCCCCACACGATCACCCTTATTTTAAAACTTATTGGCCGTCCTTTCTTAACATTCCTTGGCTTTGTACCCAACGAGATCTTCCACACAACGATTTGCTTACTAGACCGGCTTATTCTAAGCGGTTAGGTCACTTGTGTGTAGACTACGACATTAAGCTAAGCGGTTGGCATAGAGCCCTAGCCGATGCCGAGGCGTGTGCCAGGATTGCTGCTAAACACGATTTAGAAGAAGCTTATAAAAACAAATTAATTCCAAAGTGGCGGTTAGTCACTTATGGTCCGTTCGACAAAAGCGTTACTAAAGAACAATTCGCTGAATGCCCTTCTGTAGTAGTCGATAATAGGAAATATCGATGGAACACAGAGGAAGCGCCTATGGCATGGTCTAAGGATTACCTTGCTGAAGAATTTATCGAACCGGACGCGGAGTATATCAAAAAGATAACCAAGGGGCGTTGGAAGTTCGATATTGAACCGATGCCACCTAAGACTTATTAGGAGGTCTTATGAAGCTGGGTAAATTTAACGTTGTGGTCGATGGCCAATGGGGGAGCTGCGGTAAAGGACTTATCGCTGGTTATCTTGGAGAACAATACGGTGTCGAAGCAGCAAGCACCAACAATCTTCCGAATGCTGGCCATACCATTGTTTTGGGAGACGAAACACGTTTTATCTCGAAAATCTTGCCAGTCACTAGTTTTTTGAACACAAAGGGACAAAATGTTAAATCGTACATTGGCCCAGGCGCAGGATTCTTTCTAAGTCAACTGTTTAAAGAAATGAAAGAATGCCAAGTTGCTCCAGAAGACGTTCGTATTCATCCTAGAGCCATGGTAGTCACAGAAGCACATGCCGAGCTAGAACGTGGTGCCAGAGGCACAAAACACATCGCTAGTACGATGCAAGGGTCTGGAGCTGCCCGTGCTGAGAAGATTATGCGCGGCGCTGAAGTTAAACTAGCGCGCGATTTTCCCGAATTACAATCTATGATTACCGAAGATTGGTTATTTGAACTTCACGGTAATTTAGATGGATCTATGTGGCTTCACGAGGGTAGCCAAGGATTTAGCCTTGGATTGAACCACGGCAGCCACTATCCGCAATGCACCTCTCGGGAATGCACTACGGCTCGTGAAATGATGGACATGGGATTACCACCATCAAGCGTTGGCGATGTCTATCTTGTTTTACGACCTTTCCCAATCAGAGTTGGCAATGTTGTAGAAGCTAACCAGCAGGTCGGTTACTCTGGTGACGCTTATCCTGGTCAAGAAGAAATGACTTGGGCACAAATCAAGGAAATCTCTGGCTACCCCGCAAATTATGATCTACATGAAATGACCACTGTCACTAAAAGGCTGAGGCGAGTCTTTAAATTCTCGATGGATCAAGCGCTTAGAGCAGCCATGGTAAATGGGGCGACTAAGATCGCTCTTAATTTTGCGAATTATTTGGACTATTCTTGCTTCCAAACTAGTGGCACTGATGTTAAAGAACTTCCGACTAAAGTCAGGGCTTTCATCGATGAACTAGAAGGTTCATTGAACATTCCGGTCACTCTTGTTGGGACTGGTCCTGCCAATAACCACGTTTGGAACTTAGAGGGTTAAAAATGTTTATTGCATTATGCGCCGCTCCAGGCGCTGGCAAGTCTACAGTTCAGCAGATTTTATATGAAGAATTTGGCATTTGTCCAGTAGATGACGGACGAGTCTTAAGAGATATTGCCATTCAGTGTTTTGGTCTTACTGAAGATCAAGTATCAACTATAGCCGGAAAGAGATCATATATCCAATTCCTAGATCAAGAATGGCAGGTTCGTCAGATTCTTGGAGAGATTGGAAGAAGTCTTGAAAACCTTTTTAGTGAACACATTGTTCCTCACTTGACAGTGCAGAAATACTGTACAGATTCGAGTAAAAGTTATAGCTTTGGCAGTGTCAGAAGATCTCAACCCGAATACTTTAATAAAGTAGGTGGCTTGGTGGTAGAAATCGTTAGAGACGGATGCGTTCCTAAGTACGATTTTGACGAATATCATGGCCGTATGGATTTGGTCATAGATAACAACGGGACTATGGATGATCTTCGCCAACAAATTAAAAACAAATTTCAGGGAATTATAAATTAGGTGTTGCTATGAGTGCTTTTGCTGAGTATATCTGGATAGATGGAACTGACCCCGTTGCTCGTTTACGATCCAAAACGAAAGTATTGGATAGTCCTCCTTCTGCTGCCGATTGTCATGAAGTAAATCTTGAGACCATTCCAGTTTGGGGATTTGATGGATCTAGTACAAATCAAGCCCAGGGCGATGCTTCTGATTGCATTCTAAAACCTGTTAGAGTTGTTCCTGACCCACTTAGGGATGTCACTCGCGATGTTCTTGTTTTTTGTGAAGTACTAGATTCACATGCAGAACCTGGTAAGAACAACAATCGTCATATCACCGAAAGCTTAGCAAAAGAATTTTCTGATCAAGAAACGTTATTTGGAATCGAACAAGAGTATACGTTTTTTAAAGGCCGCTCCCCGCTAGGATGGCCGGAAGGCGGATATCCGGCTCCTCAGGGCCCATTTTATTGTGGTGTTGGTGCCGACGAAGTTTTCGGTCGTAAAATTGTTGAAGAGCACTTGTCTGCTTGTGCTGCCGCCGAACTAAAAATTTCTGGCATTAATGCAGAAGTGATGCCAGGCCAATGGGAATTTCAAATTGGGCCCGCTGGGCCGTTAGAAGTCGCTGATCATTTGTGGTTAGCTAGATATCTATTGTATCGCATTGCTGAAGTACATGGTGTCAATGTAAAACTTGATTCTAAGCCTATCTCCGGAGATTGGAATGGCGCTGGTGCGCATACCAACTTTTCTACTAAAGCAATGCGTGATGAAGGTGGCGGCGGCCTGGCCGCTTGTATTGCCGGGGCCGTAAAGCTAGGCTTGGATGTTTCTGGACAAGTTGTTGAAGAAGGACAAAAAGTAGCCACTACTAAATTTCCAGAATCTCATGGTCATGGTTATGACCAACGATTAACTGGTTCTCACGAAACTTGTTCTTTTGAAGAATTTAAGTTCGGAGTGGGCGATAGAACGGCTTCTATTAGAATTCCATTACACGTTTCGTCTAAAGGGTTTGGATATATTGAGGATCGTCGTCCCTGCGCAAATATCGACCCATACGAGGTAGTTTCTTATCTAGTTGCTACCATCTGCGGTTGAGCATGGCGTTGTGCCGCCGTTGGAGCAGGACCAGCTTTAGCCATAAGGGTCTTTACAGCAGTATCTAGCGGCTCGGCGAATTTTTCAAAATCTTTAGATCTTTTAACATAGGCCAGAACTTTTGGCCAGTGTTTAGTTATTTTATCTCCGTGTTGAGCTAAAAACCTTCCGACCATTTTGCTATTTTGTCCCAGTGTTTTGGCTGCTTTACCAACAATGTCGCCTACGGCTGGGATCATAGATAGCAATGACATAGCTCCTTGGAAGTATTCGCCCTGCTTTATATGCAATAGGGCGTTTGCTGCGTCGGCGGCTTCAGCACCTGGAATTAGACCAACGATGTCTAACGCCGTGTTTAACATTGAAGCTTCATGAAGTAGGCTTAATTTCATAACTTATTTTTGGCGTGTGTAAATAATACAAACATACTGTGAGTGAAATATGAGTCCATTAACTTTAGATAGAATTAAAAAAGCCGATAGTGTTCGGATCCACCCTATCAATGAGTCTGATATTGTTAAGTACGCTGTTCAGGTTCTTGAAAGTGGTGTTTGGAATACTCTTTTAACCGACTACAATAGGAACATTTGTGAACAAGCCGTCCGAAAAGCCACAAGTAAAGTTATCCTTGGGTAATATGGGGTTCCCAGACAGGAGCTTAAGCATCCCTGCGGAACTTTATGGCAAGATCCATCTCAATATGCCGATATTGTGTGTTGACACAGTTGTGTCATCAGATGGTAAGATCTTTTTGGTTCGTCGCGCTAATGAACCTGAAAAGGGAAAATGGTGGTTTCCAGGTGGACGTGTAGTTCGCGGCGAAAGCTTAATTGGTGCGTCTAAACGTATCACACGCGGCGAAGCTGGCATTAGCGTTGGTAAACCACAATATTTAGGTCACGACGAGACTATCTTCGATGCAGATCCATTCGGGCATGGCCAAGGGACGCATACTGTCAATTTTGTATATGCAGCGCATGTAGCGGAGTTAGCTCTATTTAATGTCATCTTAGATAATAATCATACTGCTTATAAAACTTTTAAGTTTCAAGAAATTTATGAGAGCGATATGCATCCATATGTTAAAAAATTTACAGCAGCCGCTGAGGGAGTATTCTGCCGATAGTGTTATCATTCGATAAATGGTTTTTTGGTGAGTATCAAAAAGAAAAAGAGGAGCCACCTGCTCCCAAAATTGAACAGCCAGAAAAGAAAAAAGAACCTAAACGCAAGAAACGAAAAACTCAAAAATATGTTAACCGGAGAGTTGCTAGAGTAAGCCGATGAATATCCCGCACGTTGCACTTGGATTAGGATTCACGAATCGACCTATCACTATCAGTAAACCAGTTGTTCACGCAGTGAATGTGTCTAACGGGATGCCAATTGTACGTAGCAAGCGGGTCCTTCATGAAAAGCCTCGAAATAATTTAAAACAAGTTAATTCTTGCGCAAAAATAGAATGGTCAGGCGGTAAGACCGCCTAATATAAATTAGGAGAATTAAAATGGCAAGTCAACCAGCAAATGTTGAGATTTCCGTTAAAAGACGAGTTCGGTCATACCGTCAGGGCTTACGTCATAACAATATTCACGGTCTAGTTAACAGACTACGTCCGCTTGTTATGTCAGTCCCGAGTCAGGAGACCCTAGATCTAACTGTTCGTTCAGCAGATGCAGATAATGACGTTGTCACTACTGCTCTTCTAGAGGGACGTGGATCTGGCCTGCCAGTAGTTCGAGGTCTAGCACCTGTTACTACTCTTCAGGAAGCTGTCCAAGGCGTTTCTGGTCTAGATTTCCCTGTTCGTATCGGTCAGGATTTGTTCTTGAACAAGTCTGATGCCAACGTTACAGATGATCTACACCAAAATCTTCGCGACGTATAAATAGCACGTAAAATACACGGCATCTCCACTGCAAACGGGCCACAAATATGTGGTCCGTTAAGCTATATCCATTATCAAAGATAGTAAGGAGAATTTCTAATGCCTAAACTCTCGACATCAACGACCCAACCGACTCCGGGGGCAGCACAAGATGCTGTCCACATACCTTACGTAGTACACATCCGAATTGTTCCAGATCTTGCCCATGGCAAGAGAATGGAACTATTCAGAGATCTGGAAAAGAAAGCTCTTCGAGTAGAAGAAAATCTTGTTACTGCTGGGTTAAACATTGCAACGCCAGTGGCTTTCACTCCGCAATTTGGTGATTTTACCGCTCGATTAACTATTGTTGGATTCGATGAAAAATCTGCAACTGATGACGGAGATAATGAAGCCCCTACATCTGATATTGAAGTAATTCATAGTCAGGGCAATGGAGTTTTGGTAGACGAGCCAACAGATGTAGTTGTTGTTAATCGCGGCGGCTCATTGTCAGCTGGCCAGGATCCAACTGCTACAGTAAGCGCTAGAGTACAAGCTCTCATTACTGCCATTCTTGGCGCAGCGGATGCTTCCACTCCAGGTCGTTCAATTGCTCTATTTGAAGCTAAAGACATTGTCTATGTTGAATATAACGGTGTTAAATTCGGCATGAAGAAACAAGGTCTAAGGAGCTTTCAATAATGGATGATTTAGTAAAACAAATCGCAGATATGTTAACTGATGATCCTGACATTTTTGTTGAAGGCGTAGTATCTGGGGATTGTAAAAATTGTGGCAATTACGTTAAAGCACACGATGCATTTTGCGACAAATGCCATTCCAAAAAGACACGTGAATCAGTGAAAATGGAAATGGAATAATCATGGCTATCCTAGGCAAGCAACAATTACCGATTATTCTTAAAGTTGATTCAAACCCGCTAAAACTGCATGCATTAAGTCAGCTTGGCCATCCGGTTGTATTAGTCGAATCAGTAGAACAGCAAATGGAGCAAGTTCTTCGTTCTACTGGTAACTTTATCGCTCATTACTTCCCATTAGAAGAGCGATATGCATTCTTTATGACTCAGCCTTTGCAGGCCGAATATCCAATTCCAGAAGATGCATACTGGATTCGCAATGTTGCTTGGGATCCATCTACCACGCGCTTAGATGACATTTTCGGCGCAGAATCGTTCTTGTTTAACATTGGTAATATCAGTGGGATTCAAAACATTCTCACTGATTATCACTTGCTTCAGTCATATAGAAAATTCAGCCAAAGAATCCTAGGTAATGAAGGCACTTGGGAATTTAAAGTAGAGCGTGGTCCAGCCGACAGCGTCAATGGTGTTGGGACTAATTATGGTGGGACCATCAAATTATTTCCAGTTCCTAAGGGAAGCTTTCCAGTCGTCATTCAATACCTTCCATCCGTAGACACATTTAGATCTCCACAAGCGCAAGAAACTACATATAGGGCATTCCTTGCCCAAATGAAAGTCCATGTTGGGCAAGCGCGCCGCAAATTGAGCGGCATCCCAGGTCCCGATGGTGGGTCTATTGCTTCCGATGGTGAAGCTTTAGTGACCGAGGGACGTGAAGAATATGAGAAGGCTCTAGAATTTGCTATTTCTCTTGGAGAGCCTCTTCCAATCATTCTGAGATAAATATATTTTAGAATGCATGAAATCGATTTAGAAGAATTTACCTCATCTTCGTTTGAAGACTTCCAAAAAATGTTCTTAACTGAACGCAAATTGGATGGCACTACCATGCCTAAGATGGGAGAAATTTCTAATGATGTTTCTCGCGTAAACCAGGCAGTTGCCAAAAAGCTTAATAAATGGGCTGCCCAAATTTCAAATAAAGTTAATAGATACGTCTCAAAAGTCCTTAAACGCGATAAAGAGGCTAGGATCTCTGTCAGACATATCAAATCTTCAGATGGAAAGTCTGAAGAAGCGTCTATCGTACTAGTGCGCGTTTTACGATCTGGGCGCATTAAAAATGGCGAAATCCAAGTTGCAGTTATTGACAGTAATAGAATTGCAATCAGTATATCCAAAAATATAGCAAAGTTGTTAGGGCTAAAACAATTGCGTAAAGTAGTTGCCAATCGTGATGTGGCGACTGGATTTGCAATTAACATTCTTGAGAGGATATAATGACCATTAAAATCCAAAATAGATTAGAGATCCTTAGAGGGAATAAAATTCTTGTTCCTGGCTGCGAGCCTACAAGCGCTTTTACAAGTCCTACTTTGGCGGAAAATCGTGATTGCCGAGCTTCTGTAGTAGATCTGGCTGACGCTATCGCTGCTATTCCTGATGCTCAGGTTATTTCTTGGCGCAACCCTCGGACTTGGTTTTTTGTACTTCCGGATGGGCCTCCTCCTTCGCCAGATAACTGCAAGGATTGTAAGGCTCAAACTGATTGGTATCAAATTCTTAGGGATATCGCAGAACCAATTGATGTAGACAATGTTTTCAATAAGAAACCAGCCATCTCGATTGGTGAAATTTGTGAGGCATTCCCTCTTAAAGGCGTTTTTTAATGCCAGTATACGATTTTAACAGAAATTTCAACGAGACAGATGAGCGGTTCACGTCCATAGACGGATTGCCGGATCACAGAACTGCCATCGAAAAAGAACATACTCCTTTAGCAGTATACAATCATGCTAAGCCAGATTTGGCTGTTGCGGAACGGTGGGCCGAAGAAACCATCAATGTTGGTGGAGCTTTCGTTACTTTATTTCAAAAAGAACCACACATCGATCATGAAGACTTAGATGATGTGTGGGATGAAGACGCTGATCCATTATATGCCCAAGGAATCAATTTAAAAGCTTGGTTTAAAGTTGATAGTCTTAATATTGAATTGACAAAATGGGGAGTTGATAGTAATATCCAAATCCCGATTACGTTCGCAAGAGCTGTTTTGGCTAAATCAGTTGGTATGGAACGCCTTATAACTGTCGGGGACGTAATTGAAATCCCGTTTAACGCTCCTAAATTGCGTGGTCCTGCTAGGTTTAGAGTATTAAATGCCTATGATGCTGGCAATTATCATTATCGGTGGTTGTACTATACCGCAGTTTGTGAACTCCTTACCGGAGATGATGCTGTTAGAGTCACGCATTTAATAAATAAGAGACCACGATGAAATTCGATAATGTTGGAGATCTAGAAAAAGCTGTCTTTCAATTTATTGATGAATTGAAAGAAGAAGTCGAACAGAACGCCATAGAAGAATCTGTAAAGCAATTAGTAACATCCGTTGAAGAAGAATCTGGGTTTACTAACAAAGCCAACAAAATTTTCGAACAACAAAAGGTAGTAGACGGTGCTGGCAATCCTTTGAAAGTTGAAAATCCAGGTAGGACACTTTCGCGCATCGATCCAAAATCTGGAGCAGAGATCACTTTAACTGCCGAAGAAGATCGTTGGCTGCGTTCTAATAAGTTGTATGGAGATGATGTTTTAAAACGTTTAGGTTTCAAATATACTAATAGATAATCAGCAATGCCAATTCATAATTTCGATTTCAGTCCAAAAAATTTAAACGCGGGGGTACGACCAGAAGTCAATCCTGTTGTGCCAGTGACTGTAGCAAATCAGCCAGCCGCTGATCGCGTCGATGCTCAGGCCCATGATCCTATCAATACTGCCACCGATGATGTCAATAATGTTTACCCTAACGGATTAAGGACGATGGATCGTGGCATTAAAGAATTTTTTCAAGATATCGATGTTCCAACTAAAGATGGCAATCGCAAACTAGAAGTTAGAATCGCTGGTGGTGATAAAACCATCCTTTTTTGGAAACAATTGATGGATGTCGATAGTGAAAATCGCATCAAGCTGCCTGTAATGTCTGTTAATAGGACTGGTTGGCAATGGAATCCTATGCGCCAGACTCCGGCATCAGCTGGTCATTATTTCTATCGTCGTATGGCCGACAAAGATGGTACTAGAGCTATTGTTTCCCCTCGTGAACTTGGCGTTTTTGTGGATTATACTCTTTCAGTTTGGACTGAGAGGAAACGAGATATGGAATATATCGACTATCAGATTATTTCTCGTTTTAATCCTCTTGCTGAATGGACCGTTTGTGACGAGTTCATGCAAGGCAATATTATCGGAAAATTTACAGGGGCGACTGATAATAGCGATATTGACAGCGACCCAAACCAACTTGCTAAAGTCCGTTATGACTTTAATATCCAGATTGAAGGTTGGATCCCTCTTCCAGGGCGAATCGTACCCACTGTTTTGGGTAAGATTCAGACCATCGGAGAACAAGGGGCAACCGAAGTTTTTGAAGTGATCAAACCTAGTTCTAGGAGAATATTATGAGCGATAAGAGACCTTTGCGTCCTTTAACACAGCGTGAAATCCGTCAGCAGAAAGAAAAAGCTGCTAACGTTAAGTATGTCACCATCATTAATCGTATGGATTCACAAACAATTCCAATTCAACTAAAAGCTCCAGTAGGCCACGATTGGTTTTCCGGAGAACAGACAGTTATGCTTTACCCAAAACGCATGGGGCGTTTTCCTGAGGATCGTTTGTATCCTGAGCAAATTAAAAACTTTCAGAAGTCTGGCCGAGTCCAAGTTCTGAATGCACGCTAATTTGGGGAATTTAATCAAAGATATAGAGAAATTATTAGGGGACTAAAAAATGCCTGTTTTCCTTTCACCAGGAGTATTTCCAAGAGAAATTGATCTTAGCGTCCTCCCCGCTAACTTTTCCGGTTTAATCCCGGCATTCATCGGAGCGGCCCAAAAAGGCCCTCTAAATGAACCTCGTCTGATCACCAACCCTGAGCAGTACGTTGAAGTTTTCGGTGAGCCGCTTCCAGAAGCTAACTTGGGATATGCTGTATTAGCCTTCCTCGAAGAAGGTAACGCCGCGTGGGTACTCCGTGTAGGCGTCACATGTGACGATGGCCAAGCGCCTGAACTAGCAGAGATTTGTATCGACGATACCGGCGCTCGCGTCCAAGGTTGGGGACGTGTATCCGTCTTCCAAGGAATCGATTTCGGTCGTCTCAACATCCAAGTTCCTACCGTAGAAGCTCCACTCGATTTTCATGCTGCCGCAGTATTCAATATCGACTATAATGACCTTGACGTCTCTACGACTGACGGGCCAACTATCGCAACTTTGGCTTTCGTTGGGTCAGACCTTTCTGATGTTTACACCGGACCAACAGATGATAGTTTCAACCTTCTAATCACATCTAACCCAACAAGCGGTGTCCTCGACGGCGCTGGATATGATCTCTATCGTAACAGTGACGGGGCCATTATTGCATCAGGTCAACTAGTACTAGGCGGAACCAGCGGTAGTGTAACCTTCTCTTTGCCAATTGCGGTTGGTACTGGAGATGACGATACTGGATTGGTGCTGCGAGTAGAAATAACAGGCTCTTCTCCAATCGAGAGAGACGACACCTTTACTTTCCAAGTACGACCAGATAACTTAACATTCTCCCTAGAAGTCGAAGGCGCACCTAGTGTTCCGGCTTCCTTTACTTTAACAGCTGCCACATACGATGATCCTGACGACTTTGTCGCTGATTTCAATACATTAGTTGGCACTGCAGTCGATTTTATTGCAGGATATGATGGCGTTAATCTCTTCATTCGCACCAGGGGCGCTGGTGATCGCATTCAGATCACCGGAACTGAAGCTTTCGCTCTAGAAGTCGGATTACAAAAATGGGCCATCGATATTCCACGTAGTTGGTTAGTTGGCGCAGACACTGGTCCGTTTAACATCAATTCAAACAACAACCGTGTTTTCCTCGATTTAATCGAGGACGAACAAACCACTAATCTAGCAGCGACTGTTTCTATCAGCTCTAGTGCAACTCCGGTGTCTGTAGCTAACTCTCTGCACCTTGGCGGTGTTGCTCTTGGTTCAAGGTATTACGAGTCACTTGCCATTAGAGTAACTGATGACGATCGTCGAGTTTTCGTCATCGCTTCTGAAGATCATCAGTTTGGCCAATTACGAATGCTCGCTGATTTCAGCCACATTAAGACTTTGCGTTTTGCTGAAGAAGTGAACTTCCAAGTCCACACTCGTGCATTCCGTGGATTCTTCGACCCACGCGTTGAATTGCCAGAACCTGGCATTATCACGCCATCGGTTCCATTGTCATGCGAAACTGATCCGGTAAGTGCTCAATGTGCTCTGGACGTTGCTTATTATGCATCGTTGGTTGGCTACTTAGTAGCTCCATCTCCAGGAACGTGGCTTGCAGGACACACAGTTTCTGTTACTAACTTCAATAACCAACCTGGCCGTTATCAGGTCAGTGTATTCGACCCAGCAGGACTAGAAATTCCTGACGCTCGCGTCGATGACACTAGTTTCAACCCAACCGATGCACGATATATTGGTAATGTTGTCAATCCTGGTAGCACAATCGGTGGTGTAAACGGCAATACTTACTTAAATTGGGAAGAACGTCCAGTATTCCTTGAGAACGATCCTAACGATGCATCTAACTACGCTGTTCGTCAACCTGGCGAGGTAAATCATCGTGCGTTCGCTGGTCTAGCTAACGGAATTCCTCTTGACGCCATGTTCAGTTCTAAATTGGATGAAGCTGTCATTGGTAACGCTGCTAGAAGTTCTGGAATCTTCGCATTCCAGAACCCAGAAGTTTTCGACATCACATTACTATCCACACCCGGATTTAGCTCTGGAGCAGTTATCGCCCAATCTCTCGCGATGTGCGAAGGCCGTGGCGACTGCATGTACTTAGTTGACCCACCATTCGGTCTACGTCCGCAACAAGTTGTCGATTGGCACAATGGAATGCTCTTTAGCGATCTCCAAGTCTCACTTAATAGCTCATATGGCGCACTATACTGGTCATGGGTTGAGGTATTCGACCAATTTAATGGTGGTACGATCTTCATTCCACCATCTGGCCACGTCTCTGCTGTTTACGCAAGAACTGCCAGAGAAGCAGAGCTTTGGTTCGCTCCGGCTGGCCTAAACCGTGGACGTTTGAACACTGTCCTAAATCTCGAATTCAACCCAACTCAGGGTGAGCGAGACCTATTATACGGTTTCAACAACGCAGTTAACCCAATTGTTAACTTCCCACAAGACGGAGTAACAATTTTCGGTCAGCGTACATTGCAGCGTAAAGACTCTGCTTTGGATCGTGTAAACGTCAGAATGTTATTGATTGCTTTGAAGAAAGCTCTAATTCCTCTGTTGAGAAATTTCCTCTTCGAACCTAATGATAGTGTTTTGTGGAGCCAAGTTAGAAATTCTATTGTTCCAACCCTTGAGGATGTTCGAGCTAGACGTGGTCTTACTGCTTTCGATGTTATTGTCGATGAGCGAAATAATACTCCAATTCGTCGTGACCGAAATGAGCTGTGGGTTAGTGTTCTTATTAAACCAACAAGAGCTGTTGAATTTATCGTATTAAACCTCGTCATTCTACGGACTGACCAAAGCTTCGCCGCTGAAGAAGTCTTGGCTGCTGCTGGTATTGATGTTGCTGCGGAATTCTAAAGTTAAAGATATAGAGGAAGAATAAAATGCCTGGTTTTTCAATTGATAAAGCTTCTGGTGGAAAAGAACTCACCAAGAATAATAAAGCCGAATTTCGTCGTAAGCACCGTTGGCGTCTGTCATCGGACGACAAAACGGGTCTTCTCAAGAGGGATTGGCTATATTTATCCAAAGCCCAACGCCCAAGTTTTAAGTTTGAAGAAGCTGTCGTACACCACGATCAGGAAGAAGCCTACTTTGCTGGCAAAAACAAATGGGATCCAATTGAGCTTTCGTTCTATGACACCGTAAAAGGCGATAATGTTAAAGACACAAGCGAGATTCTATATAAGTGGATTTTGAATGGCGTTGTTGGACTAAGTGAAAAGGCCCATGTCAATTTGCCAAGTGCGTATAAACTTAATGTCACAATCGAATGTACTAGTAATGTTGGTGAACCTGACGAAACTTGGACTTTGTTTGGTGCGTGGCCAATTAGTTCTAATTGGAATGATCTTGATTATAGTAGCTCGGAAATTCAACAAATTACGGTAAGCCTGAAATTCGATCGAGCCAAGCGCGCTTAAGATAGGCCGACATGCCAGGTTTTAATATCGGAGGTTCTCAGCCTAATCAACCTAGAAACACAGTCGAATTTCATAGGGCTCATCGCTGGATCATTTCTAGTCTAGGGATTCCTACCGCTGTTGGTGGCACTAGTACAACAGAAAAACTTAGATTGTACGCGCAGTCTATCCAATTGCCATCTTTGTCTTTCGAAGAAAAAAAGATCAAGGGTGGCAATAGTTATTATAAGATTGCCAAACGTGCAGATTGGCAAGACGTTGTTGTAAAATTTTACGATGTCCACGGCCTTTTCGATTTATTTAATAAATGGCAAGACGCCATTTGGACTCCAGAAGAAGGTATTAAGGTCCCATCTGGATACAAAGGCGATCCAAAATTCCGATTGCTGGCTGGTGATGGTGGTAAAGTCCAAGAATATCGTCTTAAAGGCGCATATCCAAAGTTGATTAATCATGGTGAAATGAGTTATACAAGCTCAGAAGTTAAAATTTTAACTGTTACATTCTCTTATGATTTTGCAGAAGTTGAATTTTTCTCTCCTCAACCATCTAGGGGTGGAAATGGGAATACTCGTTCTGTCGGTGGTGCTAGACGTGTCGGTGGATTAATTCCTCGTTAACTGTAATTTACAAACACGTAAATAGTTAGTAGAGGTACAAAATGTCTCAAGACCAAATGTCAGAACCAAACCTTTCACCAGATCTTCAACAAGAGATGGAAACTGCAGCCGAGGCTAAGCCTGTGCGCAAAGAGTCAGTTTTAGATCGAGTTCTTAAGAAAAAAGAAGATGATTTTTTCCCATGGGAGGAGATTATCTTACCCAGTAAGGGTCTTTACTATGACGGCCAGGTCCCTGGCGGCGTTGTGGAAGTAAAACCTATGGGTCTATATGCTGATAAAGTATTGGCTACTCAACGGTTGGTTAGGTCTGGCGAAGCACTAGAACACATTTTTAAGAAATATGTAAAAATTCCCAATGGATTTAAACATATTGATTTGTTAGATGACGATAGATCATTCTTGCTTTATTATCTTCGTGGTATTACTCACGGAAATGAGTACGAATTTTTATTGACATGTCCACAATGTGAGCGTACTTCTGAGCATGAGTATAACTTCAATGAGTTATGGGAAAACGCTACCCCACCAAACGAAGCACTAGGAGTAGAACCGTTTTCAGTGGTCCTCCCTGAATTGTCTGACCGTTTGGGAGAAGACTTCATAGTTAAAGTTAGATTCCTACGCGGACATGATACTATGGAAATGCTGGGAGCTGTGAAACCTAGCAATGGATTGCCAGGTCAGGCCAGATCTCGTAAAAAGAAAGATTGGCGCAGCAATAGTAAAGAGGATGTTGTTAGAGACTTTGGAGAGTCTCTTGATGATACATTGGAACGAAATATTAATAAAATTATCGTTGAAGCTGGTGGTGAAACTAGTCGTTCTAAAATTAAACAACTTGTAGACATGTTGCATTCTCAAGATGTAAATGCAATTATTAATTTCTTAAAAACAAACTCACCGGGTATTGACACTGTAGTAGAAACAGACTGCCCACGCTGTTCAACCAGCATCATCACGCCGTTACCCATAACGGCGTCGTTTTTTCGTCCTGAAAAGCGGCAGAGACATAGAGAATGAGTGGGATCATTGCATGTGGCAGCAGTATATCCTAAAATCTAAAGGCGTAAGTTTTGATGAATCTGGGGAAATGACTGCTGAAGAACGCAAATGGTGGATCAACCGGATCGAAGAAGAAAACGACCGGATGAAGAAGAACACTAAGGGTTCTCGAAATCTATAACAAATATAGATTGTGAACTTACCTTATCCAAGAGTTGCCGGTAGAATCGGCGAAGTAATCAGCTTAAATATGAGCTTTTATCGCAATGGTTCATTAGAATCGCCATATGCGATTCGCAAAGTCGATATTTATAGGGATTCTCCAAGACCTGGTAATTTAGTAGCTTCAATACCATTCTTAGACCCAACAGACACATCTTATCCTTTCCCAGCAGTAGAAATGGGTATCGGACAATTTAGTGTGTTATTTGATGCACCTGATAATTTAGTTCCTTGTGACATCTATTTCGATTTTTGGAGCTTCCTCGGTAAAGATCCAGGCAGCGCAGGAGTAGATGATGAAAGTCAATGGATAACACAGTCTGGTATGTTTTGGCTATACGACGATGCTTGGATCGTCGATGACGAATTACAAACCAAAAGACTTGGTTTTGAACCACTTGATAAGAAGTTACGTCGCGGTGAAATTAGAACTATTGAAGTTGCGATTCATCCATTGCCGATGTACGAGTACGATTTTAACAAACTGGCTCCGATCATTCCACAATTAAAGCCGACCATTGACATTAGAACTGCAAAGGACGAATTGATCATACGTGACGCTCCATGCTATATTGGCACTAGACAGGGTCATAGTAGAAATTCACCATTTGTAGTAAAGTGCCCCATTGATACTAGGTCATTCTTAAGAGGAATATATCGATATACTATTAAAGTAAATATCAGTGGACAAACTATTATTAGCCAACCATTTAGTTTTATAGTGCAATGATTTTCGAAAGCAGAAAAGAATATAAAGAACTTGTCGATGAGGTTGAGGAAGCCCTTGACTTAGATGAGACTGAAGAAGACAAAGAAGACGATGTTTGGGGCCAAATACCGCTTGCTAAAGTGAAGGTCCCATCAGATGGTCGGCGCAGTGGAAATAGGCAGAACTCTGATTTTGTTATGGAAAATGTAGAAGATAGAATCATTCGTATCATCAAAGAGCGAGAAGCTGTTGGTGAAATTAAACCAGTTGGTGCTCTGGGCCGCAACAATCCTAGAACCGAGGGTGATGTTACACCTAGTAAGGCTAGACGTGCTAAATCCGACGAGTATGGGTCTACTCGTAAAGGAGATGGCAATCCCGAATCTCAAAACGATGGAGCCGACCCAGACGACCCCATCGAAAAGTTAGCGGCGGAGATGGACGATGAAACTGGATCTGATCAATAAGAGTCTTAAAAGGGCTCTCGATAAGAAACACAAAAAACGTAAACGTCAAGAAGAGGAAGAAGAACAGCGGTCAGAAATGACTAAAGCTCATGACGCCAATCTTTTCGACGTGTCCCAATCAATGCCAGATCGTGGTCCAGACCAGAAATACGGCGACATGTCTCAATACGCACATTTAGATAGAGCGTTTTAATCTTAGCCTAACAGCATCCGCCATAGTCAATAGCTTTTTGTTATTCGAAATAAATTTTCGAATTTCTTTCAGTTTCTTCTTTTTATTATCTGCATTGCGGACATGGTCGTTCCAGTCTTTATATGGCGCTGGGGGTAAGACAAAATAGACCTTATAATACGGGCTTAATAGTTTCCAATTATTATAAAGCGATGCTAAACCGGCTTCGTCATTATCCGGAGCTAACACAATATAGGATGGATTTATCATCCTAATTTTCCTAAGTTGGTCGTGCACTAAATCGGCACCGCCCGAAGCTGCACCACCTGGCCCAATCGTTAGTGCGTCGAAGATCGCTTCGGTTATGATTAGAGGCTGTCTTACTTCCGCATTGTCGAATCCGAACAAGAAATGGGATTTTCCACGGGAACTTTGTGTATCATCTGGGAACAAGAAATCTTTAGAAATTAACGCTCTTCCTTGCCAATAAACAGTTTCATCATATTCTAAGTATGGGAATACTACCATTGTGGGAGTATAATGGACTCTGAATGAAACTGCATCTGCGTAATTAATGCCTCTAGAAGCTAGATAATTTATAGTAAACTTTCTAGCCATGGCATATTTTTCGTCTGTAATAGGAACAGCGTTATCTGGAAGAACTACATATTTTGTGTCTTCTCGAACTTCCTTAACTTCTCTGGGGCGTCCTCTATGTTGAGCAAGAATTGCTTTTAGGTTAATTCCATCTCCGCAGACGTCTTTGACGGCTTCCTTCCATGTGCATCCTTTGTAGCGTTGCACAAATTTAAGGAAAGACCCGTTGTACTGTTGCGCGTGCGGACGCCAGTCATGAACCCAATAATTGGAATATTTTCCTTTTTTTGATGCTTTCAAGACAGTTGAAATATTGAATTTGTATGTATCATCCCCTGGTAGGAATGGATTACAAATTAATAACTCATCACCGTTTCGCCTAGCTTTATAATCGAAATGCCTGGCTACCCAGCTCTCAATTTGTTCTTGTGTAAGTTGGACTAGAGCCATTTTTATGAAATACTAGTAAATACATATATGAAATTACGTGTGGTAACAATAAACTTTCAAAGAAATACGCTTATACAATTCGGCGAGTCTATTAAAACATATAAGCCAGGGCGTGGGCTGCAGCTAATTGAGGTGGGATATCTTGATAGCTATGGCAAGGAACACTGGATCGGGATTTTAGAATCCGATATCAAGGACACTAAACAAATTAAAGGTTCAATAGAAGATCTTGAAGAAATGAAAGCGGAAGCACGCCTCAGGTGGTTTCATCGCAGATATCCAAACGCTTCTGTCATAAAAATCGAGGCATCTAAACTTTTTGATCGTTTAAAAAAATCCAAAAATACAGGGGATGACCAAAGCGCCTCCGCGTCTATTGGTTCAGCCTTCGATTTGACTTGGAATAAATAATGCCAGCAAAATCCAGAGCAGTACCATTTGTCAAGATGACAATTGCCGGAGGCCAAGAAATTGGTTTAGCCCAAATGGTTGCATTTGAATGGAAAGCATTTACTAATTCTGGTTATGTAGTTCGTTGTAAAGTAGCTGACCCATATTTCCGGATTTTGAGAGATTTTGCGACTAGCGAGCAATATTTGGCCCAAGCTCGCCAAGGCCCAACAGAAGTTAAATTCAAGATAGGATGGAAAGGAGATCCAGATCTAGAAACGGAAGAAAGAATTGCTTATATTAGCGATCTCGATCAATATGGCAAAATGCATCACGCACAGTTCGATTTCGTAGCTGTAGATCCTGCTACCTGGTGTCTTAATGCTGGCGATGGCGATGGTAAAGTATACGAAGGAAATATCACTAAGGTTATTAAACAAGTAATAAGCGATTATGCTCCAGGTATTAGCGTCCAAGTAACTGAAACCCAAGATGACAAAAAAGGATTATGGCCCATGATGCGTCAAGATCCTAAGAGCTTCATCCAATCAATGCTAGACTGGTCAGCTAATTTAACCCCAGACAAAACACAATGGATTTCTGTTTCTAAGGATAAAGAACTTATCATTAAAGAACAGGCCGATTTAAAATCTAATAAAAAACATTTCGGAAATTATAACGTAAGTTTTAATAACAAAAAACTTAACGATATCGAGCATTATACTCTATTAACAAACAACTTCTTATCGGTTTATCAAAATAGCGTTGTTACTCAAGGGATTTCTACCATTTCTGGTAAGTTCATTGACAAGAAAACAGATAAAGATAAAGTAGAAATTAACGACGAGAATACCGGAAACAAGATTAATACTAGAATTGACCCTAAAAAAGGATTTAGCAAACCACAATGCAAATGGGCTACGTCCATCAATGGAATTCCGGAGCATAGCGCTGGCGAAATCGGTGTAAAATATGAGGACTATCTTGGTGGGCGTGCTAGAAGTCTTTATCTGAACATGCTTCCGATGGTTATGCGTGTAAGGGTGGGAATTACTGGAGATAAACAGTTTGATGACCCAACAAAATTGGGGGTTTCTACCCTAAATATAAATTGGAAAGACCCAGAGGATCAAGATTTCTTCTTGGCGGGCCGTTGGATCATATATGGTTTTCATCACAAAGTCACAAGAAAGAACTGGACAACTGACCTATATCTCTACAGAATTGACTATAATGCGAATGCGCAAACTGTATAATGGCTGAATCTGGGGGCGGTGGCCGTCGTAACCTTTTAGGGGTCCTCAACTTCGTTCTTCAATGGGAAGGACTATCTGAGTCTCATAAGCAGTTTAAAACTGCTACGGAGTCTGTAAAAGAGTATAGCAACTCCGTAGAAAGAGCACAATCAGCCGTCAGTGCAGCCAACGAGCAAATTCAACAAACAGCTGGTTTCCACCATGAGTCTTTCCCGGCCATCAAAGCGGCCATAACTGGTCAACAAATCTTAGCAGAATCTTTGGGCGTTACATGGGGCGGTCTTATGGAAGGCCAAATTGATTATATGGAGCTAAGCCAGGAACAAAAAGCTGTTTTTGATTCTATTGTCCAAGCGCAGCTAAAAGGTTATGCTAAACTGCTCAAATCGCAAAATGAAGGCGTTATTGGTCTTGAAGATACTATCGATTTAAACGAGCAATCATTAGACCAAATGCTACAATGGCGTGAACGTACTGAAAAGATTGAAGAAGGCTGGGTTAGTTTTACTAAGATATTGGATAGGGGCAAGGAGGTTATCGATTCCATTTTTGGTAAGAATGGTGTCTTTCTATCTGGTGTCGAGGACACCACTGGTGGCATCGCTGTATTGCAAGAATCTTGGGATATGTTCTATGGGCTAATGAAATCAATCCCAGTAGGATTTATCGCTAAACAGCTCGGGCTCGATAAAGAAGTTAAACAAGCTGGTGGTTCTATCGTAGAAGCATTGTTTGGGTTTAATCCGGCGGATCTTAAGGGTGAATTCGCTGGCGCTCTCGGCAAGGATATGGTTCCCGATTTTAGCAAAATCATCAAAACGCCAGATATTAGCAAAGACGCACTCCCTGATTTAAGCAAAATTTGTGGTTCAAAGGAAACAACAAAATCTTGTGAAGATATGGGAGGCAAGTTAAAAGACGTCGGTTCTAAAATGAAAGAAGCCAAGAATGCGACTTCTAAATTAGACGATGGCATGGCAAAACTTGGCGGTAAGACCAAAAACGTTAGTACCGGGATGAAAACTGCTAGTAAAACTACTGCTGGCACTACAAAAGCAGCGGGTGGCCTTGCTAAGGCATTTAAGGGTCTTTCTGCTCGTTTTGGCCCAATTTTAACAAAACTTGGCGCTCTAGGTCCTAAAGGTTGGGCTGCCATTGCGATCATTACATTGATTGTCGCGTCTATTATGGTCTGGGTCACTGCTTTTATAGCTTTGAAGAAAGCCATAAGCATTTATATTGCAGATATGGAGAAATTCCGTACAGCGAACTTCAGAGCCAACGGCAGCATACAAGAAATGACAGCGTCGGCATATGATGCTAGCATTGCCACAGGGATTGCTTCAAGAGAAACGATGGAATCAGTCAAACACATTTCTGAAGCTGGGTTTGCTTTTGATTCCCTCGGTGACAGCATTAAGACGACTTCTGGGGAAATAATTACTGGTCAAGCTGCGTTGAGAGAGTTGGCTGTGATGAACGCCACCTTCGTCAAGACGACAGGAGCTAGTTCTCAAGCAACTGCAACCTTCCAGAAGAGGCTACAACAAAGCAATCTTACGTTGGAGCAACAACAGCGAGCGTTTGATGTGCTTACTGTTAGAGCGCAGAAATACGGATTGACAGGTAGCGATCTTAATGACATTACTGGACAGATGAATAAAAGCTTGATGCAAATGAATGCCATCTATAGCGATGCTGAAATCGAGGATTATATTGACGCTATGAGTGGTTTAGCGGCAGCAGCCAAGCGTGCTGGTGTTAGCATGGCTGAAATCGCTAAAATCGATGATGACCTTCGTACGTTATCTGGCTCATCAACTATGCTGATGGCCTTAGGTGGCCATATGGATGATGTGATGTCTAAAGGTCCAGGAGCTTTAGCAAATGGGATTGGCCCAATGGTTGATGGCTATGAACAACTTAGGGGCCAGCTAGCTGGCCTCCCGAAAGGTGTTCAAGATGCAGCTTTAGCCCAAGCTGGTTTGTCAGCAAGCCAAGTTGCCATGCTAGATAAGGAGATTCAAAACCGTGAAGAATTAGCTGCCATGAGCGAATCAGAACGTGTTGCACACTTAGCTGCCAAAGCAGCGGAAACTGATGCAGCTACTGCTCGTGAGACTTCCGCTGCTGCATTTCAGACATCAATGGGCACATTGAAGCAACAATTGGAGGCTCTATTAGCACCTCTAATGTCTTTGGCTACTAAACTAATTCAACCATTGGTCGCTGCTTTCACGGACATGACTGGTGAGGCGTCGATGTTCACAGATGCTGTTAAACCAGCTATGGAAGCCATTATGGCTATGGGTGAATTCATTTGGGCATTTATGGAACCGTTCATGCCAATAATGAGATCGCTTGGTAAAATCATATTTGGTATAGTAGGCGCAATCGCTAAAGTTTTGAAAGTTATATTCAAACTTGGGGCTTATATTGTGAAATTCGCCTTATTGCCGTTTAAATATCTCTATACTGCTGTAGAAGTTGTGGTTGATTTTATCATGATGGCGTTTGATGGATTGGTCGATTCAATCTTATATCCTTTTGAAAAATTAATTGAAGTACTAGAATGGGTTATGACTCCGATTGATGCAATGATAGAAGGATTTAGAGGCATCAGCGATGGGGCCGGAGAAGTCATTGACACTATAATGCATATGGCTAACCCCATCAACGCAGTTCTAGACGCATTTACCACTGTGAAGGATTTCTTATTTGGGTCTTCGTTCTTGCATATTTCTGAAGGAATTGATGAAATTTTGCCATCTTTTTCAAGTTTGTTTGGAGTAGTGGACACATTGTTGTCACCGTTTAAGATGCTTGGCGAGGCAGTAAACTGGTTATTTGGTGGTGGTGGTGGTGGAGACTCTGCTGATGCTAAAGCTAAAGAAGGAGCAGAGAAATCGAAGCAAGCTAAATCAACTCCTAAAGAAGTTTCTAAGCTTCAAGTAGAGAAAATGCTTGTTAGCAAGGAAGAGGGTGATGCAGACAAAACCAAGAAAGCTGCTTCTGAGAAGAAAATGCTTGACCAGATGTCATTGATGACAGAAGGCGTTTTCGCTTTCCCAGATGTTTTTGATGATCTAGCTACTACTACTATGGGAGATAATGTAGGCAAATTCATATCTGGCGCTGTTGGAACCGCCGTTGATGTAATTACATCGCCTCTCAAAGCTATTGGTAATTTATTAGGAATAACAAGCGATGAGAAGAAAGCCCAAAAAGCTACATCTAAAGAATCAACTAAAACCGATTCTGCTCCGATTTATACAGTTAAATTCGCCGATGGCGCAGCTACCGATCCAAACGTTCATTTCTCTAATTTAATTACACTACAATCTGAAACTGTTACTTTGTTGGCGAAAATACTTGAGAAGGAAGATCCTAATTCTGAGCGAGCTGCCGCTGCTCTGGAAAAGGTTGCCGAAATTACTCGATCTAGCGGCGATGAGGTTAGCCCATTTAGATCACGCACTGGTTTTGGAGAGTCAGCTGTGCACTGGCAGAATAGCAAATAATGCCTTTTGAATTAACAAAAAACGACCAAGATTTACTTAGCATATCAGTTCTGCGTGTTGCATGTGGTTCTACTGACCCAGTATCTGGGTTTACTGGCGATACTGATTCTGTAATGCAGTTTCAGTTTCCTCCCATTATCAAAACAGATACCAAGTCTGCTAAATGGCCATTGCTATATAATGTTCCTGGTTATGAGCCGCAGTACATGTATGCTGGAGCTGAACCGCGTAAAATGTCTTTTACTACTACTTATGTAGTCGGTGGGCCAAGTGGAGGCCAAGGCGGTGGAAATTGGACTACTAAAAAATGTCAAAGGGAGGTTAATAACTGGAAAGCATATTTCTACATGCAAAATGTAGGCGCTGGCGATACACTTCCGGTTTTTTACATTAAAATGTGGGAATACTTGCCACAAGGCGCTGGATCATTTAGTTCAGCCTGGCGTGGAATGAGTTATAATATTAAACATGGCGATACTAAGATTAAAGATAGCGAAGGGATTTTCCATCTTATAACTGAAGTGTCGATGGACCTACAATTAGTTACTCAAATTGCCGCCGATGATAATGAAATGCGAGAACCATATAAGAATCTCGATCCTAAACCAGCGCAGGAGTGGTACTAATGCCAATTAGAGTACGATCCAACTCCAGATTTGTTACAAGCGACCCTATTTTAACTAGAGACGGCGATGAAACTTTCGGCATCGCCAAGAAATTTCTGTTTATGGATAGGAAAAATCTTGAAGAGAAAGACATTATAACCCATACTGTAACTCCAAGTCAAGCTAGAAAACTTGATGTCTTGGCTGAAGATATTTATGGTAACGTCGATTTGCACTGGATTTTTCCTATTTTCAATAGGATTGAAAACCCGTTAGCCTGGCCTCTAAATGGTCAAGTGATTGAATATCCAGCAGTGAGTCGTGTATCAGAAGAATTGTAAATAGGACATGGATTATTTCCCTAGCGTTAATGAAGATAACCTCGATGTCCTGTTTGCACGATTTGGCGATCGTCGCAGCGCCGACTTGCACCATCGTTTTTCCGGTTGGTATAGAGGCATTGTTGTAGAGACAAACGACCCTCTAAATATTAGACGCTGCAGGGTTCGAATCCCAGAATTACACAACATCGATACTAAAAAAGAAAGACTACCATGGGCTATCCCTGCCCCGTGGAGCGGCGGAATTAATGCCGGGTCTTTTGCCAACGCGGCCATCGATGACGTTGTGATGATTTGTTATGAGAAAAATCATCCATACGTTCCGATTTATTGTGCTGCTGGTGATCCAACTAGACGTCGTTCATACCCGTTGTGGTCTAATCACATCAAGAGTCCTCTTGCGGTAACCGAAGATGGCGAGCCAGCTTCAGCGCCCGATGACCACTTGAAGAAATATCTTCCTAAAGATGGTCGTCCTATGAGCATGGGATTTACAGATCGTTATGGACACTTCTTGTTATTTAATGCTCATGGCTTTTTCCCTAAATCGCACGACGAAAAACCAATTCCATTAGGAACAGATGCTGTTAGCAAAGGGAAATTTAAGGCTGATGTTGCTAAACCAGTCGAAAACGATCCCGATCTTAAGTATATTGCCATGGGTACAAAATATGGACACACGTCGATTTTTGGTGACCAAGGATATAAATGGAAAGAAGAATTTGAAGGAGATTTCGAGCAAGACCAAGGCTACGAAGTTGATCGTTATAAATATCTGTTAAAGGCTTTCAACGAGCAAAAAGAAAAAGATCGTGATCAACGTCGTATGGAATGGCGTACTCGTCTAGGCCATATGATTGAAATGCGTGATGTTGGATGGGATAAATCTCGTTCCGGAGAATACGCAGGACAAAAAACAATTGGTGATTCTAAAGGAAGAGACGAGCGTTGGGTAAAACTGCGTTCTAAGGGCGGCCACCTATTAGAACTTTTCGACAAGGGTTTCGATCCTGTCGCTGATAATTTCTATAAAAAACTTAACAGTTCAGAATTTGGAGTAGAGCACGATAAGGAAGATCAAATCGGAGATGACTCCAGAATGATCCGGCTTATTACTCGTCACGGCAATCAGTTATTCTTGGACGATCGCGGTTCTAGCCCAACGTCCGGAGAAAGCAAAACGCCTCACGGAAACGGGATTATGATGAGATCAAGAAAGGGTTATCAAATGCAATTTGTTGATAAGCCAGAACTTGATCATATAATGTTTGCTACTCCAAAAGAACAATGTTTTGAGATTAGCGATCGTTGGCAACACATCATTTTGTGTACTTCGCAATCTGATGAATTGCATACGGAAATGAGCCCAGAGCAGACAAGGACTCGGCCTCGGCATATCAGTAAAACAGGTATTAGCAACGATCCAGAATCTAACACTTGCCACCTAAAATTGGATAAACAAAACGATTATGTGCGTTTGAAGACGCCTGATGGTGCTGGATTCGAGGCTCGTGGTAAGAAGGCTCCATGTGGTCAATGGACAGAATCTAGAGATAGTGAAAATCGTGCCGTATGGATGTCCATTGTCGATCAGTGGTTACTAATTCGTAATAAGACCGGAGAATTGTTTATCGTTTTTGATGATAATGACGATGCCATTATGCTACGAAACGAAAAAGGCAAGATCATTATCCACTCCAAGAAAGATATCCATATCAAGTCTGATGAAGGTAATATCTGTTTTGAGGCACCAAAGGGCGAAATTGGCTTTAAAGCCAAGAAGGTCGCCTTCAATACTGATGGAACGCAGCACGTAATCGACAAAGTTGGGATTGGAACCGATAAGAAAATCCAATGTCTCAATATGACCGGCAAACACGATGGCATTTGTTTTACACCAGGTCCTACCAAATCGGCTCCTGACCCACGTAGCGCGAGCCCATGTAAATTCGAGAAGAAGATGATCGCACGTAAGAAGCCAGAAGACTTCGACAAAGAGCGTGGTTGTGATCCTCAAAAACCAGCTAAGGGTCCTGTGCCACCCTCTGTCTTTGGAGGTCCTTCCGGCGGCGGCGGTGGCGGTGGAGCTGGATCCGGCGGTGGCGGCGGATTGCCGACTTCAGGCCCAGGAGCGCCCGTGCCACCAGATTTCCCACCAACATCACCAAATGTTCCAACCGAGCCAGGATCAAATCCTGTCCCAACACCGGACCCAGTGCCAGATCCGATCGCTGAAGCAGTCGGCGGAGATGGAGTTCTATGGTATGGACTATCTAACAAGTTTACGGATGAGATTCGTGAATCTGGGTTGACTCTTGCATCAATTGTAAATCATTTGAATACCCCTAACACTGTTCCAGGTCAGGAAGCTAAAGAGATTCATCTTTCTAAAACCTTGGATTATGCTCGTGGCAAAGATCAAGCCATGTTATCGCAACAACGTTATGGCGATCTTTCGCTTATTCTTAGAATTAGAGCATTACCTGATCCTGTAGTGCTAGAAGACGTTCCGGGGAACGATAAAGTGTTGGCATTTAATCAGGATATCCCATTTGAGGGTTATATTGAAGTCTTCGAAATTGGTGAGGATGAATTGACACAACCGCCGCTCTTCCCTAACGCGTAACAAATATACGTTATGATCATCACAGCCCCAACAGGATTGTATAAAGGCATACTTCCTACAGAGAATAGCTCTGGCAATGTGACTTATACTATTAGTACTCAAGATCCGCCACGGGCTAACATCACTGTTTTACAGCTTCCGATCGCAGAAGAACTTGCTACAGCCCCAGACGAAGTCCATAGTGAAAAAGATCGCCGTGAACAATTTGGCGAATTGATTTTTAGTTTGGTGCAAAGCAGTAGAAACCTAATTGGTGCTTCAAACGCCAAAACATTTGAAGTTGGCGAGATCTTGGATTTCGAGGTTGGCATTCCGACAGAAGATCTAGTTAATGTCAGATCTCCTGACGATATCGAAATCCAACATAATACCAATATGTTGAATCTAGAAAACTTGGGGCTGACTCAGGAAGAAATTGAAAGTTTGGAAGAGCAATCTGCGGTACGACAAAAAGAATTGGAAGCAGAGTTCGCTCAGAAACAGAATGAGCTTAAAGATTTTGATAACGAAATTAGAGAAACACAAAAAACAATAAATGAAAATAACAAAGCATTAAGAGCCGTTCAAACTATTCTTGGTTTACCAGATGGTGCGACGTCGGATGACCCAATTTTCCAAAAACTTTCTGGAAATGACGTAGATCTTAATAACAAATTAGCAGATCTTATCACTGAACGCAATGTTACGGCACAAGAAGTCGCTGACATTCACAAATTGGTTCTTAAAGTTTCGGAGTTGGTGAGATAATATGGCATTGGTAGGATTTAATTTCCCATTCATTATTAAGAACAGAGAGGTTCTGCCACCTCAGGCAGAGCTTAGATTGATTAAAAACGATCTAAAACAACTTCTTCTTACTTCTCCTAAAGAACGGCGCATGCGAACTAGTTTCGGAACTCAAATTAGAAAGTTCCCGTTCGAATTGATTTACGCTGAAAATATCAGCGGCTTGAAGGATAGCATTCGCGAAGCTATCGTTTTATACGAGCCTAGAGTTAAGTTTAGGGATGTAAAGATTACTGGAGATCCAGATAATCATTTTTTAGCCATCACTGTTTTGTGCGCTTTGTCTAGAGACCCAAACATCATTCTTTCAGTAGATATTTCAACAGTTAACCCACAAGCTATTGTTCCGTCTCAGCAACAGGTGCTCTAATGGCAGAAACATTTTTCGAATTGCCGACCGATCCGGAAGAGTTTGGCGTAGTTTTAGAACCGGCCAACTTACGTAGGATCGATTTCAGCGCTCTTGAATTCCAAGAGATGCGTCGGGCTATGATTGAATATATTAAAACTTATTTTCCAGAGCAATTTAACGATTTCGTTGCTAGCAACGGTATTATTATGGTCATGGAATTGGTAAGTTATGTAGCCAGCATTTTGTCTCAACGTAGTGACATCCTGGTTGATGAAAGTTTTTTACCAACTGCTCAAACGGCAGACGCAGTAGATCAACATTTAGCATTAATTAACAACACTATCAAAAAGGCCACTCCGGCAGTTGTCGATATCGAAGTCAGCGTTGCTTCTGAAGTCGTTACTGCTGTGAACATTCCACCTGGCCTTCAATTTGTATTGACTGGGCCTGATGGTAATGGTCTTACTTATGAATTATACCGTGCACCTGGGGATTTTACTAGCCCAGTCACTATTTTTCCAGGGACACGTGGAGTTATCGGATTTGGCATAGAAGGCAAATTCATTGCTCCTTTCACCGTTGAATCGGCTGGTGGCCCTGGTCAAGAAATTGAAATTTTAGAATCTAATGTTTTAGATGAACCAATCATTGTATCGATCCAGACTGGTGGCATTGTTGAAGAATGGCGTCGGGTTGATACGTTAGAGAGGTCTGGCCCACAAGACAAAGTTTTCGAAGTTCAATTTAAAGAAGATCGCGTTATAATTAGATTCGGAAACGATAGAGCTGGTCGGTCGTTGCTAGCTGGACAAATTGCTACTGTACAATTTAGAGTTGGCGGAGGTTCGCGTGGTAGGATTAGTGCCAATACTATCAATGAAACTAGGCCAGTTAACCCTAACCCACCGGCCAGATTCTCTGTAGAGGTTTTGTTCAGAAATCCTAACCCTTCAAGTGGTGGGACTAACCGCGAAACGCTGGAAGCTGCTAAATTGAGAGCGCCAAAGGAGAGTGCGGCTTTGTCTTCTGCTACCAGTGGCGAAGATTATGCAGTGCAAGCCAAAGGGTTTGCCCATCCGATTTTCGGCAGCGTATTGAAGGCAGTAGCATCTGTTAAAACATCATTGAATGCTAATATCGTTTTCTTGCATATTCTTGCGGAAGGCCCAGGTGGAATTCCAGTATTGCCAAGTGTTGGTTTAAAAACTGGTCTTGAAACATCTATTTCTGACATTAATACGTTGACTAGTGAAGTCAGGGTTGTTGATGCTGCTATCAAACCTGTTGATTTAAGAGCCAATGTGGTGTTATATAGAAGCGCGGATCCAACTATTGCTAAAAATAAGGTTGATGCTGTTATTGCAAACTTCTTTGATATTGCGATGTTCGATTTAGGTCAGCCGCTTTATACTTCCCAATTAGAGCGTGCTTTGCAGGAAGTAGAAGGCGTTAAATTTATTCAGCTTCGTGAACCAACAGACGACATCATTCAATCTAAGGATGGCGCTGTTACGGCTCCGGATAGTCAGGTTGGATTCGATGAGTTAATCACTCTCGGAAATGTTAACGTCAAGTTCTATTTTGAAAAAGCGAACTTTAATTAATACCTAGTTCGACCGCCGCTTTAGCACGATATGCATCTAGCGTTGTATTTAACAGAGCTGCGTTGTCGTAAAAGTGCCCTTTTCTGAGAACATGCGGGCTCTCATTGTCCCCCATCGAGAAAACTACTGTGGCGATCTTAACTCTATCGTCATTAAGGAATTCTTCAATTTTGGATCTGACTTCTTCAAATTCGTCACTCGGACCTTCTTGTAATTCGTCAGTTGGTCGGTCTAACTCTTGCTCGCTCATTTTCGCCTCGTATGTAAGATCGTATGCTTGAAATGTGTGAAATCACCGATACTAAGGTATTTACTGTCTATTTAATGTTCCAGCAAGCCATGGGCAAAGCTGGAAGACGAATTAAATTCCCAAGATGTTCTGACAAGACGAAAACGTATCAATTCCGGTGGACCAAAAGCTTCACCCAGAAATGTTATAATGAGTTGGAGTTAAATGAATCCTTTATCAGAATCTTAGTATTCGACATTGTTGATTATGCTAAGCAGAGAAAATTGCTTAATAAAGGCACTCAACTGCTATGCATGAACAATATCGTAGATATCTGCTGCAAGAGCTTAGAAAATCTTGCAGCAGATGAGGCTTCTCTAATTGAAGAGTTGCGTTCCAGCCGCGAATTTTTGTATAGTCAGGTGGCTGACAAAAATATCCTTGTTCGTACTTTACTAGAACCCGTCAAATCAGGTGGCAGCACCAAGATTGTACATTGGTACAACCTGGGCCGTTTATCAGAAGTTTATCTTGCATTAAGTAAGATGTGTGTCAGAACGATGTCTAAGTTACCAGAAGATGAGAGATCTGAACTGCCATCCCGATTTGAAATGTTGCGAATTTGCACTCACACCGTTACTAAAGATCTATTACCACAGCTAAAATCTGTGATGGGTTCTGATCTTCGCATTCCACCTACGACTAAATAAAGACTTCGAGGAAATCTCTTCATGGGTAAACTATTGCCATCTAATCAACTTGACGCTATTAGCGAATATATTTTCATCACCAAATACTCACGATATGACCAGAAAAAGAAAAGACGAGAGACCTGGGACGAGGCCATTGACCGCGTCCGAGACATGCATCTTCAGAGATATGGAACTCGTGGCATTGACGAAGACATTCGTTGGGCGTTCGAGCAAGTAAGGGACAAAAAAGTCCTTCCTTCTATGAGGTCAATGCAATTTGGCGGAGAAGCCATCCTGCAGAATGACGCGCGCATGTATAACTGCGCGTATACTCACGCGGATCGTCCTCGATTTTTTAGCGAAGCGCTATGGATGTTGTTATCCGGGGTAGGTGTCGGATTTAGCGTACAAAAGCAGCATGTGGCAAAATTGCCAAAACTTATTAAACACAAAAGCCCAGATGAAAAAGAAGTGTTCACTTACACTGTTGGTGACACAATTGAAGGATGGGCTGATTCATTAGACGTTCTAATGTCGACTTATCTAGTTGGCACACCAAATTCGGGCCGCGAAGTATTCTTCGATTTTACAAAGATCCGCCGTAAGGGATCGTGGTTGAAAACCAGTGGAGGTCGCGCCCCTGGGGCTGCTCCTCTAAGAACAGCACTAAAACGAATCAAGCGTGCATTGCGTGAAGCTGTCGAAGCTGGACAATCCAAGCTTCGTCCAATTCAAGTTTACGACATTATTATGATGGCTGCTGATGCAGTGTTATCAGGCGGCATTCGTCGATCAGCTACAATTTCAATCTTCTCGCATGACGACGAAGAGATGATGGCTGCCAAGACATTCTCTGCTCAGAACGTAAAAGTTCTTTCTAATAAGCGTAAAGACGACACTTGGCTGGTTGATTATGGTGAGGGAGCTGTTGTTGCTTGGGATCTAAAGCGTACTGGTAGCAAGACAGAAGAACCCACCAAAGGTGATGATGTTTTCCTATATTGGAAAAACATCATGCCTTGGAGAGCGCGTAGCAATAACAGCGTTGCACTGCTACGCGACCAATGTTCTTTGCCACAATTCCAAGATATAATTTCTAATTCTCGCAAATATGGCGAACCCGGATTTGTCTTTTTAGACGATTTGAATTATGGTTATAATCCTTGTGTCGAAATTGGTTTAAATCCTGTCGACCCTCTTACTAATGAATCGGGTTGGCAGGTCTGCAATCTTACAGAGATAAATGGCGGAGCCATCTTTTCTAAGGAAGACTTCCGCAATGCAGTTAAAGCAGCTACCATTATTGGAACATTACAAGCGGGATTCAGTTATTTCCATTATCTTACCGACGTATCGCGTCGGATCATTCGTAGAGAGCGGTTGTTAGGCGTTTCTGTCACTGGGTGGATGGAAAACCCCGATCTATTATTAAACCAAGATACACAACGAGAGATGGCAGAGTACGCCGTTGAAGTAAATCGCCATTATGCTGAACAAATTGGCATTGAAGCTGCAGCCAGGGTCACTTGTACTAAGCCTGCGGGTAGTACATCGTTGATTTTTGGCACTAGTTCTGGCATTCACCCGCATCACGCTCGTCGTTATTTCCGACGAATGCAACAAAACGTTGTTCAGATGCCATTGCATTTTTTCAAATTACATAACCCGCAAGCGGTCGAAAAATCTGTGTGGGGAGTTGGTGATGAAGTCATCACTTTCTGTATTGAAGTTTCTGACCAGGCCATTATCAAAGACGATCTTAACGCTTTGGATCTTTTGAAAATTGTTAGAAAGACATATGAAAACTGGGTGGTTCCTGGTACTGCAGATCCAAATTCTAGCCCAGGATTAACACATAATGTTAGTAATACTGTTTCCGTGGCTGAACATGAATGGGATGATGTTGTAAAGTACATCTACGACAATAGACATATTTTCTCTGGCATTGCTTTGTTGCCAAAATCTGGCGATAAAATCTATGAACAGGCTCCTAACGAACAAATTGTTACAGACGAAGATATTAAAAAATGGAACAATTTAGTTAATAGCTTTCAAAAAATAGATTGGACAACATTCGAAGAAACCACCGATAACACATCTCTTAGAGAGACTGTTGCTTGCGCCGGGGGATCTTGCGAATTTTAGGAATTAAAATGTCTAAAAAAACTAAAGAACAATTAGAACAAGAAAACCAAGATCTACGCGACGAAGTAGAGTTTCTTAGGGAACTAGCTAAGAAACTCGCAGATCGTCCTGTTGCCGCCCCAGCCCCAATCCAACCTTTGCCGTATTATCCACCAATTAATCCGAACGGAATTTGGATTGGTCCGAATACCACACCTCCCAATGACATTCAAATCACTTGTTCTAATAATTTAGGCGAGTTAGTGATAGATGATAATAGCAATCAGATTCGGATTGGTTCTTATACCAGTGCTGGGCAATTACAATTATAGCGTAGTATTTTAAAGCTATGCAAGCTATCATCGCAGACAACAAGTGGGTTTATATCAATCAAGTAGTTGGTATTATTGAGCCAGCTATCATTGACCACTTTAGTGAACGTCATCCTAGAGCACAATTTATCGACATTTCGCAACAAAGGTGGGATGGTTGGTTCCGCAAATATGATGAGCGCAACAGCCGTTTAGCAAGGCCACTCCTACAAGAATTAAAAATTCTAGCTAAAAAGCACGGTTGGCCGCTTCAAATTGATGACCGTCGTGAGCCGAATACTATAGACCCACAATATAGCGATGATATGTTGCCTGGGATCACATTATATCCATACCAGATGGAAGCTTTGCATACTATGCATCCTGATAGGAACGAAGTCGGCATTATTTCTGTTCCAACTGGAGGTGGCAAAACCGAGCTAATGGCGGCGGTTACAAAGGCTTTTAATGTTTCTACTGTAATTTTCGCAGATCAACGGATCATTATTGAACAAATCAAGGAAAGACTAGAACTTCGCGACGTTGTAGACAGTGGTACCGGCAATGTTGGTCTTTTTTATGGAGGTGCTAGACCTAATGGACAAACTGTAGTCGTTGGGTCTATTCAATCGTTATCGTCTCCTCCTGCTTCTTTAAAACGCAAGAATTATCAGCAATGGAAGAAACGAAGGGATAATGCTAAAGTTTTCCAAGAAATTGTAAAACATTCAAAACTGCTTCTAGTAGACGAAGTTGATAAAGCGGCTGATAAAAGATTTCGTCAATTATATATGAAATATTTTACAGGTCGGTATAAGTACGGATTTAGTGGAACTCCATTCGACAAAGCAAAACCCGTAGAGGCTCTAATCTTGAAGGAGCATACAGGATCCATTATTTATGAAATTCCTAGGAAAGAAGTTGAAAAAGCTGGCGCTATCATTCCTGTCCACGGCACAATGGTTGCTATTGGAGAAAAAGGCGATAAACATGATAGAACTGCCTATGATATCGCCCAACGTGAGCTAGTAATTGAAAACGATGTTTATCACCAAAAAGTGAAAAGAATCGTAGATGCTTTCCCAGAAGATCGTACCATGATTTTAGTCGATACTCACAATGTTGTTGACCTTGGGAAAGCTCTAGAAGAGAAAATTCCAGATTCTGTCTTTATCTATGGCAAGACATCAAATAAGAAGAGACAAGTCGCATTAAAAGCGTTTACCGATAATGAGCTAAAATGTCTTATTGGTGGTAAGATTCTGAAACGTGGATTAGACATTAAAGGTGGAGTTCACAATCTGATCATCTGCGGTGGCGGTAAATTGTGGTCAGATTTCGACCAGAAGGTTGGCCGATCAGTTAGAAAGAATGATCGGGGTTTTGCGCGTCTGTTTTTCTTCTTACACTTAGATAATTATTATCTGTATAAGCATAGCAAAGAACAATTAAAAAGCATGCTTGATATGGGGTATAATGTTAAGGTTGTGGTTGCTGGCAAAACGATTGATGGCGCTGAATTCGTTAGGAGAAGATTTCGTCTGCCTAAATAAGACATAAATTCTGCAAATATAGAAAGTACATATATTGCGGAGGAAATTTATGGCAAAACGTGATCAGGATGAAGTAAGCGGTGGAGATCGATTTAAGCCTGCCAAGAAGGTAAAGTTCTTGGAGAGTGATCAAATCACTCTGTCTCACCCCAAAAGACCTCATAATCCAAACCTTCCTAAAAACTACTATTTTGATAATGGTTATGTAGAGTCACTGTTAACTGAATATGTTAAGAGTGGTTGTACGATTAAAGATCTCAGAGATGAGATCATGGCGAATGCATCTGAGCTGATTCGCCAGATCATTCGAACTCATAAACTACATACATTAACCAATGGTCGTGAAGGCACGGCTTTCGGTGATTTATACCAATTGGCCTGGTGCCAGATTGAAAGTAGTCTTTATAAGTTCGATTATAGCCCAGGACATACTAAAGTTTTCAATATGTGGTCTCAAGTAGCCAAAACAGTTATGCTTGCCCATATTAAAAAAGAATCTAGGGATAAACGAAACTATGGGGCTTATAAAGAACACTTAGATTCTAAAGGATCTAGGACTAATTTCAAATTCGACAGGTTTACTGAAGAAGCTGGCAAAGTGTGCCAATTTAATACTGTCCACATGGACATTTTAAATGCTCTTAAAGAGTTATATTATGAAGATGATAAACCACATGATGGGATGATTGATAAATTGGTCAAGAAGACTGGCCATTCACGAGCTAAAATCTCTGGGTTTATTCGGAACATTCGTCTTAGGAGTTTTGAATTTTCTGATGCTCCTGTTAATAAAGAAGAATTTCAGCCCGAAAATAAACATAGAGTAATGCGCTCGAATTACGATGGCGATGATGACTGATTTGCATATAGAAGACGAAGATTTTGAGAAGGAAATTACTTTCGATTCGGGGGAGTTCGCTATAGTTGATGCAGAACTCGTAAAAAGCCTGAAAGATAAGGTTCCTTTAGCGGATAAAGCGGTTTTCGTCCCTACTAAGCAATCTCGTGGCCAACCTATCACCTTTAAAGTTAGAGCTGAATATGACGATGCGAGATTAAAACATTTAGTCATTGAGCCGACGATGACCGACAACAGACAATCTGTTGAAGAAGCTGCCTTGCCAGGAATAAATCATGAGGGTGGTAGAGTAGAGAAAATCGTTAGCAAATTAAATCGTAAAGCTGCAGGTCCGGTGCCAAAAACTGGAGACCGAGCATTTCGCAATAAAGGTGATTCAGCTACTGGAAACCCCAAAGATAAATTGTCTAAAGGTGGATCTGTGGAGAAACGTGTTGGCAATAAAATGGCACTAGACGGCGGCAGGCGAAATAACTACGGCCAGCCTTTGGCTAAGAGTAAGCCAGAGAAACCAGAAAAAACAAAGATTGAAATTGAATGTTTTCAACTTCTAGATCATATTAAGAATAAAACACTTAATGAATCATTTGTTAGCGACATGGAGCACAAAGACGCTATTCGTACTACTCTATTAGAAATGAGAACTAGCGAAAAAGTTAAGGGCGAGGGATACGACTTGATTTTTGAGGCAGCCGAAATTCTAAATAAACACCACAGTTCTGATGCTCAGGCTAGGATCGACAGCGTGTTAAGGCTGATAAATGGATAAAGATAAAGCATCGAATAACCCAGATGAATTAAAGGCGTTGTTAGAAGAATTGTCTGAGACTGAGCCTCTATCCAAAAAGGGTAGCAAAAGTGGCGGCGGGAAAAAGAAGGAAGTCATCGAAGTTCCTCCCACTCCTCGTCGACCTAAACCAGCCCCAATGCTGTCTATGCTGCTGGAAGAAGAAAAAGCAGACGTCTCTATAGTAAAGGCCGAGCCAGAAAATTTACCAGAAATTTTCAATAAACAATTCACCCAAATCTTTAAGCAATACAACCATATTTTCAACGACATTATTGAAAATTATCAACACGACCGTGTGCAAGCCCAAGAAGTAATTGACGCTTTTATGGGTGTCATTATGAATGGCGGAAAAGTTCCTAGGATTTATCTTGAGAAAGTTGCTGATGCGGTACGTGTAAAAAACGAAATTGCTCAAACTGCTATTAAAGCATTAGAGTCTATTCCGAAATTGATGTCTGCCAGTAAGGGCAATGAGGTCTTTAATCAAGTCAACATGAGTTTCGATGCTAGTCAATTAGCCGAGCTGTTGAAGACCGAGCAATACGACGACGAAACAGAGAAGTAATTTTCCTAATTTATAAGTAAATATAAATTAGGATCATTATGCCGATAGACCCAGTAATTGCTCAGATTATCAAACGGTGCCAAAAGAGCCCGTCATTTTTTATTGATAATTTCTGCAAAGTAAAGCATCCTAAGCTGGGAATCCTTCCTTTTAAACTATTCTCGTATCAGAAAAAATGTCTCCGACATTTCATGAATAAGCGTTTTAACGTGTTCAAGAAATGTCGGCAGTGTGGCATTTCAACTCTAACAGGTTCGTTTGCATTGTGGTACGCAATGTTTTATAACGATAAGACTGTTCTAATTGTTTCAAAACGAGATGATGACGCTAAAGAATACTTAGCTCGTAACGTCAAATTCGCCTACAATAATCTTCCGTCATGGATGAAAGAGTTGTGGAAGCCGGATACGATGAACGAGCACACACTTAGCTTCACCAACGGATCAAGTATTAAGAGTCTAACCTCTAGTCCCGACACTCTACGATCGAACGCTTCATCATTGAATATTATTGATGAAGCCGCATTCATTGATCGCATGGAGGATATGTGGGCTGGTGGTTGGTCAACACTACAACACGGTGGATCAGTAATCATTGTTTCAACCCCTAAAGGTGTTGGAAACTGGTACTGGAAAACTTGGGCCGGGGCTGTTGATAAGGCCAATGACTTCAATCCTATCATCATTAATTGGTGGGATATGGACTGGAAACTTGAGTTCGAGGATGAACTCAACGGACTGAAGACTATCATTGCTCCGACCAGAGAATTAAAAGAACTTATCGATCCTCGTGAGGTCGAGAAATATGGCCCTGGTCCTACTGGTAAGACTTTTTGGAGTCCGTGGTTAGAGGGTGAGTATCGTAACCTCGCCACCAAAGGCGATGATAGTAAATTCCGTCAAGAAGTTTTAGCCGAATTTATCGGATCTGGTGATACTGTACTGAGCAGGAAAGCTTTAGCCCAAATCAATTTGGTAACTAGCGATGAATACACCACAATCGGCATGGTGGATTATTCCAACCCTGCCTTAGATGAGCACCTCACATTAGATTTCCAAGATTTGCTATGGGTATGGGAAAAGCCATATACTAAGGAGGATGCCGAAGCTGCCATCTCTGCAGCTAAGAAGAAGGGCATTGACCCGCGTTCTCTTCCAACAGAAATTTCAAAGCCACATACTTATGTCGTAGGGGCTGACACCTCGACTGGTGAAGCCAGTGACTTTTGTGGACTGCAAGTAATCGATGCCACTACTCAACGTCAAGTAGCAGAACTGAAGATTAAAGTGCTGCCAAAGATGTTTGCTAGGATGACTGACTATATTGGTCGGATGTACAATAATGCCCATGTTGTTTGCGAGCGCACCGGCATTGGCCAATCAGTTACTCAAGAGCTAGATAAAGATTTGATGTATCCGAACCTTTATCGCCATAGTAAGACTACTGCTACATTGAAGGTAAAATATAACCAAATCGGCTATCCGACTTCTGCTTCTACCAAGCCAGTATTGATTAAACATCTTATTGATAATGTTGGCGACGAAGATGGTTACATATTGCGTTCTACGAGACTTTATCATGAATGTTGCATTTACATCCATCTTGGTAATGGGCGATATGGCAACGAACCTGGTACTGGAAACACCGATGACTTGGTCATGGCCCTTACATTAACTTTAGTAGGTATTAACAGCGCCTTAATGAGGGATAATATCGGCCTTATGCCGTTAAATAACATTAGTTCCGGAGCAGACTCAAATGCTCCGGTCATAGCTGGAAAAGGTTCTTCTAAGTTCGACAAGCTCAAAGGCAAGGGCTTGATGGCTCCCATGGGTAGCTCTTCTGAAATGTATAGTGGTAAAGTTAACCAAGCCGAAGAGTTGGCTAGATTTACTATGCAGGTCGGACAGGGTATTACTATTGATAAAAATAGTAAACGTCCAATTTTGGGGCCTGGAGTAACTAAAAAGAAGCACATCCTGAAATACTTTAGGGGTTAATAATGAGCTGGCAATTATTCGATAGACTAGCGGCGTTCTTTAAGCAGAGTAATCTGTATAGGAACGATAGTCTATTCATTGACCAATCGAACCTTGATAGAATTACTTCAGGCGGTAGGTTTTTAAATTTCGCTCAACAAAATGTTCTTCTTGAGCAGACCAATCTACAAATCAACAGATTGGAGCGATATAAAGACTTCGACCAGATGGGTGAAATTGGCGAAATCCAGATGGCTTTGGATCTATACGCCTCAGAATGTAGCTTATTAGATCCTGAATTAAAACACGCTATTACCATTAAGGCTAAGAGCAAGAGAGTTAAGGAAGAATTAGAGCGTCTATTCTACGAGACATTGTTGATTGACAATCGTCTACGCCCATTAATCCGATATCTCATTAAATATGGTGATTTCCCAGCCGAAATCGTACCATCTAAAAATCGTAACGGAATTATCAACTTCAAGCACATGAATGTTTATAATTTTACTAGGATTGAAACAAAATATGGCGACTTGGTTGGATTCTTCTTCCAAGACCAACTAACTTCTGAACCAGTTTTCTTACATCCATGGCAAGTAATGCACCTCCGTCTTACTTCTTATGAAAATGTGTATCACCCTTATGGCCGATCTCTATTAGACGGTGCGAGAAAACACTTTAAGCAGCTCCGATTGATGGAAGACGCTGCACTGATCTATCGTATCACTCGTGCACCAGAGAAGCGTGTTTTCACCATCCCAGTTGGCAACATTCCAACTACTGAAGTTGAAGCATATATCGAAAATATCGCTCGTCAATTTAAGAAAAAACAATTTTTCGATCCCTCTTCTGGCGATGTTAATGAGCGTTGGCACCCGTTGATTCAAGAAGATGATTTCTGGTTGCCGCAACGTCAAGACGGTACTGGTCCGACTATTACTACGTTGCCTGGCGCTGAGAATTTAGATGATATCAAGGATATCGAATATTTTAAGAAAAAGATGATTGCCGCTCTTAAGATCCCATTTGAGTGGGTTGGTCTTGGAGAGGGTAGCACATCAAGTGAGCGCCCATTATCTGCTATTGATCCGGTTTTCGCCAAAGAAGTACAATGGATCCAACGTGAGGTTGCTATTGGCCTTAAGAAAATTGCTATTGTACACCTTGCGTTAGCCGGATTCCAAGAATCTGATATGCGTGATTTCGACATTCACATGGCTAGTTCATCAGCCATTGATGAGTTATATCGTATTGAGACATGGCAGTCACGCGCTAATGTTATCGAATCTCTCCGTGCAACTGAATACTTCCCTAAGAAATGGATTCTACGTCGATTTACTGATATGACAGACGATGAAATTGAAGAGATGGACGAGGAGATGGAAAAAACTCAACAGGCTATGCCTGGTATGGAAGATCCGATGGGGGGTGGCGGAATGGGCGGAGGAATGCCACCTCCGATGGGCGGCGAGGAAGAAGCTCTTCCACCAGGCGAGCCGGTGCCGTTGGATCTTGGCGGTCCTCCTATGGGTGGAATGCCTGGCGAGATGCCTGGTGGCATGCCAGAGGATTATAATTCTGGTTTAGAAAAACAAGTCTTATTAGAATACGCCAGATATGAGCAAGAGGCTAAGGTGCCTAAAGTAATACGTGAAGAGAAGCCGCATCGTAGCCGTGGACTATATGATAATTTCAATTCTTCTAATATACATGAGTATGTCAGCGGGTACAATAGTTTATTAAACAACTGTGAACTTGATGGGCTTGGCAATACTGGCGGAGATGATGATTCAGACGTATTGGTCGAATCAATCATTGAAGAGGACGAGCGCGTCCAAGCCAAAGCTAGAGCGCGGATTCTACTTACCGAAAATATGGAAATGGACACCAACGACTCAGATGAAGAAGTTACGATCGACGATCTTCCGTCGAGGATGGCTGCGGGTTGGGTCTAGTCAATTCAAATGTAACGTGGGCGAAATCCTATAAATTCGCTTTCACACTCTACGACAAAAATAAAGTTAATGAGGGATAATTTCAAATGAGCGATGCTTCTAACTTAAATCCGATTTCAATGGATGCTCGCAAATTCGTTCGTTATATCAACAACGGAGCAGCAGCTAAAATTAAGTTTTTTGAGGAGGCGGTTTCCAGACTTGGGAAAACTGCTAACAAGCAATTAAGGCTAACAGCTCTTGATGCTAATTCCTTGATGTACGAGGATACCGAAAAGAACCGTTTCTATCTTGCCGACATCAAAAAAGCTTCACATGGACGAGTTCAATTAGAAAACATTCGTCCAGTTAACGTAATTGAAGAAGATAAAGCTTCTCAATACAAGAAAAATGTTCGTGATCTTGTTGATAGCGTATGCGAAAGTAAGCTTACCGCCGCAGACAAAATCTTCAATAAGATTGAATCACAACGATTCCGCGCTAAAGTAGTCCCAACTAATGGTTGGATGACTCTCCGCGATGGAAAAGCACGACACATTTCTGTCTCATCTCGCATTGTTCAAGAAGATCACCAAGCCAACATCATCCGGTTGTTTTCAGAAGCAGTTCGTGATAACGTTGAAATGGACAAAGGTCGTATCATTCGTGGAACTTTGTCAGATAGTCAGCAAAAATTCATCATCCCGATCAATGAATACACCCGACGTCGCTTAATTGCGCATAAAATGCGTGACGCTGCCGAAAACGCTTATAAAAGCCAGAATTTCCAGGATCTAGTCCTTGAATGCGCAGCTCTTGTTTGCGAAGGTAAAGTTGGCGATGCTTGCCGAATCTCAGCTAAATTCCTTAAAGAAGCACAAGAGTTTAGCCTGCTAACAAACAAACAACTACGTAAACTAGTTGAAAACACTCTAGCTACCAGAGCCCAATTCAATAGTGAATTGGCCAAAGATGTTTCCACTCTATTTTATAAGACCAATCTTAAAGTCAATCGCGGCTCGATCGTCGAAGCGTGGACTAAGATGGCTCAAAAAGCTGAGCACGCTGGTCTTCTTACAAATACAACTGTCCTAGCCGAGTCAGATACCTTCAATAAAGATTATGACCGATTCCTTGGTCTAGTCTTCAACGAAGAAATGGATATCCAAACAGCTCGTGCCAAGGCATACCGAACTACATTGCGAGTTATCGCTTCTATCCTACCTGATCTTGAAGATGAGGATGGTGAAGAAGTTTCTGCTTCCCTAGATGAGCTTAACGAATTGGTTGAGCGTCTAAGCGGAGTTGATGTTGATACTGACGCAGTTCTCCAAGCTGAGGAACTCTTAGCTGGCATCAGCGACTCATTAGTCGATAGTATCCAGGATCTTGAAGGATTCGATGCTATGCCAGGTGAAGAAGAGCCAGATGGCGAAGAAGGCGACGGTGACCTAGTTCCCCTCCCTGAAGTCGGTGGCGACGAGGGTGAAGAAGAGGAAGAAGGTCTTCCATCTGATGAAGAAGGTCCTCCTGCTGGACCTCCAGAAGAAGAGGAAGCTCCAGGCGCTGTACCCCCACAATTTGAAGGCAAGCTTACCGCAGTCGAAAAGATGAATGCTACTCAACTTAACGAGGAGCTTAAGTCTTGGCAGGTAAATGGCGACACCTATCTCGCAGAAGATGGCTTTAACAAATGCTATGACGACATGGAACGCTATGTCAAGCGTTGCATCGCAATTGGCCCACGTGCTAGCGCCCTACGAGAAAATTTCGAAGAAATGCGTTCACGCATGGTTCGTACAGGCGACCAGGTCCTAGCTGATCTTGATCCTGATAACGATCCATACTTGGAAAGCGTCATGGCAGCACTTAACGGTAAGCCATTGGCCGCGAAGAAACAACCAAAAGAACTTTCGCTTGAAGACAGAATTGACCAGACATATCGTGGTCTAGTTTCTGAGGGTGAACAGCCATGGGAAGCATCTGGCGGATTGTCAGATTCTAGCGGTCTCCGAATGGATGACCTACGTGGCGAGGGCGGCGTTGCCGACAAATCAGCTAAGACATCCGACGGACGTAGTGCCGGTGGTGAAGCAGCCGGACAGCACGCACCTCAACGAGGCGGCGGTGTTGTTAAGAAGGGAACCAAACCTTCTGACGGACGTTCAGGTGAAGGATCAAACAGCGGTTCCGCTGGTGGTTCGACCCGCATGGACGATAGACAAGGCGGCGGTGGAGTCCAAAAGCAAGGCGTCAGTACTACTGATGGCCGCAAGGGAACTTCTAAATCAGCTCAGGCTTCAGAAAGCACAATCCCAGTCTCAGGTGGTGATCCAGCTCTAGCAAAGGGCGGCTTCAGTTCAGTCGGACTAAGCATGGGATCAGACCATCAAGGTAAAGGTAAAGGCAGTGTTCAGCCTAAGTCATTGACTCAAGGCGATGGGGCATCTGGCCAAGGCGCTAATGGTGCTAAGAGTTACGAAGCACAGGGCGGCCCAACAGCAGTCGGACTCGATATGAGTGACGACCAGGGCGGCGAAGGCGTAGAGAGCGATAGTACAGGCACTGATTCTCTTAAAGGCCAGGGTAAAGTAAAGTCTGATGGTGGTCTAAAGGCTGCATCCAAGGGCGGAGATATGAGTGATCTCCAAGGCTCTGATGGAGTTGCCGAATCATTCGACTTCTTAACCCCACAACGTATCGCGGAGATGATTTCAGAAATGGAAGGTCTCGAATGTGGTTGTCCTAAGGCAGGCGCATGCGGCGCAGATTCAGATTGCCAATGCAGCCAAAAATGCCAATGCAAATCCAAGCCAGTAAGTGAAGAAGCTAAGAAAGGAACTTGCAGCAGTTGCAAGAAACCTAACTTCATTTGTAATGGCAAATGTGATGGCGGCGACAGCGATGACGGCGATGACGGCGATGATGACAAGCCTAAGGACGATGACGACGGCGATAAGCCCAAGGACGACGGCGACGGTGGAAACCCATTCGAAGCTCAGTACAAGGGACCAAGTCGCAAGTACCACAAGCCTGGCTATGAAAAATCACAATTGAGTGCCGAAGGCACCAAAAAAGGCGACGCTCTAGCAGAAGAGAAAGTAGCAGCATTTGTCGGTTCTCCCGATAGTGTAGCAGCCGCAGTTGATCGCATCTTACAAGACGATTTAGGTCTTGGCGACGATGAACTTGGCGACGATCTTGGGCTGGGCGACGACGAATTAGGTGGTGATCTTGGTGGCGATGGTGGCTTAGGAGATGAAGGCCCAGCAGGCCCTCCAGCCGATGACAGTCCACTCCCACCTCCTCCAGGACTTGATGACGAATCAGACGATGACCTTGATGGTGCGTTAGATGATGCGTTAAGTTCAGATGACGAAGAGTCTGATGAAGGCTTAGCAGAGGGCGCTGATGAAGTCGGAGAGCCAACAGAAGATGAGTAATCTAATTAATAGATCTTCAATTGCTATGACCGGTAATATCGGTACGCGATCTATGTTGTGTGATACTTTTCCTTTAAAGATCATGCGTTCAGATCGTGTTATGGTAGAAAGCGCTGGTGGTGAGAAAGTTCCTGTTCTTCGGATCGGTGGACAATTCCAACGCGCTAATCGTCCTAACGCTAATGGTCGGATTTATCCGCTCAATGTTTTGCGCAATGCTGTTGAGAATCTTCAAGAAGACATTAAAGAACGCCGGGTTTTAGGTGAATTCGATCACCCGCCCGATGCTAAGATTCACTTGGATCGTGTATCCCATCTTATTACTAAGTTGTGGATGGAAGGCGATGTCGTCTTCGGTGAATGTGAAGTTCTAGAAAAAACACAATTCGGTCAACAATTGCATGCATTACTCGAAAGCGGTGTCAACATTGGCATTTCTTCCCGTGGTGTTGGCGACATGGAAACAACTATCTATGAAGGTGAAGAATATTATCAGGTAATGCCTGGTTACGGTTTTGTCACTTTTGATATGGTTGCTGAGCCTAGCGTACATGGTTCGTTTATGTCGGTCGTTGAAAACCGAAATCGTTTACAGGAAAAACGCATTATTAGTGCGAAAGCTGTTAACGAAGGCCAAGTTGTAAATGAAATTCGTGGTTTTTTTGATAAACTTCGAACCGGGAAAAATTTTTAAACAAATATAGAGATGTGTGGAGCATAATCTACAATGGATAAACTTAAGAACTACTTAAAAGAATTAGGCGGAAGTGACGAACTCATTTCTGCGATTAGTGAGGAACTTAACCGTTTCGGCACTGATCTTAAGTCCCAATATGAGCGGGATTTTGAGAACAAGTTATCAAAGGTTAAAACAGTCTGCAAAGAAGCAGTCCAAAAGGAAAAAGCTGTTTTAGCACGGAAGGTTTCAGTTTTTCTTGAATCCAAATTGGAAGTTATCGAACGAGCAGCTGAAAAGCAGCGTCTACAAGAAGAAACCGAAGCTACCGCAAAACTCAAGGGCCTACGGGCATTACTTGAGGGAGTCCAATTGGACGCAGGTGGCAACAGTCGGGAACTTCAGACAGCGAAAAAGCAGATCGGGAGACTAACTAAAGCTTTCAAATCTCTCCAAGAGGAGAGAGACATGGCAGTTCGCAAAGCCAATTCGGCTAACGATGTTGCCCTAAAAGTTCTTCAGAAGAACAGATTACTTGAAGGTAAGGCAAAAGCCGCAAACCTCCTATCCGAAGGGAAAGGAAAAGGCAAAGCCAAACCACAAGGTTCTAAGAGGAATAAGGGTAAACCATTAAATGAGGAGCGTAAACCTCAGAAGCGTCGTTTAGCAGAAAACCGTCAGCGACCAGCCAAGAGCAAGACGACAAGGCAATCGCCAGCATCGTCTGAAGTTAGATCTGCAAATAAAGGTGATTCGCAAATCGCGAACATCGCCGCGTCAATGGACGACTAGGAGTATAAGTCATGACACAAACAATTACCGAAGAATTTAGATCACAGAAGCTTGCTCGCGAGAGTAAGAAAAACATGCTTGTTAAGAAATGGGCTCCCGTACTACGTAAATGTAAGGAAGTTCACCCAGGCAAGTATGGTCTGATGAGTAACATCCTTGAGAACCAGTATAACTGCTGGGATCCCAAAAATCGTAGTCTTCTTTTGGAAGACGCAACCACAACTGGTGACATCGCTGATTTCACTCGTTTCGCACTACCTCTTATTCGTAAGTCGTATCCGAAGCTAATTGCTGATAACCTTGTTGGTGTTCAGCCAATGAGTCAGCCTGCCAGCTTGATTTTCTACATCCGATACCGTTACGCTCTTTCTAAGGGCCAAACTGTCGCGGGTACACAGATCATGCGTCAGAACACCAGTCAACAGTTCGCACGTCAGAACGGTTGGGCGCTAGACCCGTACTACACCTCACAAGAAGTTAAGGGCGAGCCTCTCCAGGTAGCCGGTGACCTCATGTCAGTCAGTGGCACACTAGCACACCGTCCAGTTCTCGCTGGTACTGTTGTTGTTAACGTCTTCCGTGAAGATGTTGATAGTTGTGAAGATCCTACCCCAATCCTACAGGTTGGTTTCGACAGCAATGGCGATCCTGACTTGATCCTCGTCGGTGACTGCACCGGTTGTGTCGTAAATGAGACTACCGCTACTGCTACCGGTTTCGATCACGCCTCTGGTACTGTTTCAGTTGCTCTAAGCGCTGGCGCACTTCCTGCTGGTGCCGTAGCTAGGGTCGACTACGAGTATGACCTCGAAAACAACCCGTTCCAGCCTGAGGTAACCCTCAGCATTGATAGTGACTCTGTTGCCGCTATCACTCGTAAGCTCAAGACCTCTTGGTCACTTGAAGCTGCTCAAGACCTTAAGTCTGTCCACAATATCGATGCAGAGTCTACTCTCACCGACCTAATGGCTGACGAAATGGTTGCGGAAATCGATCGAGAGATCATCAACGACCTCATCATCGCAGCCGCAGTTCGCGCTACTCACAACTTCGCCACTGGCGCAGGTGCTAGCGTTAACTTCACTGATCGTAACATCGCGTTGCTCTACAAGACTCTTGAAGTTGCAAACGTCATCCACCGCTTGACCCTCCGTGGTCCTGCAAACTGGATGGTTACCAGTGCTGATATTGCGTCCAAGTTTGAGCAGTTGAACGACTTCCGTGGTTCAGATGCTCTAGCCCAAGACGGTATCGACGTCGGTATCACTACCGCTGGTACAGTCCAAGGCAAGCTTAAGTTGTACAAGGATCCGCTGTTCCCGAACTGCAAGATCCTCATGGGCTTCAAGGGTAGCTCTGTCCTAGACAGTGGTTACTTCTACGCTCCGTACATTCCACTTCTCAGCACCCCAACCGTGCTAGATCCGAACAGCTTCACCCCGAACAAGGGCATCATGACTCGTTATGGTAAGAAGCTCATCGAAGACGGTGGTCTTTACTACGGTGTTGTTACCGTCAGCAACCTCTAA